GCGTGGCGTACTTGCGTACCAAAGTGTCCGCCATTGGGTGGTATGTATCGGCGGTGATCCCTGTAGCCGACGGGGCGTATGGTCGCACACGGAGCGTGGTGATAATTGGTGAAAATCCTAACACTACGCGCTTGGAAGCGATTGACGCACGTTCGTTCGCCGAATTTAAGAACGACCACGCAGCGCTGATTGAAACTTTACAGCGGAGCGTTGACCAGTCGGACTACGTGATTGGCGCCATCCGTTCGCTGGGCTTCGACGTGCGTGAAGACACCGTGGTGGAGAAAATGAGTGGAGCGGAAATAGCCGCTGTAACGTCTTATCCTGATACAGGCGTTGTTCCAGCCTTCGCTAATACGTCAGCCGCGGTGTGCATTTCGCTGCACGCAGAAGACCGTAACGTTCGATTTGTGGCCGTTGCCGGTGCAGGGTGGTACAAGGTGATGTTCGCTAACCGATAATCAAAATTCAAGACCAAAATGGAGGATAAATTTACCCTATTCGCTGCGTTAGCGTGTGCTGTCGCTATACTGGTGGTGATGTGGTGGGAACACCGCCCGTCGTTCTTCTGGTGGCGCTATCTGTTCGGGTTGGAAAAGAACAGCCCCGACACGATGGAGTGGAACGAAGTAGTACACCACGTCGCCAACCGCGCACGAAAGGTTCGTTCAAAAGGCCGCGTTGCGCTATCCAACGGAGTGTACGCTGAGTACGACTACGAAGAATGGCCTGGCGGTAACGCGAAGAAGTTTCTGACGCTTCATCTTAAACGCCAAAATATGGAGCAGTTCCCCATCGCGGTACACATCGACGTACTCACGGGCGACGCTGACGTTACAGGCGTTGACGCGTCGGGTGATTCGTACCAGTGGATGATGGAGCAAATTGGCGCTGAAACGTGCTACGAAATCGCCAAACGTGCTTACATTTGCGAACAGAAGGGTCATCGCGGTGATACCGAACGTGTCAAGGTAGAACAAGAGTACATTTCGTGGATCGCCCGTAAGTTCATCTAACAACGTTATACTACGTGACGCCGCGAGGCGGTAACAACACTTCTTTTTTCTGTGCCCCAGCCTGACACCACCCCCGTCGGCTGGGGTCTTTGTTGGCGGTTTACGAAAAAAAGTTCTCTTTTCTTGGAAGATTTTTCGTAATTCTCTTTGAACTCTTGGAGATTTACACTACCTTCGCTCTTGGAAAATGAAACTAAAACACTTGAACTATGAAACGTTTTAATCTTATCTCCGCTCTTGAAGTTACGGCTCGTGTATTGATGGTCGTTGGATTGATGGCCGGAACGCTGGCTGTTGTTGGATTGATGGTTTCGATGTTCTAAAAAAACTTGACGAAATGGATAAGAATCGTAAACAGCTGGAAGAACGCGCCGCGTGGGCGCTGGTTATAATCGTCGTCGTAATAGCGTTCGTTGGCGTGAACTTGGTATGGTACGGTGACGGGCTGATGAAACTCCTTGGAGTTTGCGTTGGTGGGTATGGCTTGTATGTGATGGGTCGTATAATAGAACGCTTAAATCGGTAGCCCTATGACACGTGAAATGATTATCGCTGCGGCCTACGCTGCTGGTTGGGAGGCTGAAACACCCAGTGTTGAAGGCGCTGAAGCCTATTTAGACGCCGTTGTAAGATTGTAAAAACTAAATCGTATATTCGTTATGAAATCCAAAACCCTCAAACAGTTTCTCGCCGAACGACGCAAAAGCGAAGTGCAAACAGCCGACGCCGTGATGAAAGCGGTGGACACGCTGGCACACGTGAACGACGGTGCGTATTTCGGTTCTGCCGTCATTATCAACATCACTGACCTCGAAGGTAAGGTGTTGACCGATGCCGCTATCAACGGTGAAATGCTCGACGCACTCCGGCCTCATCTCGTTGAAGTGTATCGCCAGACGCTGATGGCTAAAGAGGTCCACGTTGCGTACAACCTTCGTAAAATACAAAACACTATCAACACCTACGACCCTGAACGTCCTAAACAACCCCAGAAATGAATCCCCTGTACCGTATCGGCACCCGCGTAAAGGTTAAGACGTGGCCCGAAATAGCTGAATACGTCGGCGTGGAATACGACGAACGGACGTTCTTGGAGTTTGAAGGCGTGGTGTACGATGACACCACCGACGACCCTATTGGGCTGTTGGGTGAAATGTATGAAGACGCTGGTAAAGGCGAAGACGTGTGTCTGATCGTTGGCGGTGAAACTGAAGCCACCTTCCCGACCTACGAATTGCGTAACCTGCGTACCGGGCGGGTGATTGAAGGTGAAGCGGGTGTGCCGTACCAGTTCCGCGATTGGATGTTGAAACTCACGCGGTGATGACCAAGGACCAAATTATAAAGCAAATCGAAGAGGTACGCCGTCGTCGCCAAAAGGCCGAACGCCAGCTGCTCTTAAACGGACGCGGCCACCCCGTTTACAACGAAGCCGAGGTAGAACTCACACTCGAAGAGTACCAACACGAAGGTTCTTCAACGCGCTCTGAAGAACGGCTGATGGAAATGTTGGATGAAGAGCGTCGCCGTTATACTCACACTATCACCTTTTTCTGATATGAGACGTCCCGGATCTGTTCCCGTACTTTACGAAGGCGGCCCCGCCTTACAAGAACTCATCGACACCTACGCAACGATGGATATTAAAGCGTTCTGCGCCAAATGGGGTTTATCGATCGCTACGGTCCGCAGTACAGCATCACGAAGGGGTTTACGCCGAGAGAGGGTGAAAGTCCCTAAAATCGGCACCGCCAACATCGTGAAGCCCGCCTCACGCCGTGGTCGTAAACCTAAAGCGCTCGTAACGCCTCCACCGCCACCTGTGCCTGCGTACGAACCGCCAGCCGATATGATACCCCCCAACGTTCTTAAGCACACACGGGGATATCGTAAGCGCTCGTGGAAAGACCCCGTGAGTCGCCGCGAACTGAATACGATGCCGGTGCCGTACCCCTTCAGCGAAATAGTCGACGCACCCTACAACCGCGGATTAGACGAAACGCCAGAAGAGACAGGGCGTGTTGTTAAACGAACCAAGAACCGTTGACGCTTATGAACCTGCGAGGACCTATATGTCGTTTGATCGTTGATGAATTGCCTGTTGACGCCTATGGAATGAAGGTGTTGGCGGCGGCGCGTGAACTGTGGAAGGCACAAGGCAAGGTGTGTATCACTACGGGCCGCGCGTTGGGGCGTGAGTTCCCGGTGGTACAGATTATCGGTGGCGAACCGATGAACTACCCACAGCGCGTTATCGAAGTCGTAGAGCAAGTCCGTGCGTCAAACCCCACCGTGCGCGTCAAGCTATTCACCGGGTTCCCTGACGTTGAGGGGTTGTTGAAAGTAGCGCCGCTGGTGGATGCTATCGCCGTGACGCTGGCCAGCACCGACGACGAACACCACTTTCGTGCTGCGCGGTTGGGGTTTCGCGACTTTGGCCGTACACGAATGGAGGTGCGCTACAATTCCGCCACCGGAGAAGACCCTACGGGGCGTGTATTTACCCAGTATTGGCGGTTGGTGGATATGGCTAAAGAGGGCGACTACCTGCTTGAGTCTAAAGTGTGGGTGATGAAATACGCCAACGGAACGTTATTTGACTAAAATCGTGAAATATGACTGAAGAACGAAATTATGACGACCCGCGCCTGAATGACGAAATGCGTCGCTGGGGGTGCTATACCGTCAAGACCGCCAACGACACCACGCAGATAATACTCACGCCAGAATTCTTGGCCAACACGTCAGGGTACGCCATCACGATGGATATGGGGTTTGGGAAAGAGCGTGTGAGGGCGTGGAAGCGGAACGCCAACGGAGCACTGGAGTGTAGCGAATATCCTGACCGCTTGTATTTGGATGAAACGGCTGGCGAAGGTAAGTACACTGCGCGTATCACGTTGACGTGTGAGTGTGGTGAAGAAATCACGTTGACGCACTCCCAGGCGAGAATCTTTATGCGCGGCGCGTACGAGCACCGCTACCTCCCTCGCGTGCTGTTGCGGTGTCGGCGGTGTAACAAAATGCTTTTCAAGCCGTGAAACGAGTGTTGACGACGAGTTCGCCAAGGTCGTAGAAGCAATTAAACAATTTAACGATAAGAAATAACATGAAAACGTACACCATCAACCAATTCCGTACCAAAGAAGCCGTCATGGACGCCATTATCGACGTTTTTAAGCGGCGCGAAGACTGGACCGAAGCCGAAGCGCGGCGCACCGGCATCAACCCCGACCCTACGTTCAAAGCCCAAAAGGCGTACGACTTGGCCTTCCAGTCGCTGGGCGGCAATTCGTTATGGCCCGGCCTTTACAAGCAGTCGAAACGCGAAATGGTCGAGTACTTGAATAATACAGAGTCGCTGTTCTTGGCCGCGCGGCGGAATTGGCTCCAGTTCTACATCCAAAGCCAGTATAAGTCCACCCCTGAAGCCAAGGCCGAAAGCGACGCTATTATCAAAAATATAGCCTACCTCAACGCCAAGGAAGACGCCGCTCGTGAAGCGTTCTCTAAAGCGTTGGCTGAGTTCGTTGAAGAAAACCGCAACTGCCCTGATTGGCGCGTTTCACGCTTTTCGCCTGAGTCGGTAACGTTTGGGCTGTTGGACGGTTCCAACCGTATCGACGAGAAATCCACGTTGACGTTCTATCTCGACGGCGATGACGAAGACACCACGCTGGTGACGTCGGTAGAGAACTGTGGTCGCTTTTCGTGCGACGACGTGAACGCGCAGTTCGTCCGTTACGCGTGGATGGGCCTCCTGCTGTTGGACGACCGCCTCAAATCGCTTAAAGAGGCTATGGTAGTACACCGGGCCGCCGTCCGTGAGATCGCGACTGCCAAGGCCACCGCCAACGTTAGACTGAATAACATCGGTCTTGAGGGCTTTGATGCTAAATTCGAAGAGTACGAACTCCAAAACTGGTAAGCCATGAAAGCAGAAACTATCGTCAACCTATATATCATCAACGCTATCGAAAAAAGCGATTTGTGTGATATGTGTGATAAAGAACGTCGCCTCGTTGAAGAACGGCGGTTGATGGCCGTGCGCGGGATGTTGAACGCAAAGTTCGCCCACGTAACCTCCCGCGGCCAGTGGCGTGACGCTATCGCCGTCCTCAACGTCACCGCCCGTGAAGCCGCTGAAATATGGTACAGCGTGACCACTACGTTTGGTGACTTCAACCCCGACCGCGTGATGTTCGAGAAAATCGAAATAGAAGTCTAATCCCTCAATACAACACATTATGGCACCTAATCGAGTAACCCGCGCCACGGCCATGGCTACGGCCCGTGACTACGCAAAGAACCATTCTAAGGAGGCTGTCCGTGTACAGGTAGCCCTGTATCGCAACCAGGTCAAATCACTCAACCGCGCTAAGGCCAACGCCAGTGAAGAAGAAGTTCGTCGGTTGTGTGAACGTATAGCCGACACCCGTGAACTGCTACGGGCATTCGAAAGGGAGGCCCAGTAACCGAATTTCCGTAAACCATTCAAATCATAGTACAACAAAATGGAAACAAACGTAATTACCACCGTGTTCAACGCCCAGGAGGCGTTACCTATCAACGACGAAGCGCGTATCACCAAGGCCCAGATCCTGTTCCTGTACGCTGCGGCCAATGCCGCCGCTGACCGCCCGAGTATCATCTGCGTGGACGAGGGTCCACTGCCTTTCACTGACGTGGCTGAAGCGGCCCCGCGTTACGGCGAAATCCGTCAATGGCTGGGGACGTTCCTGGACAACAACCTGGTATTTCGGGCGATGATGCCTATCAACGACAACGCCACGGTCGTCAGCGAAATCAAGCGTATGTCGCACGAGTGTACCGACGCTGGGCTGTTGGAGTTTTGCGTTGACGACGACACGCTCCGCTTTACAGCGCTTGGCGTCGAGGCCATCGAAAAATACGGCCCGGTGCTGGACGAGGAGTGGCGATTAATCGAGCGTACCGTGTTGGAGGTCGTCAACGAACGTTACGGCCACTGCGGCATAGGCGTGGAGAAAATCGCTCGCCACGTCCCCACCACCAACCCGCGTGAACTCTACGGCCAATTCGTGTTGGTGGAACAAGACCTGATGTCCGCTGTGTATCGCCGCACCGACGGCGTACTGTTAGCCAACGTGTTTGGCGTGGGTACGTTCCTGGTAGAGAAACTGATCGCTTTCAACGTACCGCTGCTGGCTACGTTGGCCGATGAGGGTTGGCTCCGTACCAATCCCGACGGCATCCAGCGAGAGTACCGCGCGCGTTTCAGCGCTCAGTCGAAAGCGTACCGCCGTGAGCACGGAATCCAAGACCCCGACGAAGAGGAACAACCCGCCGCTGCTACCCACGACAACCCCATGGCGGCGTTGGCTGCGATGTTAGGTCGTGAACTGGGGGCCAAGGTGGGGCTGCGCCGTATCGACGTTCCTGCTGACGGTGGCGAGCCCCAGGTGACGGACCTGGACGATAAGGTGGCCGACGCCGAAGCGGTGTTGAAAGCCGAGGACAAGCCCGTATCGTAACACGTTGGCGTTTTCAGGTAAAGCCGCTGGGGATTTGGTTCCTTGGCGGCTTTTCTGTTGGCGCCCCTTTCTTCCCCCTAATGGTTTCCCTCCTGCAACCTTCCTTTCCTTAACCCCCTATAATCCCCCTTTTCCGGTGTAAAGAGAAAAAGACACTTCTCTTTACACTCAACGGGAGACTTTCCTTCTCCAGATAAATCTGTCGAAGACGTCTCCCGACGCGCACATACGTGCGCTCGTACGCTTACGCGAGAGAGAACACACGCGCTCGAGAGAAGCCCACCCGACGCCAGCACGAACGTGTGTACACCCAGCGCGTACACGTGTGCATACACGCGCGTAAGGCATCACCCAGAACCGCCAACGTTATTGAGTTCGTAAAACCTACCACGAAATGGAACAAGAAGCTAAACAACATCCCTACATCGGCCATATTGCCCGCAGTATGCAGCGCATGGCTCATGAATACGCCAAACAGATAATCACACGTCAACTCGACGTCAAGAGTATCACCGTCGGTAGCACCAACGGTTTTGAACTCACGCTGACCGATAAGCGCCAACAGCAAACGGCCAAAGTACAACCAGGAGTCAGGCAACTTCGCCTATTTCCAGACGACGGTCAAATGGTAAAATCCGTAACACGATGAAACGCCTGATTCGTTGGATAATCAATTGGCTCTACGCCGAAGAAATCGCCGCCTTGGTACAAGAGGCCGTCGATGACGAATTCGAAGCCACGTGGCCCGAAGCGTTTCGCCATCAACCCGAACACAATTCGGTAATTCCCCAGGAAATCTGGGCCGCGGTAATACTCAACCTGCCAAACCACGCCGAAATCATCCATGGCCAGTGGATGGATAATACCAACCACGCCCATATCTTGACACGAACGGTAAAACTCGCCAACACTACCCACATTCGCGAATTCCAACTCACGATGGACGCCTACCGCCTACGTTTGGACCACGCCCATAGTCGTGACGAGATATTCTGCGGCCGATACGCCCACCTGCTCCAAGTACAGATATGGCTGCCGGGCAACTACAATTCCCCCAAGGCTGATTACGTGTTGGAATTTTCGCTTATGCAGTACCGCCTCGCTGGGCCTGACGTGGAAGGAGTGGTTCCGTATTGGCGCTGTAACACAAAACCCGATATTGTCCACGCCTTTACCAGTGAGACTTTGGCGGGTATCGAGCGAGGACTAAAACATTTCAAGAAATGAGCGAATTCTTTCATACCGGGCGTTTCTTCCAGCAAGACGCCGAGCGTACCCGCACTGAACAGCTGGAACGCCAAAAGCAAGAACAACGTTATCTGGGTTCAGCCACGCGGCTCCCCGGTATGCGGTTGTACGAGTTCAACTATAAGACCGGAGAATGTCGGGAGATTGGTACCGAGACCACACTGGAAATAGACGTCACCACAGGGAAACCCGTTACGCGTCGTGCCGTTAAGGTCCAATACAATCCCGATTGTGTTTACTTACAGGCCCTCAACAACCGTAACGCCATGCGTAAGTTGGTAAAGGCCGGGTACATCAAAATGGTGAAACAAGATGGTAAAGGTCCGCACGTCGAAGATTGACGAAAAACAACCGCCTGAAAAGGCCCATAAGATACCACGCGGCGCCAACGGCCTACCGCTGTTTGGCGATAAGCCCGTGACGGTAAAGGCACGGCCGTACGACGCCGAACGTAACGCCGATGATGGCGTTGATTACAATATGTCGCTGGCTGACTTTCTGGGTCAGGTCGAAGAACTCACCAAGAAAAAGCGTTTGAACGGCGTTTTCATCGAGTTAGGCGACATCGTGGTCCCGTGGTACGTCATTCGTTCGATAGTCCGCGCAGACCGATACAACGACTCACAACAACGATACGAATACGGCATCGTCCTTAACCACGACACTATGGCCGCCGAGGGTGATAATTTCGCCGAATGGTGGGTAACGCCCGAGGCCCGTGACGCCGCCTGGGATTCGTTACGTTCACAGCTGGTAGAATTAGGCATCGCCATCGCTTCGACAAAGGTTTAACAAACCCCATATTATCAACAATCAAAATTATCGTACAATGAAAACGAAAGATTTTTACGGTGCTCTGGCCGCCAAGGCTGACACCACCAAGGCCCAGGCGATTGCTTTCGTCCGTGCTCTGGAAGAGATTCTCACCGAGGAGGTTCGCGACAAGGGCGAAACCGTCGCCATCGGTAAGGCAGGAAAGTTCGTCCTCAAGGACCAGCCGTCACGTATGGCGCGCAATCCGCAGACGGGCGTTACGGCCCCCACCGAGCCCTACAAGACCATCCAGTTCCGCCCGGCGTACAGTTTCCGCGCCTACGGCAAAAAGGCTAAGAAATAGCCCGTAACTGGTAACGCAGTTCGCTTTCGCACGTCCGCCAGGGAGGTGGTTTGCCCTGGCGGATTTTTAGTTACTTTCGCTACAACGTTATAGTATCTGAAATGAGGGAACGCCGCTTTACGCCAAGCAACGAAGAGTTAGGTTTTCAGCGAGTGTAGTTTCTTTTCCGACCGCGGTGTTTCCTCTACCATACCCCAGGCTGGTGGGGTCGGAGTCAGGCCTCCAAACGGTATAAGCCCTGTCGCCAGCAAACAAATTGTCTCCAAGGCAGCAACGCAGACTTCCTCCATAGCGAGCGCCGGAGCGGAGGAGACAGACTCTACAAGGGGAAGAGTATAAGCGATACGTCGCGCCCCTTGATTGGCCTGTGGTGTAATGGTAACACACCAGATTTTGGATCTGGCGTTGGAGGTTCGAATCCTTCCGGGCCGACTAAACCCCCAATTAAAACCGCGTGTGGCAGACGTGGCCCGAAAGTCCATGGGTGAGGGGGTTTTTAAGAAATTTCGTTCGTTAACGTTGTGGCAGTTCGCCCGTGCCGGCAAAGGGAACACCAATAGGAACGGCAACCGACGAGCGCGGGGCGTGAAATATCGCCCCGACCTTAAAGTCTTAACAGACTTCCATCAATCAAAGGTTTAATTCACCCCCGACCGCCCCACAGTAGTGATACAGCGAGGCGGTTTTTAATTTTACAGCGTTACTTACGAAAAACTTAAAATGATATGAAACGTTCACCGTACCTTGTAATGGACACTGAAACCGGGGGCCTGGACCCCGCACAGAACCCCATAACGTCGTTTGCGGCCGTTGTGTTAGACTTTAACACCCTGAAAGAGGTAGACCGCTGGGAAACCTACGTTAAGCCATACAACGACCTCCAAATAACGAAAGAATCTATCCAAAAGACGATGGTGAATATGGCTGAGGTGAATCGCGGTATGGAGTTGAATGCGTTTATCGACGCGTTCATGCGGTTCTGTACCCAGAATTTCGCTGATACCAAGGGTAAGGACCAGCGGCGGTTGGTAGCTGTGGGTCACAACGTGATGTTCGACGTGGGGATGTTGGAAGCGGCGTTCTACTATTCCGCCTACGGTAAAAAGCAGAGCCTGTTCAACTACATCCAGGATCAGACGCTGGATACGATGTATCTCTCCAAAATGATGTACGGTCTGACGGGCGACGAGAAAATGACTCTTGGCGCCACGTGTGAACGTGCGGGGATTATACTTACCGACGCCCACGGCGCGATGAACGACGTGGAAGCCACGGCCGAGTATTTCCGTTACTGCGTGCGGCGGTTGCGTGCTACGGGTGATATATCATCCGCCACCGAGAAAAAGTCTCGCCGTCGCGGTAACGAGTTCTTCGAGTTCAAGTGCGCCAAGTAGAAACAGCCAACGTTATACAGTGTGTCTAACAACAAAACTGTACAACGATGAAACAAGAACTTTTCGAAAAAGGCGTCAAGGCGGCCATTGCCGACATCTTAGAACGTTCGCTTAACAAATGGGTTAGTGTGATGGAACCTGGCGCGTCGTTTGGTGCTATCCTCACTAAGAACGGCATCAGCCCCAAGGTATTGCCGGCGCTGTTCAAAGTACTTTCCAGCGTGGGTATTATCCAACGCGAAGGCGTGAAGTCAACGATCAGATATCGTTACGTCCCCACCTCCGTCACTATCCCTGATCTCGATAAATTGGCGGCGCAGGTTTGGTTGGAGAATCAAGACTACAGCCGCGCGAAACGTGCTACTTCAAGGCAAAAACATGTAACCCCCCCGCGCGACGTCAACCAGAACGGAAAGGCAATTCGCGTTAAGGGCAACATTCTCCCTCAAATTGGCGATTCGCGTTACATTATCACGGGCGCAGAAGGGCCTATCGAAATCATCGAGGTGAAGATCGTCACCATTTATCGCGATCCTCACGACGGAAAATACAATTTCGACGTTGTGTATCGTCTGCCTGACACCGAGGGACTGATTACGATGGAACGGGTGTTGTTACAAGAACTCCACCTCAAACCGGAAGACATTTTCGCCCATCTCCAGTGCACGATGGTACGTTTCCGCGGTGAGTTGTTTCCAACTATAAAACGAGAAACCGTAAAACAAAATGGCAGATAACGCACGTGTCGCTCAAACGCCCGAGGAGGTAGAAGCGACAAAACAGTACACCGAAAAGGACGAAAACCGCCAACTGGCCTTTTCCAAAGCACTCGAATTGCTTCGTATTTTGTGTAAAGACGCTTTGGAACGGGAAATGATAGCCCAGCGCACTTTCACCCGTACAGAGGTTGTAAAGAAAACGACGCTGTCGCACCGTAAAGCGTTGGACCTGTTGGAGACGCTTCAGACGTTCGGTTACGTCGATATAATGGACGCCAACAAGACAAAATTCTGCTTCACTTTTAACGCCGACGACCGTACAGCGGTCCATAAGGCCAAGATTATACAGCTGACTACGTTGCTCGGGGCAGCTATCGAGAGTTACAACTCCGTGCTCTTGAAAGAATACCCCGAAGAGGTGTACCAGCGCGAGACCCTGGAAATGGAACGTTACCTCGTCCAGGCGTTAAATTTGAAGAGATGAGTTTTGTTGTGGACCCGGTAACACCCAGAGGGAATTGAGACCCCTTTGGGTGTTGCTATTAATACCGAATCTATGATACCTCAGATTGTGGCCCCCTCGGTCACGCACCGTTTGGCTTGTTTAGACCTCGTTGATGAAATAATCGAGGGTATGGACGAGCGCGGCCTGAACGAGATGATGAGTGGCGATATACACGACGTTGATACGATATTCGATGCCTTGATGGAAGACACGTATCGTATTATGTACACGGGTGACACGTCGATTGACTTCAAACCCCGCTACGAAGAGAACGTTTCGGCTGTCGTTGAAGATACCCTACGATGCGCCAATTTGACGTATTTCATCACCTCCGTCATCCCCGACTTCCAGTTGTCGTGGCATCACCTGGAATGGGGCGAGTTAGTACACCAACACAAGAAATTGTGTATCAACGCTGCGAGGGACCATGGCAAAAGCTATTATTTCTCCAACGCCTACGCCGCGTGGCAATTATACCGCTACAAGAAGCCGTCAACCACCCGTTACTCGAAACGCCCCACGGCGGCTTCGTCGAATCGTGGGTTTTTGTTTTCGTTCTCGTTACAACAGAGTGTGGACCTTTTGGAGATTCTGAAAGGTACTATCGAGGAAAACGAGATATTGAAGGAGCGGCTGTTCCCTCAGTCCACGGCCAACAACTGGTCGGCTACCAATATCGTGTGCCGTAACGGAGCGCGTTTGACGGGTAAGGGTTTTGGTTCTTCGGTGCGTGGTGCTCACCCGTACTGGATTATCGTCGATGATGGCCTGAAGGATAACGTCATCTATTCCAGTCTCCAGCGAAATAAGTCCACCGACTATTTCCACTCCGTAATTATGAACATGCTCGTACCCGGCGGCCAGATTATCGTCGTCGGTACGCCGTTCCACGCTGAGGACCTTTATGGCGACTTGAAGACCAAGAACGGTTGGTTCGTGATCGAATACCCGGCTATCTTCCCTGACGGCCGAATACTCTGGCCGCAGCGTTGGTCGTTTAAGGACCTGATGGACAAAAAGGAGACCCAAGGCTCGATCATCTTCTCGCGTGAGAACCTTTGCCGCCCGATCACCAACGAATCGTCTATCTTCCCGATGGAAATCTTGACGCGGTCGCTGCTGCGGATGGAGAACTACACGCTGGTTGACGCCCGCGAAGAGTTCCCCGTCAAGTTCTCGAAGGTAGTAGTGGGTTGTGACTTTGCTATTTCAGCCAACGTCGGTGCTGACTACGCCGTATTCAGCGTGTGGGGTATTGACGAGTTGACCGACGAACGCTGGCTGTTACACCTCTACCGAGAAAAAGGCGCCAAGTTCTTCGAGCAGATGAACGTCCTGCGCCGTATCAACTCCCGCTTCCGGCCTGACCTTATCGTGATGGAGAATAACACGTTCCAACAGATATTCGTCGAGACAGCCGACACCGAGGGTATGCCCGTTATCGGTCACACTACGGGTATTGATAAGTACGACCTGAAAACCGGGTGGCCACACCTCTCAACGCTATTCGAACGCGGCAAAATCCACATCCCGATAGGTAACGTCTACTCCCAGCAGGTCAAGGACCTCATATTCCAAGACCTCGGTTCCGTTGCCTTTACCGAAAAGGGGCTGGAGAGCGTCGGTAGTCACGATGATATTTCGTCGTCGTTCTGGTTGGCCGACTTGGCGGCGTCGCGTATGACCACCGGATTTAAGTTTGATATGTTAGGTTAGCGCCATCGTTTTAAGTGATATGAAAACTCTGATAGCACTATTCACCCGCGGCCGTATCGACCGTCAGAAAACCCTCCAGCGTCTAACGCCTGAGGCCCGTCGCCGCGTAACGGTATTCTGTCACCCTGGCGAACTGGCCGCTCATCAGCGTAACTGGGGTGGTAAGGTTGCCGCCATCGAGGAATACAGTACGGCGTGCCGCGGTGTAGGCGACATACGGGACTACATTGTTGTAGAGGCCGCTGATAGGGGATTTGGCGGAGTCTTTTTCTTAGACGATAACGTGTCTTTCTCGCTGCGTTTAGACGATGCCAAGACCCCTGTAGTGGTAAACAACGACAATTTCACCGTCGAGGCCCAGGAATACATCTATTCGATGATGTTCGACTGGGTAGCGGAACAGTTGGACACCTACGCCGTGGCGGCTCTTTCGTATAGGCCATTCAACCGTGATAAGACGCACGACGTACAAATCAACGGGCGGTTCTTCTCCATTTGGGGACTTAATATCGAGCAATATCTGAGCCAGCCTGTAAGGTTCAGCGATTGGCCCATAAAGGAGGATTTTGCTCTGGCGTGTGGCTTGCGCCGCGCGGGGTTGGATAATGTGGTTTCGTACCAGTATTCGTTCGATAAAATGACAGGAGCCAACGCCGCTGGCGGTTGCTCCGTGTATCGAACTATCGAGAACTCCAACGCCGAGTCACAACGTTTAAGGGAAGCGTTCCCCGAATATATCACGTTACGTACCAAGAAATGTACCAACTGGGGTGGCGAGATGAAGGACCGCGAGATGTTAGAGGTTAAATTACACTTAAAAGGATACAAGAAATGACCGTAAGATTCAAGAAAGTACACCCCGAAGCCGTACTGCCGGCGTATGCTCACCCCGACGGTGAGGATAACGGCCTGGACCTCGTGGCCGTGGCCGTAAAGGAAACCGAAGATTACATCGAATACGATACCGGCATCGCCGTTGAAATCCCCAAGGGGTACTGCGGCCTGCTGGTCCCGAATTCGCGTTGTTCGAAAATGGACCTGGTGATGTGTAACGCGCCGGGCGTTATCGACCCAGGCTATCGCGGTACGATGCGCGCTCGTTACAAGAAGACGTGGCACTTACCGACGTTAGTCCACAGGTTCTTCAAGAGCGTCTGCGGATTGCTTTCTAACGTTTTCGGCGAGGTCGCCGGAATGAAGCCCCAAAACGTGAATATGAATACCAAGGAATTCAAGGTGGGTGACGTTGTGGCCCAGCTGGTCATCGTCCCCGCGCCGTATATCGAAGTGGAGGAAGCCGACACGCTGACACCCTCGCTTCGCGACGCCGGAGGATTCGGTTCAACGATTAAATAGCCATGAAAACGATTCTCTTACACAATCCCGCCAAACAGGACAACGTCGAAGCGATGGCCGACGCGCTGGTAGAGTCGATGCGTTACGCCAATAGCGCGGTTGATTATCCCGATGTTTCCAAGGCCAAACCTGATGACGGCGTTCCGGCCGAGTGGTTCTACAAGGCATACGTCGGTACGGCCCCCACGTCGGAACTCACGGCCATTCTCCAGTACACGCAGCAGCGGATGATCTTTGACCAGATTGGCGAAACGTTCCTCGGTATCGCCCTCACTGAGATGAAGCACTACGACCGATTAGGCGACTTCATTAACCGTATCGGAGGTAACGTATCGCGACCTGCGTTTTCGGCAGCCAAAGTGGACATTACGACCAAAAGCGCGGCCGAAGCCGTCCAGATCAACATCCGCGCCGAGCAGGACACCATCGCCGAGTACGAAAAACTCATTCAGCGTATTCAGGCCAACAACCCTACACCAACTGTGACCTCGGCGTTGGCCATCCAACTTATCAACAAGATTGTCGCCGACGAGCACGTACACGTCTGTCTGTTGGCGGAGTTGGCGCAATCCCTCGGCGAGGAAGACACTACGTTATGAAAGCCGACCTCCGGAAATATACCTCGCTGTTGTTAGCCGCTGTAAAGCGCATCGAAGCCGAACGCCCAGGAGTCATAGCCTGGGCGTCTCGTCAAGAACGGTGGTGGGAGTTGTGCGTCAGCGATTACGACCTTTACCGCAGTGAGGAATTTGCGCGCATAAAGAAAACCTATCGCCAGGCGTTGGCTGTTTCGGGTGGTGGTAAGTTGATATTCTGCTACGCCAAACCAGACGCCGAGCGGCTATACGAATTGGAGTTGAAAGGTAATTTGGTGATGGATTGTTGAAAGATTTTTCAAAATTCTCTTGGAGAATCTGATTTTTCGCCGTACCTTCGCTCTTGGAAAAGAATCGTAAAACAAAATTGTTATGGAAACTACACAAGACATCAACTCCATCATTTCGAAACTGAAGAAACTGCAGCGGCTCTACGAAGGAGCAAAAGCCGTCAATTCCGAGGCTGAGGCCGCCAACGCCGCCGCCAAAATTCAGAATCTCCTTACCCAGTACAATCTTTCGATGGCCGATTTAGACTCGGTAGCCGACAACGAGCAGGCGACTAACGTCGTTGAAGAAAAACTCGGCGACAACTGGGCTCGTAAGTGCGGTGGTTTCTGGGACCAGCTCCTGCTGTACGGAATTTGTAAGTACAATTTCTGCTACGTGATAGTCAGTAAGCGTCACGAGTACCGCGTAAACCGTAACGGCAACGAGGTGCGTGAACAACGCCAAAAGTATATCGTTATCGGTGAGCCGCATAATATCGAGGTTGTAAAGTGGCTGTTTGACGTGTTGGCTGGCCAGTTGTACCGCTTGGCTCTGAAACGTTATGAAGAGTACCGCAACGACGATTCGCAGGCGCTGATGCGGATATTCACGGGTGAAAAGCGGATGCACCGCGGTACGTTCTTGAGGTCGTATCTGGCGGGAGCGGCCAAAGGCGTTCAGGACCGCCTCAAAGAGGAGCGCGACCGCGAACTCCAGGCTCAAGTACAGGTCAACGCGCTGGTGCTTCGTACGGACCAGAAATTGAACGACTACGTGGCCGAGAATTACAAGGACTTACGCTCGTCGCGTCCGATGCACATAGGCAGTAGCCATGCTATGGCGATGGGGCGTGAAGATGGCCACAAGGTTAATATAACCCGCGGCGGTATCGCTGCTTCGAATACCAACCCTAACCAGATAGCGCAATGAAAATAAACCTCGTATTTGACGGGAATTTCCTGTACCATCTGTCGTTCTCGATATTTTCGACGTACTACCGCAACGAAGACCTCTGTGAGGTCTTGGACGACCGCGAAAAGCGCCAGGTTCTGATACGTAAATGCGTGATGAACCTGTGCGCCGCGGTACGGCGATTTGGTGATGACGTAAACCGCGTGGTGGTAGTCATCGACTCCCACTCGTGGCGACGCGAGGTGTACGACGACTACAAGTACGCCCTCACGCGGGTGAAGGAACCGTGGAGCGACGCATTTGTAGAGGTCCTGGGTGAATTTGAAGCGTTATTGCGTAAACGCGGGTTAATTGTTACCCGCGTACCGGGTGCTGAGGGCGACGACCTGATGATGTTGTGGGCTTTCGCGCTGGACGAACTCCCCGATGAAGAAACCGTAATACTCACAGCCGATAGCGATATTCGCCAGTTGATAACGCCAACGGTTTCGGTCTTCAACTACAACTCCAAGTTCATGAAATTCTACGTCTTTCCAGGGAAAGATGGTTTTTGGAACGAACGCTTGGATGCCGACATCCAGGTCCTCACAACCGAGGCGCTGGAGGTCTTGCTGTATAAGGTGTTGATGGGGGATAAGTCGGATAACATCCCCAAGGTACGGCGCGGATTTGGTGATAAGGCGTTCAACCGTTTTATCGACGCGTTGAAAGGGGAACTGAACGGGCGTCTGCCGTCACCGACTGTATTCCAGGAGTACAGTTATACGAAGATGGCGCTGTGGATTCAATCCAAGTTCGAGAAATTCCTGGGTACGCCGCTGAGTACCGAAGAAATCGGGCAAATTCTGTTCAACGTCAAGTTGACTTGGCTGTCGCTGTCGGTTTACGGCCCGCGTCAGGAAGAACTGTTAATAGCGATGGCCGAGGAAATAGCTAACACGAAGGATTCGTACAACTATAAAAAAGGCGTACACGCTTGAAGACTTCTACGGAATGTTAATAAAGTAATTAACCAAAGATAAGGCACTATGAAAAAGTGGATGTGGATTCTGATTATCGCGGTGGTCTTGACGATTGCTGCGGTAGTTTACGCCCATGAGGCGAAGATTATCCACACGCTGGTAGCTATCCTCTCGTTTGTGGCGGGAGTGGTGGCTCACTGGGCGTGGGGCAAATACGTGGCCGCCAAGGCCGTTAAACAGGTAAGTGGCGATGGAAAACATTCGTGACATCATCCTCGGTGCTCGGGCTGAACGCCAGGAGCACATGCTGAAAGGATTCGCCCCGGTGGCCGACGAAACCGAGAGCGACAAGGTTGAAAAGGGCGATAACGTCTTCGAGAAGATGGCCGACGCCATCGAGAAGTCGTGTTCCGACGACGCCGAAGAAGCCCTCCAGGCCGAAATCGAAAAGTCGGACATCATGAACGCCATCAGCGGTTACGATTCCAACATCAAGTTCGGTAAACTGGGTAAGGAAATCAAGGCCAAACTCAAGGCCGATGTCCTTCCGTCGCTTAACGCCAAACTGCAGGTACTCTCGACTGAAATCGAGAGCAAACTTGAGGATTGTGGCGGCGTACCTACCGAAAGCGTTCCCGCGTGGTGGACATCCGAAATCAAGATGGAATTGCCGTTCCGTATCTTCAGCTGGAAAGACCGCGATTGCAGTCCCGGTCCTCAACTGGCTGGCACGCTTGTCGGTGAGGAAAAGGAGAACCCGGTTACTCCCGAAATGTGCCGTTGCCGCGAGGAGTACAACGACAAGGTACGTGAATACGCCAATGTGGCTACTGACGTCAAGGCGTGTGAAATCCTCGAGACCAATCTTTCCGACAACGAACGCTACCAGCTGTCGCCTCGTCAGCTGACGGTGTTCGGGTTTTAGTTTCTTTTCTGTTTCCATTTTGTTAGGTAGTTAGGACAGCGGCCCCGATTCGTAAGCGTTTCGGGGCCAAAGTTTTTAACCGTATGAACGCATGGAGATATTTCAAAATAGGTGACATCGTGACGGACCCCGAGGTGTGGGGCCGGACGACTTTTGTAATACGCTCGTTTCACGGCAACGACTACTGCCCATTAATCGCTGCAGAGTCCCTGAAACCAATCCGCGGTAAACGCATAAGGGTAAACCTCGGCGTATCTGAAACGCGACTTGTAAACGCCTCAAAACGTCCGTTGATGAAGATTGCGGATGATACGTTACGGAGGCTGGTCAGGAAAAGCACGGAAGCGCGGCGTGAATTGTTAATTAGAACTTATCGTAAGCAAAATGGCGACATTTGACCATTACCCCTGGGCTGATAAACTACCTGCCGCCACACTTGACGTCAGCGAGGAGCACTATCACGAGTTCTTCCGAACGATGTTTGAGCGCCAGATGATATGGAAGCGGCGGTTCCTGGACCAGAAGCCGCGTCCGTGGACTGATGACCCCATATTACGCGACTACAAATTCACCAACGTATATCGCGAACTGGACCGTAATTCACAGTGGCAGATACGCAACATCCTCCTGGACGACGAACTGACGCTGACGAATCTGGTGTGGAAGATGATGGTGTTCCGGTATTTCAACAATCCCCCGACGTTTGAATACGCACGTGACAAGTACGGCTGGGGAGCGGGCATTCCGGATTACAACCAGTACGACGAGGACCGCTTTGCGGAAATGATAACGTCGTACCGCGCTACGGGTAACAACCCCTACACTACAGCCTACCTCATCAATTCGATGGCTACGCCTGGCAAACCGCGTGACTACTGCTACACGCATTTGGTGGTGCCCACGCTTCATCGTCGGTTAGGTGAACTGATGCGGACGGTGTTGACGGCTACCAACCCTGAGCAGATTATCAAGTTCCTTCAGGGGCTACCCTCGTCGGCGACGTTTATCGCTCATGAATTCTATCAAGATTTTACCTACATACCGCGCTATACCTATCGCCGTTTTATGCGCTTCACCCAGGATGACTACACCAACGTGGGGCCTGGTGCGTCGATTGGTTTGCGGTTGGTATTCCCGTCGTTGAAGCGTCAAATTGATGGTATATATCGCCTGCGTGATGAAGCGCAGGCGGCGTTATCGTCATTTGGCGATTTTCCGTACCTACACTGGCACAAACTGGAATCGGGGTACTACGTTACGCCGTCGGGCGAGATATCGCTTCACCAGGTAGAAATGTGGCTGTGTGAATACCAAAAATATTGGAAAATGAAGATTGGCGAAGGTAAACAACGCTCTACATTTGAGCCGCGAACCTGTAAATTGATAGGCCAATGATAACCTTTCACACACCGTTGGAAACGGGCGATTTTATGGGTGTCGACTTTCAAGTGATGGCCGATGATCTTTCCACAAGTGCCGCACGATTAGTAGTCGTCGGCACTTTCATATCGCCCCTGACCACCGAGGAAAAAGCGCGTTTTCAACGCCTCGTTGTAGATATACGGCGCGACGGCGAATGGAATGGCTCGTACGACGACCAAACGGATTATTACACGTGGAACGGTCACCAGGTAGCAGTATGGGGCGACATCCTTAATCAGGCGTTGATAATTCGTAAAACGGCGCGTAACGACATTTTGAAACTGTTGTGTTGATACCAATTATAGGTAAACAAATCTCGTAAAAACAATTATGTCCGGTGTGAAAGAAAGATTGGAATCGGTGGAACGCGCCATGCAGGCTTTGACGATACGCAAATCGCTGTTGTTAGAGCGTGCGATGCGCAGCGATAGCCCGTCTGATATACTCAAGGCCGCTGAAATATTCAACCAGCAATCCAAGCCCGCTAATGTTGCCCCGAAGGCATATCTGATTGACCCCCTGGAGTTCAACTCATTTTTGGGGTATAAGGATAAGCCGTTTTCGCTTTCGTACGAAACGTTGCGCCGGATGAGCCGTACCCCCATCATCAACTCGATTATCAAGACTCGTAAGAACCAGATAGCCGACTTCGCTGAACCGCAGGCCGACCGCTATTCGACGGGTTTTGTTATTCGGCGTAAACCCAAGTTCGGCCAGGAGCAGAAGATGGACACGCAGGACCGCAAAATTGCGTCTTCCATCACCGACTTCATCCTCAACTGTGGTGATACCGCTACGTGGGACGGCGACGAGTTTGACGAGTTCATACGTAAGATTGTAGACGACTCGCTGACGTTCGACCAGATGACGTTTGAGTGTATTCGTAACCGCCGCGGCAAACTGGTCCGCTTCCAGGCGGTTGATGCCGCTACTTTCCGTCTGGCGGAATCGTATTTCGACGGCGAGTACAACAATCCCTACTTTGAGGGAGCGATGATGGACGACCGCCAGAACTGGGGACCCAAGGTCGATGGCTATTATCCAGCCTACGTCCAGGTGTACCAAACGGCCAAGGTAGCGCAGTTCTACCCCTGGGAGTTGTGCTTCGGTATCCGTAACCCGACCACGTCGATTTACGCCAATGGGTACGGAAACTCGGAGTTGGAAGAGTTAATCAACGTCGTAACATCGATGCTTTGGGGCGACGAGTACAATCGCCGCTTCTTCTCGCAGGGTTCGGCCCCGAAAGGTCTTCTACGTATCAAAGGTAACGTGAACGAGGCTTCGTTACAGCAGTTCAAGCAGCAGTGGCAGGCCATGATATCGGGCGTTATGCAGTCGTGGAAGACGCCCGTCGTTGAGGGCGATATCGACTGGGTTGACCTCCAGAAGAACAACCGCGATATGGAGTACAACTCGTGGATGGAATACCTGATTAAAATCGCCTGTGCGGTGTTCTGTATTGACCCTACAGAAATCGGCTGGGATATTTCGCGTTCCAACGGAAGCGGCCTAACGTTCGGTGACGGCCAAAAGCAGCGCATGGAGCAGTCGAAGGACAAGGGCCTTTACCCGATGCTGAAATTCATCCAGCGTAAGGTTAACAAGTTTATCGTCGAGCAAATCAACCCCGACTTCGAGTTCGTATTCATGGGCCTCAACGGAATGACCATTTCCGAGGAGCTGGATATGGACATCAAACGCCTCCAGGCTTTCCAGACCGTGGACGAAATTCGCGAGAAATGGGACCTCCCGGCTATCGGCGAAGAAAAGGGCGGCGATACTATCGAAAACTCCGTTATTCAACAAGCCATCAGTGCCAAACAGCAACAACAGCAACAGGCCGCGATGGGCGGTATGGGCATGGGCGGAGGCAATCCGTTCGAAGAGGCCGCGGGTATGGGCATGGAGGCCGGAGGCCCCGCTGACCAGCCTGTAGCTGGAGGCGAGGGCGAAGAAGACGCCGCCGCTCAGCCGGGAAACCCGTTCGACCTTTACGCCGAGGGTGACCAAGAAGAAACCATGAAGGCACGCGAGTCTAACCCCCTCGTGGCTGCATTCGACGAATACTTACAAAAAGCAATACACCATGACGAGTAACGAGAAAAACACCGCGCCTATTGTCCAGTTGCTGGCTGACGCTATGCCGAAACCGATTGTTGACGCCTCGGGTGGCGACGTTATCTACCGCGGCTACGCGCCTATCGGTACGGGTCAAGGCGAGGCCGGGTGGCGCATCGAACGTGAAACCACCTCCGACGGTATCACCATCACCGAGTATCCCCAGGGGGATATGAGTTACAATTTCGTGTGGGACGACCGCAAGACCTACGTATATTCACGCTAACAAAGTTCAAAATGGCAACTATTGACGTCGGAACTGTAGCAGGTATTTCCATCGGCACGACGCCTCCGTCGAACCCGGCGATTATCTGGTACGATACTACCGACAAACTCCACAAAAGTTACGATGCCTCGCTCGGGCAGTGGGTTCCGATGTCGCAGGCAATTGTGACCCAGATAAACGACTTCAACGACCTTATCAATAAGGCCAATCTCCCCGGCGGTTTACCTATCGCGGCGTTCTACAACGTCCTGAAGCGTGACTCCGACCCGTTCTGGAGCACCATGGTGTGGGTAGTAGGCCAAACACGTATTCAGTACGTCGATAAGCAAAACAACATCATCGTCGAAGACCTCGCGGGTCAGGGTACGACCACGCAATACGTTGCTTCGACGAACTATTTCTTCGATAATATCGTGGCGACTTTCGACCAGAAGACGTCACAACTCAATTTCGATTTTCAACAGTTGGCTGATAACCCGGCATTGGCCGACGTGTTGTACGGTATGCGGGTTGTTAATGATAACCCCACGCTGGTTAAGCGCACTGTGAAGTCGTTACTTTCGATGTCACCCAAGAACTCGTTAGGATTCGTAAACGGTTTGTTCTTTGACTTTGGCGCGGCGATGAGCGGCATTATCGTTTCCGAGCAAGCCAACGATACTCAGGTAGTCGGGTACAAGCAGTACACGGCCGATTATGCCGCGATGGATAAAACATTCCAGGAGGTTCAGAGAATCATCAACGACTGGCAGAACGGTTCGCAGACGATGATATTCTCGGCCAAACTGACTAACGTCGCACCTGTAGACGCTACTATCGCCAATCCGCAGGACCTTACTACGGCCGATGACCTAATGACGGCTCTGAACAAAATTCAAGGTTGGTACAACCGCCTGAAACTGGCTACTGGAATGAGTCTTTCGTCAGCTTATAAGGCTGACCCGGCTACAAAAGGCGTTATGCCTGCTGAGGGCGACCCGGTTGAAAAGGCAATCGCGTTGCTTCACCAGGCCATTCTGGATATTGATTATTCGGAGTATGGCGAATCCGCGAACATCAAAATAGGTGGTCAACAGACCGATTTCCCTGACATCGACTACATGGGTTTCATTGATGTCGAGGGGAGCGTGCGTGATGCGTTCAAGGTTCTGTGGGACGATCTTGCTCAGATCATCACGGGCGATGATACAGGTCCCATATTGAAGAAATTGGTGGATTCATCGTCAATCTTCGAACGCGCTATCCGGAAGGAACACATGGCTGTTGGCCTTATCGGAGGCAGCGTCGGTTATTCAGTGCTGGCCGGCGGTTCGTCATACACCGTGGCGCTTGGTAATCGCTATTTCTACAACCTGAACGCCTCTTATATCACTTCTGCAACGTGGACGCTGAATCTTGGCTTTTTGGATAATCCCTCGTCGCTTGAAGCGTATACGACTGAAAGTGTTGGCGGCACGATTCAGGTGATCATCTATTGTAACGTTTCCAACGGTCAAACGCTGCGTGTCGTTGATGCCGATGGCGCTAAGACTTACAATATGGCTGAAAAGGGGTATTACCTTCTAACTGCGTGGGCTACGGGATTTGTGTCATCGAGTCGGTTGCGCTTCACGAGTTTCATCCAAAAGATCGATTATCTCCAATAGCCATGTGTAAAGTAGTCTATCTAACGTCAAAGCGGTTTAACGCCGAGGCCCGTCGTTTTGTACACGACCTGGCTGAAGAACTACGCCGCCGTCGAGTAGAGGTTGTTACTGGTAGTGCTTATGACGTTTGGAACTACTTTCGCCCTCATCGAACCTACGGTGTAGCCATAGCGGTGGACTTTTTCACGGACCGTGATGATGGCTGTAGTTTAACACTCAATTGCGTTTGTCCTGCGTTAACACGGGACTTCGCCTACAACCTTTCAAACCACTATGACCTTTTAACGCCTCAAATCCGTTGGCGGTCGTTCTCGTTTGTTGATTCGTACGATCCTCAGTGGTATCGTTTCTTCAATCGTGTAAGTGCCGAGGTGAAACTCATTATCTACCCGGCTACGCTTACCAACGAGGGAGACATGGATGCTTACAAAAGTGCTAAACCCGATATTATAAAGGCGTTCGCTGACGAAATATTGAGGTGTCTTCGCTCTAATTACGATTCCCACGCGTATGCCCGTGCCGCTAAGGCTGCACGCATACGTATTAACGAAATAATGAAACGCAATGGCTGACGGACTTTTCATGACCACCATCTTCCCTGTAATTTCGCTTCTATTCGGGGCGGGCGGTATTGGCTACGCCATTGTGGCGCGTATGTTGGACCGTAAGAAATACGCCCAAGAGGTGCGGTGTAGCCAGGCCGACGCTGACCTGAAGGGAGAAGAGTTCTGGAAAGGACGATACGACGTACTGGTGGCCGAGTTGGACAAGAAGGAATCGTGGTGGAAGGAGCGTTACAACAACCTGTATCAAGAGGTACAAAACGAGCGTAAGTTATCCAACGAAATGATGACCAACTTTCGTAACGAACTCAACAAGATTCGCGACGAATACGAGGCTCAACGACAGGCTGACCGCGATAAGTACAACCGCCTGATGGAAGAGTTCCGCACCCAAGAGCGAGAAGCGAATCTGGCTGCTGAAGACTACAAGCGACGCATCAACGAACTCGAAGCCTCCATAACGGCCTACGAAGAGATGATCAAAAACGGCAAGCGGTCATGAAAACAGCAGCGTCCATAATTATCGTTGTAGCGGCCCTAATTTTCGCGTTCTATATGGGGAGGAGTAGTTATACCCCTGAACCCCCGAAAGTCGTTGAAAAGTGGCGTACAAAGCATGACACGGTCGAATACCGCGATACAGTGAAGGTTCCCGTGCCGTATGTGGTCGTGCGCGATACTACTATCTACCTGCCGGGTGAAATCGACACCGCCGCGTTACTGGCCGACTACCTCGCACGCAAAGAATACCGCCTCGACTTCTCCAACGACAGCATCGGCGAGTTCCGCGTCAACGCTACGGTACAGCGCAATGCCATCACCGAGGCCACTTCCTACGTCAAGCCGCTGATCCGCATCCACGAGATAGAACGCACCGTTATCCAAAAGCAAATACCGTTCATCCAAGGCTACGCCCAAATAGGCACGTCACTGGACTTTGGAACGCAAAAGTTTTCCGTTGGTGCTGACTTTCGTCAGCGCTTTTTGGCTGGTGCTTCAGCTATAAGAATGGGTGACCAGTGGGGATACACGTTGGATGTTGGCGTGAAATTTTGAAAACCTCTTGGCAGTTTGGACAGAAATAGCTATCTTTGTAGTGTAGAAAAACTCATAAACCATCAATATCATGAAAGAAATTATCAACTTCGGTGAAGCCAAGCGCCAGCAGATTCTGAAAGGTTTCACTGACCTTCCTGAGAGCGAAGACTCAATCGAAAAAGCGCGTCACGGCGTGTATGCTGATAACGCCCAGAACCGCAGGTTGCAGCGCGTTGGTCAGGAATACGGCCAAGCAGCCAAAGAAGACCCCGAAGCCGGGGGCGAAGAAGGCGGTGTTCCCGAGGGCAACGTCAGCCTCCAGAACCACGCTCGTCAGGCTTCGGAAGAGGCGTTGGTGAAGGTGGCCAACGACCCGCAGGCTGACCCCGAAATGCGTAAAGTCGCAACCGCTGAATTGGAACGCCGCGGTGTGAGCGTTCGCGCCAAAAACAAGAACGGCGACCAGTCGCTGCGTAACGGTCTGGCCGACGGTGACGCAAAAACCGCTTCCTCGTTTGAGGCCATGGGCTTCCGCCAGATGGACGATCAAGACCTCGAACAATACGCCGGAGTCGAAGACGCTTCGCACGCCTTCATCAAGCAGGTAGGTGGCGACGAGGACGGCTTCGATCTGGTAGTCACCAAGACCAGCGAGGGCTACCGCGTGGACAAATACCCCTACGCTGACGTGGACAATTTCGAGACCACGACGGTGAAGGAAATCGCTGATGTTGAGGGAGCCGCAGCCAAATTTGGCGACCCCGACTCCAAGGGTAAGGGTGGTAAGGCTGACGCCGCATCGCTCGTTGACAGTTTCAACGCTATGGCTGAGGGCGATGCAGACTTCGACGCCAAGTCGTTCAAGTCCTTCGTGAAGGAAAAAGGCGGTAAGGCCGTGAAGGAAATCGCTGACGCCATCCGCAAGATGCCCAGCGAGGCCGGACAAAGCGATCTTGCTGACGACGAAATCGCCGACGAGATCGAGAATATGTTCGAGGAAGCGGGAATGCGCGTACCGCGTGAGGCCAAGAAGGAACTCGACAATCTCCGCGGATCGGGCGAAAGCGTTGTGGCCAAGTGGGACGCCTATACCGGGGAAACGGGTGAAGACGACGACTTCGGCGCTGCGCTCGAAAGCCTCATCGACAACAAGGGCGAAGCAAAGGCAATCAAAGAGATCGCCGCTGCCCTCAAGGCCGCTGGCCAAGGTGAAGCGGCTCAGAGCGACATTCTCGACGACGAGATTGCTGACGAAATAGCCAATATGTTCGAAGAGGCCGGCATTGAACTTTCGAAGAAGGGTGAAGCCGCACTCGACAAAATGCGCGCCGACTCCGACGGCGACGGTAACGTTTCCAACGCCGAGGCCCTCGTCAACAGTTTCGACAAAATGGCTGAGGGTGACGAGGACTTCGACACCGCAGGCTTCAAGTCCTTCGTGAAGCAGAAAGGCGATGCCGCCGCCATCAAAGAACTGGCCGCAGCCATGAAGGCTAACCCGGCCGATACCGGAGGTGCGCAGTCTGACCTCACGGACGACGAAATCGCTGATACTATCGCCAACATGTTTGAGGAGGCTGGTGTCAAGGTATCGAAGGACGGCCAGAAGGAACTCGACGCGCTGATCGGCGGCGAAGAGGAAAGCGCCACCAAGCAGGGTGAGAAGGCTGATGCCGCTGCCAAGGCTGAAGTGAAGAGCGCCGAGAAGGGTAAGGGTTCCAAGGCTGCGAAGTCTTCGCCTGAGAAGGACAACGCCGCCGCTGACAAATTCATCAAGAAGACCGGAACCGGGGCTGATCCCTCGGATATCGCCAAGATGATCGCCAAGAACCCTGAAGGCCTCGCTCGTGCTTTGAGCGCAAAGATCAAAGCAGGCGACAAGAACGCCCAGCGTGCCGCCTTCAGTTTAACCGCTCTCATGGACCGCGATTCTCAGGAAAAGGGCGTCGGCACGGAGATCATCGAACATCCCGAACTGAAAAAGTTTGTCGATGAGCGAAACGCGGCTGTCAAGTCGCTTTCGGGGGTCTACGATCCTGACGAGTACCGCAAGAAGGTCAACGAGCAAATGGAGGTGTTCAAGCGCACTCAGAAGGGATTCATGGAAAAGTTCCTGGAGATTTACGGCGGTAACACGGAGGAGTAATGCCTTACAACGCCAAACATACCCACTTTTTGCCGTCACCGTTCCCCACCGTTACTCAATACGAAGATCGGTTCATCCGGGAATGGAACGCCAACAATGCCGCAGCGTTAGGTGATGTACTGAAATACATCGCCGACGCTACGGCTGCGGCGGTTAAAGAGTTAAAAGAAGATGGCAAAGAGCAAAAGTAAGACATTTGTATGGTGTGTTTTCTCTGAACAGTTTGCGGAGTACGAAAACGGTTTCGGTAGGCAGATCAACACGGCCATGAATCACGAGTAAGATTATGGGAGTAGATGAAATAACAAAGGTATTTCACGAAGCCAATCAATACCACCGCGACCACTTGCGTAAAGCCATAGGTGCTTTTGAAGGAAACCTCACCGACGGCGATGTGCTGGAGAAAGCCCGTTCGAAGACCGGGCGTTACGCCAATACGGCTAAGAACCGGAAGTTAGGGCGTGTTGGTATGCCTTACGAAAAGAAGAGCCGTTTTCCCGAGCCTCATCAACGGCGAGATTCAGAGCATCGTCGAAATGGTACATACATTCGAACGCTATCGGCTGGTGATGGGGCCGAAGCGGTTGAGATACAACCAGACGGCGTTGCTCGCAATGATTTTTACGACAACGAAAAAGTTGGCGAGGATGCCAAGAAATATTACGAGAAAGTCAGCAACGGCGATAAGGTTCGTTATGCCGGTAGAGTCCGCACTGTTTACACAACCAAACAATTGACTGAAAATGGAATCACAACCCAGTTTGTTCAGTTTCTTGGTAGACCGTCTTACAGCGGCGCGCCGCGCGGCACCGGGAAGTGGGTTCCTCGAAAAGACGTCGAAAAGTTATGATTTTCAACAATCGCCAAATAGACGACATGATCGGTATTCTCCGACGTTGGCAGTACCTGTTTATTGCCAAACACGTCGGGTTAGACTACCTCACGCAGTCTGAAATCGACATCTTGGTGGCGTCGGGCGTGAACGTCGATAAGTACAAGAACACGAAAGGCATCATCGAACACGCTTTTCTGTTCGGTATCTTGGCTGAGGCTATCGGCGATACCCGCGCCAAGAAGATGAATTACAAGCAGTTTCTCCAATTCTTGAAGTCGGGAAACTTCGTACCGCTCACCGAACAGGAAGAGAACGCGCTGAATTACCTCAAAAACCGCGCCTATACCGATATCACGTCCCTCGGCAACCGTATCGCCACCGGAACACGCAACGCTATATTGAAGTCAAACTTTCGTCAACCGGCTACAATACGCCAGCAGATCAAAGATAAGACCATTCAAGCCGTTCAACTCCGTAAGGGAGCCCGGTATATAGCCAGCGAACTGGGAAACCTTACACAAGACTGGGGACGTGATTGGCTGCGTATTGCGTACTACCTCCTGCACGAAGCCTACAACGTGGGCCGTGCTGAAAGTATTTTCAAGCAACACGGGCCTGACGCCAAAGTGTATTTCGACGTCTATCCAGGCGCGTGCGCTAAGTGCCGGGAGTTGTACTTAGAAGACCCCGAAGACCCTACCTCGAAACCTAAACTGTTCCGTTTGGCGGACCTTATCGCTAACGGTAACAACATCGGTCGCAAGGTGGCAGAGTGGCTCCCTACGATCGACCCCACACACCCCTATTGTTTCAATAATCCGGCTACAAAGGTGTACACCATCAACGGATGGAGAAACATATCTTCTCTAAAGAAAGGGGATATGGTTTTGACTCACCGAGGGAGGTTTAGGCCTGTTACGGAAGTGATTATTCACGATCATAAGGATGAACCCCTGTACGACATCTATTATGCCGTCAAAAACCTTTTAGGGCGTAAAAAGGTACGGAAGGTGCGTCGTATAACAGGAAATCATCCAATTCTTTCAAACGGTGAATGGCGAGAGGCTGCTTCATTGAAAACAGGCGATTTGATAACAATCGAAGGTGTTTGTTGTGAAAAATGCGGTTCGTTTATGCCAATATACGTTTCAGCCAGCGATACTCTTTTGGAGAGGGGGCTGTGTATAGCTTGTCACCGGAGCGAACAGTGCGTCTCGCAATGGCAAGACACAGAGTTCCGTTCTTACATGAGTAAGAAAGTCAAAGAAGAGATGGCTGTTCGTTATGCCAATATGAGTGCTGTCGATCGTCAGAAACTTACCACCAGAGCAAGAAAAGCTATCGAAGATAAATATCAAGGTGAGTATCCTTGGATGGCTGAGGCGCTGAAGAAGGCTAATTCTACCAATGGTAAGAAACGGTCGTTCATCGAGCGCAAGTTGGAGTATCTGTGTAAGTCGTTAGGAGTTGAAGCTAAGACAGGGGTGTTCTTGAAAAATAACGGAAAGTTCCGCAACGATGTTGTGGGGTATTTCCCCGATTTACTGATTCCCGATCTCAAGATTGTTTTGGAGGCTGACGGCGAAAAATGGCACAACGATCCGGAATACGATTCCAACCGCGATAAGGACATTTTGGAGTGTTACGGCTATGAGACATTCCGCTTCACTGAAGATGAGATAAACAACCACGGCGATATGGTTTACAACCGCCTGAAACGGCTGTTCAAAAATCACCGGGGGCAAATAGTTTCGCGTGGTGTAAAGGTTTTATACATTAAACAAGTTCCGAGATCTAAAAAGTACACTAAATTGTACAATATTTCAGTTGCCGAAGATGAAAGCTACATTGCCGATGGAATTGTGGTTCACAATTGCCGGTGTACAGTCAACCACGTTTCGCCTGGCTACGATTGGGACCCCGCAACCCGCGCTTTCACCAAGCCCATCAAACGTCAGTTTAAGAACCCAAAGTTAAAGAACTTGAAACTTAACATTAAAGTTACCAAATAATGAAAAACAAAATCGTACAAGACCCTCCCTTCACCATGCAAATTGAGCCCACCGAGGGCTGTAATTTGGGCTGCTCGTTCTGCGGCCTCCACGGCATGCGCGAAAAGGGAACCAAACCGTGGAATTTCATGAGCGTCGAAACCGCTGAGCGCATCGCCTCTGAGGTAGCACGTGTGGGGTGGAATTGTAAGTTCGTGTTCGCCATGCACGGCGAGCCTACGCTGAATCCGGCGTTCATCGACATCGTGGCCACGTTCCGTAAGCACCTGCCCAAGGCCGTGTTCCATATGTACAGCAACGGCTACGGCATGAACCGCGCCGCAGACACCGAAGCCTACCTCGACGCGCTGTTCGGAGCCGGCATGAACGATATCTTGGTGGACTGCTACACGGCCAACGGCGACTGGAATTTCGTCGAGAAAATCGACATCGAAAAGTACAACGTCGTTACGCTGGAACCAGGCGTGCCGTACTACTACCCCAAGCAGGGCCGCCGTATCTGCCTGCTGCCGCCTATCGCCCATGACGACACCAACAAGATGACGCGCCGTCTGGCCAACCACTGCGGCGCAGCGTTCCCGCTCGACGATTCGTTCAACAACAAGCGGTGTACCTTCCCGTTCCGCGAACTGGACGTGAGGTGGAATGGCCAGGTGTGCCTGTGCTGTGACGACTTCCGCGGTGAGTACCCAATCGCCAACATCCACGACATGCCCATCGAAGACCTGTGGAACCACCCGCGCTTTCACGCCGCCCGTGTCATGCTGTACAACAACGACCGCCGCTTCCGCCCGTGTCAGGGGTGTACGCACGTAAGCGTCCGCGTCGGCTTCCTGCCTGACAAAATGGGTAAGCAAACGCTGCCGCCTATCACGCCGGAGATCCGGAAGATGGCTGAGGACGTGTCGAAAGACGGCCCCTGCGCTGAGAAAATCTACAAGCGGCCATGGGAAAAATAAAGTACCTGTGTGTCGAGCCTCACGCGGGTGATCTCCTGATGAGCGCTTGTCACGTTTTAGTAGCACCCGAATATGACATTCGGGTGCTTACTGTAGATAGCGACCCAAACCGCGTTGTAGAACAGCGATCGCTCTATGAATTCATGGGTATTACGATGGATGTCTTCGACACTGGGTTCGAAGATGCGATTTGTAGCGATTTTGGCGACCATTTCAAGGACTTTAATCTCTCCAGCGTCTATACGTACCTCAGAACTAAATACGGAACTGACACGCTTAATTTCGCCGAACAAACGCTTCGCGACCATTTGCGTCGTTTCCTACGACGCAACCGTGGTTATACCGTATTGGCGCCGTTGGGGCTGGGACACCCCTTCAATCAGTTCATTCACGACGTTGTTCAAGATACGGTTTCGCTGGCTGAGTACTATCGCGACTTTCCCTATTCGTACACTTCGCGTGGCCGTCAGCAAGTCACAATTCAGTGCTACAACAACGAAAATGTGTTGATGAAGCGCAAAGTCCCGTGCGACGATATGTTTGACGTCAAGTGGGAACTTGCCTTTAGGTTCTACCCGTCGCTGGAGCCTACGATAGACAAATATCAACGTTTCATAGAACAAAACCCACCCGAGGAAATATGGTCCGAAGGTGAATTACCCTTTTGAGTATGAACTGTCAATTCTTCGTCGTGTCCAAGAACCGCCCCAAGTGCGTCACGACTAAACTGTTGGAAAAGGGCGGCGTTGACTACAATATTGTGGTCGAAAAGGAGGACGTTGAAAAATACGTCGAAGCGGGTCACGCCCGTGAGCGGCTGATTGTGCTGCCGGCCTCGAACCGCGGCTACAGCTACGTGGTAAATTTCTGCAAGAACACCTACCTCCGCAAGAACCACCCGGTGGTGGTGATGGATGACGACATCGCCAACTTCTTCTACTCGATCGACGGTGAAGCCAAGTGTGGGCTGTCGTTGAAAACGCCGGAAGAACTCAGCGAGTTCTTTGAGGAGTTTGATCGCGAGGTCATGGAAACCGATTTTGAGTATGGAACGATGGGCAAGAGCGCCTTCGACTGGAGTTGTACCGACGTCAGCCCGCGCTTCAAGTACGGCGGTATTCCACACTTGATCGTCTTCAAGGGGCTACGGACGCTGGAACTGGACTTTGACGAAAAGTTGGAGTTGAAATGCGACATCGACTATTCGTTGAAATGCATGTACCTGGGAATCGTCTACGCGCGGTTCGTGCGGTTCCTTCTCCAGAGTAAGATGAACAAGGAAGCCAACCAGGGCGGCGGTCTCCAAGACGTATACGAACGCCAGGAGCGCGTGCAGCGGGCGCACGACATCATACTCAAGCGCTGGCCGTTGAACGCTCGTATTGACGAAAAGAAGAAGCCAATTAACGGCGTACCGGAGTTGCGAATTGTGTACAAGAAATTTGATATTGACTTTGACGCTGTAGAAGTGTAATTTTCCAAGTATTTATTTGGAAAACTGCACAACGTATGTCAGACAATATCCAAAAAGCAAAACACAACGTCGGCGACCACCACCCTACGCAGCCGTGGGTCTGGACCGAATACAAGCCGGGAAAGTTTAACTGGCGTCTCGACAAAAACGCCAAGAACAAGAAGGCTCCTGCCGCCGACGAAGGTAAATCGGGTTCTGCTGGCGGTTCCGCCAGCCTTGAAGAGTGGGCCAAGCGTACCTCCGCAGACAATCTGCTCAAAGTAGTAAACAACCCCAAGGGCAACGCGCAGTTGCGTAAGATCGCCTATGAGGAGTTGAAGACGCGTGACGAATTCGACGCTTCGGCTGTTGATACCTCCGGTACACTCGACGCGCTGCTGAAGATGACCTCCAAGCAGGACGACGTTGCGCCTACTAACGCCCAAGCCAAGGTTGATATTAACGACGGCGAAGGTGAAAACGTCGATGGCGAGATTATGGAAGACTGGTTCCTCAACCCCGAAGACCCGCGTGTTCAGAAGAAATTCAACAAACTCCAGAACCGCCAAGACCGTATCGCCTACGACCGTTTCGTCTACAAGATGAAGCGTAAGGACCCCGACTACCAGCCGCCCGTTGAGGTAATGTACGACCTGAACCGCCAGTATCTGGAGTTCTTGGACAACAAGGAGCAACGCTTCATGATCTCGGCCGGAGGCGCAGGCGTTGGTAAGTCGTACGGTTTCAAGAAGATCGCCGAACTGCTCAACAAGCGTCCGTTTGACGCTGAGACCGACGCCCCTGGTGACGGCGATTATGACTACGTTGAACTTGGTGATATCAACTCCAAGAAGCAGCTGTTGGGCGTACTCAAGGCCCACAACGGCAAGATTCTGCTGTTCGACGATACCGATTCCGTTATCACCCGCGCCGACCTGGCTTCTATCATGAAGAAAGCTACTGCCGCCAGTGGTAAACGCGTCGTCGGCGACCCTGAAGACGTCAAGTCGAATTTCGTATTCACGGGACGTATCATCATCATGACCAACAAGGACTTGGTGAACCTCGCCAAGAACGAAGATACTAAAGCTATCATCAGCCGCGCTACGCTTTCGTCGGAGGTGTACCTGACGGTTGATGAAACTATCGAGGTACTAAAAGACCGATTCGCCAGTATGGACGTACCTCAGGCACCTCACCTTGACGATCCTGAAGAGGACAAGGCCGAACGCCAAGAGCTGTTCGATTTGATCGTCAAGAATAAGGATAAGATCGATCCCGCCAAGTTTACCACCCGTACTTTCGGTACCATTCTGTCAGAAAAACGCTCTACGGAACGTTCTAACCGTATGGCCCAACAGGGCGGTGAGTGGACGAACCTCATCGGTGCGAAGCAAAAGGAGTGGGAGAAGAGTGCCGTGCGTGCGCTGACGAAGAGTCTCGCGTATGAGGCCATTCAACCGATCGAAACCTCCGACGCGATCAGTAAGGCCGAGCAGTTACTTAACGGCGCAGAATCGCTCGAAAAGGCCGATTTCACCGAAGAGCAGCGCGATAAACTCGCCAAGAAAAAGGAGGCCCTCCCCGACGGCTCGTTCCCGATCCGCAACAAGTCTGATCTGAAGAACGCCATCCGCCTCGCCGGCAACGCTAAGAACCCCGAACGCGCTCGCCGCTGGATCAAGCGTCGCGCCAAAACACTCGGTGCTGAAGACATGATCCCTGATACGTGGAAGGCCAAAGAGATTGATCTTGGCGCACTCCACGTTGATGAAATGTCGATCGAAAAGGCAGAAACCCTGTTGTTCGAATAGCCAGCCATGGATGAACTCAGAAAAGCACTCGATGTCTTCGCCCTCCGTAACGCTGAGGGCGAGATATCTGATGCCGTACTGGAGAAGGCGTGTGAAGCGTATAAGGCGCGGTCTGAAGACTTTGCTGACGACTATTCGTACAACCTGTACGTCGCCAAATCGGTGTATGACCACATCCACGGTATCGATCAAGACCCCGAGATAGCCAAAGCCATCATGCCTGGCCAGACCAAGGTCGTGAATGGCGTGGTGTACATTTGGACGCTGACTCCTAACGCCAAGACGACGTACGACTGGCGAGTTTACAAGACCGCCAACGGCCAACCTATTGGAAAAGGAGCCTTTCGTTCTAAAGCCATGCTGGCTCAGGAAGAGAAGCAGTTGAACGAGATGTTCCCTGCTGATCCTTCAGACCTCACCTATGTGCAGGACCTCGGCGGTAGTACTGGAGCCAAACTCATGAAGGACTCTAAGGGGCGCGAGTTTGTCGTCAAGAGTTCTAAAAACACTAATCGCGGTCACGTTGCTGCAGAATACTACGCCGCGCAGGTTTATGACCTCTTGGGGCTCGACACGCCAGAATATGAAATGTATGACGACGGAACCGATTTGACGCTTATTTCGCCGTACATGCGCGGTATGAGTGAGCCGCAGGCCAAGGACTATGACGCTATGGCCAAAGGCTTCGCCGTTGATGCCTTTTTGGCCAACTGGGATATCTACCAGAACGACAATTGTCTGGTTGACGCCGCCGGAAAGGTCTATCGCGTGGATAACGGCGGTACGTTCAACTATCGGGCGCAAGGTTCAAACAAGCCATTCAACAGTAATATAGACTGGGATGGGATGTTGCGTTATAACCCGCAGATCGTAGCCAACCTCACACCGCAGGATTTCATCGACCAGATCGACGCCTTGAAGGCTCGTAAAGACGAGGTGTTGGCGTTTTTCGACGCTGGCAAATTAGCCTCTAAGCCGAAGATACGCGCCATTATCGAGGCCCGCTTCAACGACCTCGACCGCATCCGTGGGCAATACGAGGTAGAGTTGCAACGCCAGCAAAAAAAGGTTGCGCCGCGTACCTTGAAACCTGACGCGGAAATGTATCGTGAATTCACCGACGACGAGTTGACGGAAATCTACAACAGCGTCAGTGGAACCAGTGCTGAAAACAAGTTGGTTGATACCGATCGTCAGGTAGGATGGAAGATGCTGTCTAATATTTGCAAGGCTCGCGGTTTCGATGTGCGTCCTGACGTTGTAGACGACAATACCTTCTGGGCCAAGGTGGCGCAGTCGAAATATCACATGTTCCGTGGCGTTAATGCGCGCGGCAGCGATTCTGAATATTACGCTGACGACTTTAAGTACAACGACGAATGTTTCTACGGTACGCAGGGCATTTATGGCGAAGGAATCTATTTCCACGTCAACGATTCCGATAACGCCAACAAAACGCCGTCGGGGTATAAACACACGTCGTCTTACAAGAACGCTCGTGGTTACGCTGGTTACAACGGGGCTATCATCGAAGCTGTACTGGATGATTCCGCCAAGGTTATTACCGTTCAAGACGCTCGTGACGAAATTCAGAAACTGTCGCTCACCACTTCTCCTGCAGCCAAGAAGGCTCTCAAGGAGCAGCAAGACGCGGAGGATAACTACAACAAGTTGTCTCAAGAGCTGAACGACCTAACCGACACCACTGAAAAGCAGGTGAAGGCCAATATGCACTGGGACGATTTTGCCTATAAGGATATCCCCCTGCAGATTGACCAGATCATCGACTGGGGTGCTATCGACGATGACGGCAACCCGGATTATATGAAATTCGACGATTTCGTGAACAACCACCTCCGCGGCTGGGTAACGGCTAACGGCGGTACTATTACCGAGAAGAACAACGGCAGTGGCGATTTGGTCATCAAAATGCCGAATACCACGGAGCGTTTTCTGTTCTCGCGTTACCGGTACGAGAATAACGCTATCAAGCGCAAAAGCGGCTTTTCACGTCCGTACAACTATCCCGTCCGTCAGTTCAAGGAATGGATCATGCGTGAGCACTACGGACGCATCGAAGAAGCCGTCAAGGAGGCTGTAAACAATCTCGATGATGAGGTGAATCGCCTGCAAAAGGAGCGTGCTGACGCCTTCCGTGTCTACCAGGAAAAGCGTGACGCAGCGCGTAAATTGGCTACAAACAGCGTCGGAAATCCCGACAAGGACATCTATGCCGGTATATACCAAGCCGCACGGTCGTACGACGAGGTGCTGGGTGTATACGCCGCGCTGAAAGGTTATGACGCCATGATCCAGCCTAACGGTAATCACTGCGGAAACTCGTTCATGATTGTATTCAACCGTTCGAAAATAATTACAAGAAAATAAGCCATGGAAAGCAAAGGCAAATATGGTGTACCGCGCAATTTGACAACCTCCGTTGTAGGAGGTGCAGCGTCGCGATATATCGATCGTAAACGCCCGTCGGAACTCATACCGTTCCGCGGCGAATTCCCGATGTTGAATGACATTGACGCACGGGAATTTCGTAAGGCTATTCAGGACACCCTAACTCTTGACGAGTTGTCGCCGTTGTTCCAGAAGGTAGCTACCGAGGGGCAGCGCATTGCCCTCATGGAACAAGGATTCAAGGAGTATCTGTCGAAACGAGTTGTGGCACCTGAGGATTTTGTAAAATTAAGCAACGCTGATAAGTCGGACTACTTGCTGGATTGGATGAATACGAACTCAATCAGTGTAGAAGCACTCAAAATCACAATTCCGTATGGCAAATATTACATACGCTAACAAGTCGGCGTTTGCGATTAACGACACGGTGAAAGACCTTATCAGCCGCGTCGCCGATAATACCAACAACCCCGATATCGTCATTACCTCCACGCTGCGTACCCCCGAAGCACAGGCCAAGGCTATGGCCGACAACCTGTACGCCGGCAAGCGCATTCGTTACCGCGCACCGGGTGCGGCTGTTGTGAAGGTTTTTGACGATAACTGCAAAAAGCAGGCCCGGTCTGAGGTTGAGAAACTGATGGTAGCTGAAATCGAGCGTCAAGCCTCAATGGGGCAACGCGTATCGCTTCACTGCACCACGGAGGAGTTATACCGCCAGTGCAACATCATCGACCTGTCGATCACTCGTATGAAGAACCCGCGCGACTTCACCAAAGCATTGGCCAAAGAAGAAAAGTGCCGTAAAATTATTACGCCGCTTGGCGATACGAAGTACGACAGTCCGAAGGTTTCTATTGACGCCAACGAGCCTGCAATACACGTTGAAATAATGGCGTGACAACTATAAATTTGTAAATTCATAAAATCATAGAAATATGCCTACTTTTATTGACATGTCTGCGTTGACGCTGAAGTCTTCAGCCAGCGGACAAGAAGAAATTCAGGTTTCTGGGTCTAACAAGATCAACACAAGCCAGATTGCGGCGTTGACGTTTTCGCAAGATCCGTCGCTTGGCAATTTGCCCATTTCCAACAATTTTACATACGGCAATAGCAAGTTAAAACTTTGGAACATGCTCAGACTACTGACCGCAGCGGCGAATATCGGACGTCTGCGTATCGTGTCAGGGAATCCCGCGTCAGGCGCATCAGGAAAACCTGAAATGGCGTTTATTGTCAATATACTCCAAGGAACGAACGCCGAAACCGGAGGCACGAACGGTCTCCAAATTTTCCATCTTACCAACGATTATATTCGCGTCATTCCTTCGTCCAGTGTTGCTATGGCATGGTCTACACTCCAGACTCTGACCGACGAAGCAATCATCGCGAAACTGCACTCGACCGCTTCTGGCGACTGGGGTGGTCTGGGTGTAACGATGGAGTGGGCCGGAAGCGGCGGCAGCGCCATGAAATATCTGACGGTTACTGATTTTAAGAGTAACACTTTCAGCAATGGTGCGATGGGCGATATTGCCGTTGGTGAGATGTTCACGTTTACGAGCGCCGTTGACGCCGCTAACGGACCTGGCTCGGCTTTGGTAGGCTATGCTGTAAAAATTTCTGCTTTGTCGATTAAATACGTTGGTACCTCTACTTCAATTAATACTTATAAACGTTCGTATCTGTATACTTACCAATCTACGAACATTTACGCTACGAACTGGAGTATTCTTGGCACTCCCACAGGAATCGAAGCCTCAGTATACGAATTCACATACGGCGAAAGCGAGGGTGTGCCTACTGACGATTTGAAATTCGTTAAGGTTGCCGATATCTTCCGTATGATATTCAGTTCCCCCGATCAGGCAGACTACGGTCAATTAGACTTTATTCGGTCTCAAGACAACGATAAAACCGATCAATATGTCTTTGTTTGCCCTTCGGCAGATACTGGCTCAACGCTTGGTGCTGCAATGCAACGCGTCGCCGTTAACGCAACAACTGGGGCTGTGGATATGACGGGAGTAAGTCTTGCTATCAAAGACCAGCCAGCAACAAGAATACAGGTATCTAATTTCAATAACCCTACGAATAATAGCATAAAACGGTTGGCTGTAGGTCAAGGAGTGATCATATGTACAGCAGGCACAATCGTAGGGGGACCTTCAGGTGTTACTCCGCGTTTATACGGTCATTGTTTTAGGAGTTCATCGGGGCCTGTTTTATACACCTATCTGCTCCAAACAGCTGATGGTAGCCGTACTTTCTCCGGCTCGACGAACGGAACTACTGCTCAATGGACAGAATTAGGCGGCGGGGGTGGACTAACGGCAGTTGAGTGTTCCTCCCCGTACCCTATAATGACCAATGAGCCGTTCACCTTATCCAAGGTAAAGCCAGGCGATAAACTTATGCTGACTTTCTACATTGGGCCCGGTATTGATAACGTGGTACAGCAGGGGCAATATGTGCTCTGGTGTGACATCCCGACCGTTGGCCAAAGTACACTTTTGTTGAATATTCAACAATTTGTCCCCGGCGCTTCGCAGGTCATGAATGAAAGTCTGAAAATTGAAAACCTCGGAGCCAATGCTGATGGGTATGAATTCCAATTGGACATGGCGGGCCAAGTGGGGGTTTCATTAGTTGAGTTACACTCGGTATACAAATTGCCTTAATAAAAAGCCCCTCTAAATGAGGGGCTTTTTACTTACAACGCTTTAGATAGCCTGTATATACCTACGACATGGAAAGCCTCAATGACTGTATCAACATCTCCTGTCGCTTCCATGGTGAGTACGCTTTCCGAAGCCGACAACATCAGATTAAAGCCAACTAACCCTGTAACGCCTCCTTGGGTATTGTAATTAAGCGCCTCTATGGTTAGGTCTTCGGTGCTGCTGGTGCTGACCCAAATTATGCTTCGCCCTTGTTTGCTTCCGATCATGGTGTGATCGCTCGATATAAAGTTATAAACAATCATAAGACGATCACCTTCGCTTACCGATCCACCGAGACTGAATGTTTCGGGTGCTGCATTAGCTAACGCAATATCACCACTGAAAAGTTGCTCGACCCCCGCTCCCCCGCCGCCTAATTCTGTCCATTGAGCAGTAGTTCCGTTCGTCGAGCCGGAGAAAGTACCAACGCGATTCGCCATTACAAGTATAACGGTGGTAACAATAGTGCCGTAAACATGTTTAAGGACGATAAATTCAATTTTTGGTGCCCTATCGAGCCCATAAAGAAGGCTACCGACGAGGAAACAGGCGAACCTGTTATGCGCATCGGCGGTATCGCTTCAACCGTCGATCAGGATGCTGACGGCGAATCACTCGATCCGTCAGGTTTCGACATCAAACCGTTGAAGGAGTCTGGCATGGTCAACTGGCACCATCAGGCCAAGAACTCCCCAGCTGCTATTATCGGCGAGCCGTCGAAGGTTGAACTGCGCCCCGAAGGACTTTGGATTGAGAGCGACTTGTACGCTTCGTCACCTATGGCCTGCGAGGTGTACGAACTGGCCAAGACTCTTGAGCAAAACAGCAAGACACGCCGCCTTGGTTACTCGATCGAAGGTAAGGTCGTCAAGCGCGGTTCTAACGACAAGAAATCGCCGCTTTACAACAAAATCATCAAAGCCGTTATCACTGGCGTGGCAGTTACTCATATGCCCAAAAACCCTCATACGTTCGTCAACATCATCAAAGGCCAGATCGACGCCGACGGTATTGAGGTAGATTTGGAAGAGGAGGACGATAACGCCGAAGAGCGTGGTAGTAAGACCGAGAAAAAAGCCTTGACTACCGAGTCCAGCGCAGCGCTGATGCCTGAATCGGTCGATGGCCAGCCGAAGAAAACGCTTTCCAAATCTTCCGTCATGGAGGCTATCTTCCGTGACATTCCAAATATTACAATACCGAATGCGCACGAAGTGTATACACTAATCAAAAATATATCGGTTATGAACAAACGTAAATCCATCACTTCCGAGGACATCGAGAAGGCATATGACGCTTTGGGGCTGACGCCTGAAGGCGATGCCGCTCGCGCTGACGAAGTGCAAAAGGGTGATGACGCTGAAGGTCAGATGGGCGAGGAAGACGAAACTCATGACGACGAACCGCGTCATAACGCCGCCAACATGAAAAATGCCAAGGCAGGCAAGAAGGAGGAATCCGAGGAAGAGACCGAAGACGACGACGAGGGTTTCGAGCAGTGCGACAAGAACGGTGCTAAGATGAAGAAGGGTGAGTCGAACGACATCATGAAGGCTATTCAGGGTGTTGGTAACGACTTCAAGACCTACATCCGCGCTACCGCCGTGCTGATCAACGATCTCCGTCAAAAACGCGCTGAGGACGCCCAGCGGATCAACGAACTCGAATCCATCATCAAGGGTCAGAGCGACGAGATCAGCGACTTCTCGGCCAAACTGGAACGCTACGGCAGCGCCGTACCCCGGCCCAAATCGCTGCGTTCGTCTACGGTGGTAGACCGCGCGTTCGCCAAGTCGAACACCGAAGGCGACATCGAGAAGGGTGGCGCCAACCGTATCTCGTACGTCGAGAACCCTGCTGCCGTGAAGGAACTGCTCGATCAGGCTTCGTTCGCCAAGGGTTACGATCAGGAGTACAGCAACGCGCTGCTGGCCTTTGAGGCTCGCCCTGAAGACGGACTCCCCAAGAACATCATCGCTCGCCTCAAGGCCGAAACCGGGTACGAGGTAGTGAAATAAAGCAACACCCAAACAACTTTTTATAACATAATCAATTCCAATCATGGACAGGCTTTCTATCAATCTCGCCGACTACGGCATTGCGTCGCGCAGTGCTCAGTACGGCGCATCCAGCCAGGAAGAGGTCGCTATGCTGAACAAAGCCCTCGAAGCCACCGACATCACAGGTCGTCAGACGACGAACCTTACCGATGCCTCCGGTGCGCCTCTGAAGGTGGAGTCGCTTGAGCGCACGCTGAAGCACCTGACGTTCCGTGAGAGCGACATCGTTCTCTGGAAAAACCTGCCGAAAAAGGCTGCTTACAACACCGTTGAGGAGTACAACCAGTTGGCATCGTACGGTGCTGACCGTGGCGGTTTCACCAACGAAGGCGAACTTCCCGACGAGGAGGACTCGATCTACATCCGTCGGGCTCAGCTGGTGAAATACCTCGGCGTAACCAAGTCGGTGACGCACCAGATGACCCTCGTCAACACGATGGTGGGCAACATCATGGAGCGCACGATCAAGGACGGTACGCTGTGGATTCTCCGCAAGCTGAACAAGTCGCTGTACTACGGCAACTCGGACATCATCCCGCAGGAGTTCAACGGTCTGCTCGCCCAGCAACTGCAGTCTGACGCATGGAGTGGCCTCGATGCCTACCTCAACTCCGAGAACGTCATCGACCTGCGTGGCCGCGGCCTGACGGAGGACCCCATCGAGAGCGCAGCCAACTCGATCGTCGAGAACTACGGCCTCGGTACGGAACTCTACGCTCCCCCCGCCGTTCTGTCGGACTTCGTCAAGACGTTCTACGGCAACAAGTTCATCCAGCCCAACACCACCCAGACCAGTGCCGGTATCATGGGTCAGCGCGTTCAGGCGTTCGACTCGCAGTTCGGCCGCATCGGCCTGAATTACGACGTCTTCTTCAAGAAGGCTCCGTTCAAGAAGGCTGGCGCGCAGTCGACGCATCCTAAGTCGCCCGCTGCTCCCGTATGGGACACTGCTACTCCGGCTGCGGTTGTGGCTGACGTAACCACGTCGACCACGTCGAAGTTCAACTCGGAGGACGCTGGCAACTACATCTACGCCGTTGCCGCCATCAACCGTCACGGCGAGTCGTCGCTGGTGGTGAACGAGACTCCGGTGGCCGTTACCGCAGGGGCGGTCGTTGACCTCAAGTTCTCGATCGTGGACAACGCTCACCCGGCTACGGGTTATCGTATCTACCGCTCGAAGAAGGGTGGTACCAAGGACAGCCCGCTGTACCCGATCTTCGACATCTCGGTGGCTCAGCTGAAACTGGGTTACGCAGGGGCTGCCGGCGATCTGTGCCGCGACAACAACTACTTCCTGCCCGACTGCGATCAGGCTTTCCTGGTTCAGTTCGACAACGAAGTGATCGAGTTCGCTCAGCTGGCACCGCTGATGAAGATGGACCTCGCGATCCTGTCGCCCGCGTACCGCTTCATGGTGCTGCTGTACGGTACGCCGTTCCTGTACGCGCCGAAGAAGATGGTGCGCCTGATCAACATCGGTCGCGCCTCCAACTAACGAAACAATCGTTCAACCGAGAAGCAGGGGTGGGGGTAGCCCCGCTCCTGCTTTCTCATTAAATCGTAAGCAATGAAACTCAAAACCAACAATGCGTCCCTTTTCGGTTCGCGTCTGGCTGTCCCCGTTGACGGCACAATCCAAATTGACCGCAACGGCGAGATCAACGTATCTGAAGCGTGCGCCAGTCATCTGTTGACGCTTCCCGAGTGGGTAGCCGTCGGCAAGAAGGAGGCCCCCGCCGTCGAACCGAAAGCCACTGAAACCCCCGCCGAGGATCAGGACAAGGCCGTTATCGACCAGATTCGCGCTATGTCGCTCGAAGACCTGCTCGCTACCGCCAAGGACGCTCAATACCCCGAAGAGGAATACAAGAAGTTCACCAAGAACCCCAAATTGATGGCAGCGTACCTTGTGAAGAAATACAAGGCCGCTGTCGCCGCTGAGGAGTAAGTTTCCTCGTCCGACCGTTACGACTCGCAAAACAGACCAAAATGACTCTTCAATTAGACATCCTCTATAACAAGAACGAAGGCCTCGTATTAAGCCCTTCGGAGTTGACTGAAAACTACCTTTTCGGCATCCCGATGTGCGCTCCTGACGGCCAGCGTGTCTCAGAGTCTTCCATAAAGACTCAGATCAAAGTTGCACAAGCACAGGTCGAGCACCTGCTGTCGGTGAAACTCAAGAAGCAGGTTATTGAGGAGAGCCGCGATTATATTCGTGAAGAGTGGAACAACTGGGGTTTCGTCCGTGCGATGTATCCCGTGGTCTGTATTCATTCGTTGTGCGGTTTCATCAACTCTGTTATGCAAACTCGTTACCCCTCCGAGTGGCTTTCCATCAAGAAGATCGCTTCGGTGGCCGTGTACCGCAACATCTCGCTGATCCCCAACTCCGGTAGTGGAAAAGGGGCCATCATGACGCAGAACTCGTACGTGTACAACGGTATCGCTCCTAACTTGGGGTGGTTTGGTCAAAAGTACATCCCTAACTACTGGCGGCTGAAATACGTCACCGGATGGGACGAAATACCTGCTGACCTGCTAAACTTCATAGCCAAGGCCGCAGCGTTGAACGTTCTGGCATTGATAGGCGATGTACTGTACGGCGTGGGCATGTCGTCGGTGAGTATTTCACTTGACGGTGTGTCACAAAACACGCCGTTGACACGTTCGGCCCAAGGTGGCCTATTCGGCGGCCGCATTAAACTGTATCTGTACGAACTGAATCAACAACTGCCGAATCTCAAGAACCAATATCGCGGTATCGCGTTTGATGTACTGTAATGGCCAAGAAGCAATCCATATTGAGCGCGTCTATCGTTGACACCCCACCCGTGAGCCTGACCCCCGCGCAACCAGGGCGTCCGGCCGTGGGCTGGGACGTGGGGCGTTTCGAACGCTTGATATACGACCAAGGATACGATGCCTACATCGACCGCGCTATGCGTTGCCCGTGTGTGGACAAGACCAGCGGTCAGGCTTCGTCAACGTGCCAAAACTGTTATGGTCGTGGCTGGTTCTTTGTAAATCGACGTGAAACACGCCTCATAGCCCAGACCATGGGCAATCGCCGTAAGTACGAAGAATGGAGTGAACTCAATATCGGCACCGCAGCTATTACGGCTCGTGCTGTTGATCGTATGGGGTTTATGGATCGCGTTGTGTTATTGGACTTGGAAGGCTATTTCTCTGAAATACTCCGTCCGACTATCTACCGCAACGAGTTGTTCGCCTATCCGGTGTATGAACCGCTGGAAATTACCGACATATTCCTTCATGTCGCTGACGGCGAACCGCTGCGGCCGCTTACTACAGCCGAGTTCCGTGTAGACAAGAACAGGGTCGTTTTCAGCAAGGATTTGATCGGTATGGTAGAAAGTAACGACCCCAACGCAAAAGCCGGAAATTTGACCGTCTCCGTTCGTTACAAGCACTATCCCGTATACCACATAATCGACGTTGACCGTGAACTGATGCAAGTACGCGAGGGAAAGCCCTGTGCTGCACGGCGCGAAGCGTTAACGGCGATGCCTGTAAAGGTTGTTGGCCGTAAGGCTGAATATGTATTCCCGCCTATGCGATATGGCGATGTTCCTTATGATAACACGGTGAAATGAAAAAGGTGATTGAAAAGTTCATTGAATGGCTTAACGTCGTTCCTAAAGATAAGTATCAGCACTTTACGCTTGGAGCAATTATCGCTTCCGTGGCGTTAATAATCGCTGCGCCTCTGATCGACTGTTGGCGTTGGCTACCTTTGGTGATATCGGTAGTCGCTTTGGTGTCATTGGCTATGGTTAAGGAATACGCAGTAGATTCGAAGGTTGACGTTAACGACATTCTCTGGACAATAGGCGGTGGATATACGGTTTGGGTGATATTCATTGTATTCATCAATGGCTAAACCAATCAACATAGACGTTACAGGTTTAGGCGCCCAGTTTGGACTCACGCAAGCCCAGATTGACGGCCTAACTGAACTCTGTGTTCAAGCCGTTACTGCTGCTGTATACGCCAACTGGCAGGCGTTGGCCAAACAAGGATTAAATTCAACACGCCCCGAATACCTCCAAAATCTAAACATAATCGATCGCGGCCGTTTCGCCAAGTCGATTGTCCTCACGGGGGAGTTACCAGTGATGCTGGAGGCCGGGGCAACCCCTTTCGACCAAAAGGAATATTTTCAGCGGTCATCGAAGGTCCGCCACACGGTGCCTGTACTGCGCAAGGATGGCACAGTACTTAAACCCGGCGGCGATTGGTATTTGACTGTTCCGTTCCGTCACGGCACGCCGGGAACGGTTGGTCAGGCAGGATTTTCTGACGAAATGCCACAAGAGGTTTACGACGTGGTCCGCACGTTTGTTACTGGTCAACGACTACGCGCTTCGCAGATTCCTTCACCGTACAACGTACCGACCGAGCGTCGGGCCATTGCCGCTACTGACCGTTCGCCAGCGTATGGCGCTTATATTCGCCGACACTCCATCTACGAGGGCATCACCAAGCAGACAGGAGTTTACGCCCGAACGACTCAAAACATATACGTCTCATTCCGCCGAGCGTCAAAGAACTCCGACCCGTTGAGTTGGATATTCCCGGGTCTTACGGCGCGACGCTTTGCTGACAAGGCCATCGACCAGACGGATGTTGAAACAATAGTACACAACGAATCGGTTAATTTCTTGGAGAACTTATGAAAGTAGACGCCCTTATACTGCCCGAGGTGATAATCGCCCGCGTGTTGAACGCTATCGTGAAAATGATACGCGACGACATTGCGCTCACCGTACCACAAGACGTCAAGAACACCATACTTTACCAGCTGTTGGGTGAAAACGAGGACGGACAACCCATTCACATGAACGCCTACAACTATTTCCGGCAGGCGGTAAAGATATTTTCTAACCCGGCGAATTTGGAGGTCCATTTAGGATACAATCCTCAGGTGACGACCGCCCTCGCCGTTCACATCATTTTACCCGGCGAACAAGCCTCAAATGCCCCATTAGGTGAGGGGCAGGAATGGGACGCTGACGCCGACCAGTTCATGTACACGCAGTGGATGGACGCACAGTATCAAATTCTCATCACGTCGGATAACTCCTCTGAGGCTATGATAGCCTACAACGTGTTAAAAGCCATGCTGCTGATGTACGCTCCAAACCTCGATTTAGTGGGGTTACGCATTCCGCGCGTATCAGGCGGCGATATAATACTTCAACAGGATATAATTCCGCCAACCATATTCCACAAGGCACTCACGCTGGCATTCAAATACGAGGTTACAGTTCCAACAAGATTGCGTGCCCAAGTCGTAAAGGCCATCAACTACAATTATAACATTTGCGACCCGTTTGACGGTGAAAACTTAATTCCCGGCGGCGGTAAAACTGAATAAATACCAAAACTTTCTAAACATACAACATTATGAGTACTGTGGTAACGATGAATGGCAAAACCTACGTTGAGCCTGGTTCGTACGCAATCACCGTCTATCAGCCTACTTCGGTAGTCAACGTGGCTTCGTTTGGCCGCGTGATGATTATCGACACTGGCCTCTCTCAGGAGAAGGTGGGCGATGCAACGTACGAATTCGCAGGCGGCGCGGGTATTGCCGGCGTTGACGCTTCCGGGCGCAAGGCCATTTACAGTTTCGAGAACTTCGAAGACTTCTCGGACTTCATGGGCGGCGGCATGATCACCGACATCGCTCAAAAGCTATTCACGCCTATTGACGGATCGCTGGGTACGCCGCGCCTGTATTACACCCGCGCGGCCAAGACTACGCCTGCATCACTGACCATCGGCGCTGACACCAATTCGATCGCGCTGACGTGCTTGAACGAAGGTGCCGTCGGCAACGGTGTAGCCGAAGGTGATATGACCGAACTGTCGAACGGTACGCTGGAGAACCTCAAGGTCGGCTATGCACTGGCAATTAAGGCTGGTGTTGATGACACGTCGAAGTTCATCGCCACCATCTACCGAGGCAACTACCGCGGTACGGACGCCGCGGGTGAACCCTACGGAACGTACACGCTGGCTCAGGCGTTTGGCGAATTGGTAGCCCAGTCGGGTGAAATCGCTACCTACGACGATCTTTACAACTGGCTTATCACGTCGTCGATGGTAATGGCCAACTTCCGTCCTTCGAAGGGGGCGGGCTTTGTAGGTACAACGGCTCTGAAGGTGACCGCACCGACGGTATTCGCCGGAGGAACCACCGCATACCAAGGATCGAAAGGTGAGAACGAATACTATCCCGACGTGTTGGAGGCAATCCGCGAGTTGGAGGTGACGTTCTTCCTTTGTACAGACTACGGCGTGGTGAATGGTACCAAGGCTTCGTCTAACGGCAAACTGTTCACCTTCCTGAAGAATGATGCCAAGTTTGACGAGTTTATGTTCGTACCGGGCGGCGAAGGCAAGGCTGACCTGCTGACGACCAACACCGTCACCCAAACTTCGCAGGCGCTGGCCGTTCACTACAACGACGAGAAGGTTGTGGTGGTCCATGGTTCGCCGACCGTTCCGCGTAAGGACGGCAACGGAACCAAGAACCTGCCTTCGATCTACCTCGCTGCTGCTATCATGGGCCTGAACGCCGGAATGGCTGCCCAGACTCCGGTCACGTTCAAGCGTGTAGGGTACGACGCCTACGCCTACGACCTCACATTCAGCGAGCGTATCAAGGCCCTTCAGGCTGGTATCATGCACGTCCGCGAGGTTTCGGGTTATTACCGCGTCAACCAAGGCATCACGACGCTTCAAAACAACAAACAAACTATCGCCGAGGACGGTCAAACCTTCGAACTTTCGATCGCGCTCATCAAGGCTCAGCTGAACAAGGAACTCATCCTCGAAGGCCAGACCCGCTTTACCGGCAACACCGCTGCTCAAGCATCTCCCAATACGGTTAAGGACTTCACTGAAACCAAACTCACCTCGCTGGTGGCCAAGGTCGGTGACGACAACCTGATCATCTCGTGGAAGAACGTGAAGGTTTCGGCCCGGAACGGTGATTACAAGGTGACGTACGACTTCGTCCCGAACGTTCCGGTCAACAAGACGTTCTTCGTCGGCAATATGCTTGACTACGTTTTCAATTCGTAATTAAAGAAAGGAACCGCATATGTCAAACAAGAAAGTAATGACCGCGCCGCTGGCGATTATCCGTATCAACAGCGTTGCCGTCGGTAAGATGAAGAACGTCCGCATCACGGAGAATATCCGTCGTGGACGGGTGGTCGGCCTCGGAAGCCTGACGCCCAGCGAACTTCCCGCGGTGGAGTGGAGCGGCTCTATGAGTTGCAGTTCGTACTCCATCAACTTCAACCGCCTGTTGAACGTCGTCAAGAAGGGTACGTTCCGTCAAACTACCAGCGTCGAGGAGTGGGCCAACGCCATCCTCCTGCAGGAAGACGGTCTGGAGATCGCCGTTCAGCGTAAGATCAAAGACGGCGAGATCGACCCCGAAACCGGGCTGGTGAAGGCTACATACGAAACCTTCGCGCTGGTGAAGGGAGCGTTCGCTACCCGCGAGGGCTTCGACATTCAGGAAGGTCAAATTTCGGGCCGCGATACCGAGTTCGAATACCTGAACCCGATTCTCTTTGACGGCATCAGTGAGTAACCGCGCGTTGCGCACCAACACCAAGTATAAAGAGAGTGCTACGGATAAGCCCGTGGTGCTCTCTTTATTGTTAAACGAAATAGTCTTGAAAATGGAAGATTACAAAAAGCAACTCTCTGAGGTCAAAGCAGTAGAGTTCCGCGGAACGAAACTCAACGTCAAGTTCCCTAACGTCGGCGAGATGATCGACATCGAAAACCTCAAAACCGCGTATTCCGGCGGCCGATACGGCGTTATGCTGGCCAGCGGCGTGAAGAGCATGATCTACGCCGTTGACGTCATCGACGCTATGGCCTTCATTGAGATCAAACTCAAAGCCGTGCGCAACATGCTGAATCTTCCCGACGGTCAGTCGCTGATGAGCGTTGATTCGGGTCTCGCTTCGGAACTCACGGCTTGGTACAAGCAGCAGATCGCTCCGTGGTACAACTCGATGATGTCGAAACTGTATGAGGCAGGAAACGCCCAGCCGTCTCTCAACGAGCAGACGGGAGCCGACGCTTAACGACGTTGTTGACGCCGATGTCGAGCGTTGGATAGTACAGTTCCCGATCGACCTTTGGTGGCGAAGAAAACACGCCGTGGCTTACGGTTCACCGCGTCATCGGGCGATGAGTTTCTTTGACCAATTACACGAGTATCGTGAAGAAGTGTTACTGCGCCGCCTTGCTGTTGAACAACGCGAACGCGATATTCAGGGCGATGACTACGATTCACGCGTGGTGAAACTGAGCCAAGAACAGATCGATGAGGACTACGACAGTATCAACTTGGATGACTTTTAACGCAGATAACAATGGCCGAAAGGGACATAACAGTTAATATCAACGGTAACGGTTCTGGAGGTACTGGCGCACCTGCTACGCCTCCAGAACCGCCTACTACGGGAGGTGGTGATGCGCGGTTGAGTGCGTCAGTTTCAGACCTCGTAAGCGAACTCCGCAGTGCGTTATCGCAGGGCGGCGGCCCGATGTTCGGCCAAAGCGGTTTCAAAGGTTATCTCGACGACGTTGGCCGCAGTATCGTTACCCAGCGGCAGGCTGAAATCCGAAATCGCTTCGACTTGGAGCGTGAGGTGAACAGCGGCCGTTACATGGATGAAGTGGCGAAACTCGACGCTGAACGTGAAGCGCGGGTCGGCCGCTATTCTTTTGCGCCCGACGGTACGCTGTTTAACCCCGAGGGAAAACCGCTGCCGTCCGGTAAAACTATAACCCAGGACCTCGATGCGTGGTATAATCCACGCTTACGGGCCATAGACCAGCAATACGGAGGAATTGACGAGCGTTTAGCTTCCGAGGAAACCAGTGAGCGGGCCGCGGTAGAACGTGAAATGACGGACGCTCTACGGATCGTTGCGGAGGAATTGCGGAAGGAGTCGCGCGAGAAGTCTTCCGGAGACGAAGACAGCTACATCGGGCGGTTACGTCTTCAACGAAAAGAACTCGTTGATAATATAGAGCGGGCCGCTACCGAGGAAGATTACAACACGGCTCGTAAACGTTCACAAGAATTCGACCAAAGTCAACCGGGTGCGTCGGGCATGGGAGTATCAGGAACCCGAGCAGCCATGGCTGGAGTAGGTATGTTCTCTTCAGCCGCCAGTGGTAATATAGTCGGCGCAGCAGCCGGAGGGGCCGGACTCATTACAGCGGCAGCAGCCGGAGCAGCAGCCGCGGCAGTAGTAAGTGCTGTGGTAGCGGCTATTGGATATGCTATTTCTGCCACTTCGGACCGTATTGAGGGAGCGTATGATTTGGCAAACTATCGCGGTTTATGGGGTGGACGTACTGGCGGTGAGGCTATGTACAGCGCCGCCGGGTCGGTGATAGACGCAAGTACTCGCGGCGTTTATGGCGAGCAAGTAACTCGTAAACAATTAGGCATCGACGACGCCGACTTCATTCGCCGGGCAACGGAGATGATTGCTACAAGCGGCGTGTTGGCTGATACGCAGAATCGTGTATTCTATGCTCGTGCCAATGAGGGAACCTACAACCTGGAACAAGGGGCTCTGACGAGGGCTGCTCGTTACGAACGTTATGGCGATGAGACTTCTTCGAGTGCCATGATTAAACTCGTGGACCAGTTGGAGCAACTCAACAACCGCGGTATTGATACAGGAATCGGCGGCGAACTTGGTTATGCCCGCGCTCGTGAACGATTAGAGATACAACAACAGCAGTTAGAGTACTACTACGCGCGATATAATCGACCAGACTATGTAACAGCCAACGCAACACAAGTAGCGTATTCGTCACAAATGGGCAACGCCGTTCAGGATGCCCGAATGGGCAACGCCATCCAGGCTGTTGATAGTGCCATAGCCAACGGCCAGGGAATGCAACAAGCCTATACGTTGATGGCCTTACAACAGTCTGACGTTGGTAAGCGTTTAGGACTTGACAAGATGTCGTTCAGCACATTACGCTGGGCTCCTAAAAGCCCACAGTCGTTTGGTCTAAGCGAGGTTGAACTTAATACCGCGGTTATTCAGCAGTTGGCACAGCAAGGCGGCCTAAACCCGGAAGAAGCCACATGGGACGAGTTATTTAACAACCCGGGCATAAATCAGTACATGCTCGAGAACTTTGGTAATATACCTCTCGAGCAGTTACAACAAATTCTTCCTGGTTTGGCTTCAGGGCGTACCGCTGCCGAATATCGTAAGTCGGTTGCCGCTCAACGTGCTCGTCCTTCAGGAGTTTTGGGTGAGGAGACTCTCACTGAAAAAGCGGCACATCGACAAGCCCAAAACGTAACCGACATGGCTGGTTTGCGCACTTTGGCGGGTGAAATTCAAGACAGCATGAAAGAGTTCTTCACCGGAATTTTAGCTAAAGTATCGCGTGACTATATGACCGACAGTAATGACGTTTATAAAGGCGAGTGGTGATGGCTTCGAACACGAAAAAAACCTATGTCGATATTGTCCATGACCAAAAGCGAGTCAAGACGATAACGGATTTTCATGCCTTTTACAAGATAACGGGCATTACCCCAGAACAACTTTTCAAAGATAATATCGTCTCCATCTTCAACGCCATGTCGTTGATGGATAAGATACAATATGCCACTCTGAAAGGCAAGAGCGGAGCCGCCAGTTCGTTGACCCCAAATGACCTGGAATACACCATGACACTACCGCGTTTCTGTGTCATTCGTGTTTACTACGATAACGTGACTCCCGATAACGTGATATATGCCACCAATATCGTTAGTGACGTTACCGACTACAAGGCGTGGAGCGATGAACGCTTAAAGGAGATAACTGAAAATTCAGGATACGTCGCCAATGCCGTTACATATAACTACGTCAAAATGGCGCCAAACGTTCGCGTCGCTGGTTGGTTTAAGGTCAAGGAATTCATGCATTCAGAAGCCAATAACCCCCAGGCCATAGTCGATATATCGCGTTATGTAAGTTACATGACTATTAACGTGACGGAGACGGGCGGTAATTTCTCATTGTCGCTACCATTTATCCCCGCTGACCCGGCCAAATTACTCGTTAAAAACGCCAACGGGAATCAAGAAACGCTGAGCCAACTTGAAGCCGCTACCGATGATTATTACAAGGCGACGTTTCGCCAGGGCAACTTTTATGAGTTTAACTATTTCGATTGGTTAATTTCACCAAACGACGTCTTGTTTCTACGTTTCGAGCGTCTCGATATGGAAGAGGATAACGAGCGCGGCGATGAGGTTAAACTCGCTGGAGGCGTATGGGACATGATAGCACTTGTCGATAACGTCACAACCAATACCGACGCTGCCGGTAATATTATCGGCATACAGGTATCGGGCCGTGATTTGATGAAACTTTTGATTGATGACGGTTCATACTTTTATTCGGTTAGTGTACAGGCCGATGCTGAAACCATGTTCCCTAACGTCGCCGGAGTCCAAAATATGCGATTTGGAGACCGAAACAACGACTTACTAAACATAACTAAGGCGGTGGACCGGGTGCGCGCTAATAGCGGTTATATTATGCCTTTCCAACAGTTTTACTGGACGGTTGAAAGCGTATTAAAGAAAACTATTTTACGGCTGGCGAATATTGCTATTGCCCCTAATGACGTGTTCAAAGAATGGGGTGACGCACGCAGTACGATTACTGATTACAAAACAACTCCGGAATCATCCGAGAAAAAGGTCGTAAACGATGGCAACTGATTTGGCAGTATTTCCTATTTGGAAAAAGGATTGGATACAAGGGTATGGCACGGAACAGCGACCTATCATCGTTTCGTGTGTGCAGGGAAACCGCAAACTCCAAATTGGCGATAAGGTAAAGATTAGCTACCACCGCGGCCTGGATTTTGCATTACCAGTTGGAACGGTATTGCAGGCTCCCGAATATTGCCTTGTAGCTGAAGTGAATACCAACAAGAAAAAACCCGAAGGTATCTATCTACGACTTTTGTTCCCTGCCCAGTTTCCTAATAACGGCGGGATGGGTAGCAGTTACGTCGGTAAGGGATTTGCGCTTGGCCAAAAGTTATTTCGCCATCGCATAGCCGAACAGTCAATACAAAATGGCGATTATATAGAGGTATGGCTCATGCACCTTAATGAGGTTTATGCCAACGTGAAGAAAGGTGAATGGCTTAAAGCCAAAACCCCTATCGCTACAACGGGAAATACTGGGTATTCCACAGGACCGCATCTTCATATTCAAATAGGTTTAGCTGGCAGTGGGAAGTGGCTTATGCCTGCACAGTTTATGAGCCAATGTAGCTTTGCACTCTCCGAAAACGACAAGAAATATCAATCTGCATACGACCTACAGGTGGCACCTTACAGTTGGCCTTTTTCTGCTAAGTTTGCCTACCGCCCTGAACAAGACAACGAAGACTTTATTACAAACGCCGAATGGCGGATGAAATATCTTTGGCGTTCAGAATTGAGAGTTCCGCCAGAACTTAAATTACCGTATTCTAACAACAAAACGGAACCCGTAAAAATAGAGGTTACAGAACCTAAAAACGCCACAGCCACCAGTGACTTTTTACCGGGCATTTGGCAGATAATAAAGATAATCGTTGATGATAATGTAGCGTTTCGGCAAGTGTTCGATGCTACAATCACAAACTCCACGGGTTCACTTTTGAACTGGTTTAACAAGGTTTGCCAGAAACCGTTTGTTGAGTTTATGGGCGATACCTGGGGTGACCAGTATTACTTTATTGCCCGTCGGCCGCCATTCGATGCTGCAGCAGTTCGTGACGCTTACGCCGACGCCCTGTATAGTAACAACGGCTATTTGTCGATACATCCCAACAAGGTACTGAATACGTCGTTGACGTGGAGTGTTAACACGGCATATTCTTGGTATCGGTTAGGCGCACGAGTCGGCTTCAATAACGACGACGACATCGGGCAAATACCAGCCGTATTCTTCCCGGAGATGGCGGCGCTGTTTGGCTCCCGCGTTTGTAACGTCCAAAGCAACTATGTGAATCTGATAGCCGACGGAAAATCCGCTATTCATAATCAGGATAAGGAAATCGCTGATGTTACGAAAGCGAACGTTCTTCGTTCACACTATCGTTGTCTATTAGACCTCAAATACTTAATAGAAAGTACTATTTATGTGCCTTTCACGCGTCAGGGAACGATAACGCTTTACGGCGACCGCCGTATAAAACGCGGTTCGTGGGTGTATTTTGTACCTACCGGAGAACTTTACTACGTCGAGCAGGTTTCAAATACATTCAAGAGCGTTGGTGAGAGTATTCAACGAACGACATCGCTTCAGGTTTCTCACGGTATGTTTGTGCGTAATATCAATAGCGCTTGGCGTAATGGAGAATATGACAAAAATTTACCATATAGTTATTTCGATATCGTTGATTTTGGCGACCAAACGGCTTGGAAAGATATCGGCACTACCGATTCTAAAGGTTATCCAAACGAGTTGTTCAAATTCGTTGCTAATTTCAAAATTCGTAAAGAGGTATTGGACTATTTTTGGAGCAAGAAACAAGTTCTGGAAACACGGACAAACCTTTATATGACAGAGGAGGAAATAGATGAGGGTTAATGCACAAACGCCACAAAAGACGCCGTTGTATGCCACGGCCGGCATAGGATATATCGTTTTACCGCTGTCTGATGTAGACCGACAAACCTACATAGAAAACTGCTTGCGGACTTGTACCGTCACTATACAGGGCGGTCCAGGCCGTTCCATATACCAGAATGTACCTATCGCTCCGGAGGTTTTACAAATGGTGGAATTTCCGCCTGATACCGAGTCTTTTGGTACGCCCGTAATTTGGGTGGTTGATGATTTACAACAGTGGCCTGTTGTAGTTAATTATCTAAATCTTTCGGAGTTAGACCAACAACAAATTGGTCAGCGCCGTTTTCGAAAGCAAATTGGCGATTCGGTTGTTGAATTTATTCTGGACGCTTCCAACAGCGAAATCGACGTTATGGTTTCCGGTTCAGCAGAGACACCTGGCGAGTTAAATATCAAAGTAACATCACCAAACGGAGATTCCAAAGTAAACGTATCTTCCGATGCTGAAATAAACGTTACCGGAGCGAAGCTTGTACAGGTCGCCAGCGCTCAGAAAATAATCGCCAGTATTATCGACGGCGTTGATACAGAAGAGGGAGTTGAGGTTACGCTGGATGGCGACTCCCTTTCATACAAGACCAAGAACGGTAAATCCACTTTCACCGTAAAGGGTAACAAGGCTTCGTTCAACGGCGGGGAGAACCGCGGTGTGGTGAATATCGCACAAATCGAATCGCTGGTAAAGGCTCTGCAAAAGGACCTGCTGATTGCTTCGTCGGGTTCGAATCTTTCCAGCTGGATGGCCAGCGAAATGCCGAAGATGGAGGACAAGAAATTATCACATTAACGCCATGGGAAAGTTAGGAATCGACCCCAAGATGGTTATTCGTGCTACGTGTAAGAAATACATCGACACGCTACCTACCGACCAGGCAGAAGCCTACGTCGAAGAGATGCGGTCGGCCGTGGGTGAAGCCATACAACAGAAGATAGACGAAGCCGAAACGTGGCTCACGGCAGCCGAAACCTCTGCTCAGAACGCCATCGACGCTTGCACCACGCTGGCTGTTCAGGCCGTGTGTGCTGACCCTATGGCGGGTGTAGCTTCAGCGGGCGTTATCGCTTCTGCCAAGTCGGGTGCGGCTACAGCTAAGGCCACCGTCGCTACCGGCAATGCCGCAGTACAACAGGTGATACGAATCGTTGGCGGTTTCATGTTACCGCTACCTGCTCCAGTAACCGCCGCGGCGCAACTACTGAATTCGGCCGACAAAGCGTTGTCGGCGCTGCCCTTGTAACAAGTATAATTGATGTAAATTTACGACGATGCCTACCATAGCAGGAACAGTTCTGAATAAAGCCAAAGGCGACTTCGCCACCGCGGCGAGCGACGCGCTCGTTACGATGGGGCGTGGGTTGGTACACGCCGTTGCACCCGACGACTATGAGTACTACATGTGTACGTTGGAGTTGCTTCGTTCGAGCGGTGAAACGGCGGCTTTCATGAATTTGCCTGTAATGCCCAGTAACATCACCGAAAGCCGGACCTCGCTTACTACTATCACCAAAACCAACAACGTGGTAGTGTCGATGATTAATCCGTCGTTTAACCCGGTCGATATTTCACTGCGCGGGACGTTCGGTCGTAAGTTACGTATTTCGTTCGGCCAACAGCAGTTCAAAGACACGGCCGAAGATGGCGCGTCGATACCGTTCTTCAATATTGGTATGTTCACCGGAGCGGCAGGTGTAGGTGATAATCGCGCGATGATAGCCAAAACAGGGTACGGCCTTACCAAGATGATGCAGAAAATCCTCACGGCGGCCACCAAATTGGACCCTAACGGCAAGCCCTATCGGCTGGTGTTTACCAACCACGCCTTCAACACGGCATATTACGTCGAGGTCATCCAGGATAACTATTCGATGGACGAGAATAACAACATGATTTGGAATTACTCCATCGAATTACGCGCCGTGGCGGCCTATACTACCATCAAGTCGGTAAACGACTTCCTGGGACAGGTCATGAATCAATCGTTGAGTAGAAGTGTAACGCGGGTACTGGGGCAGGTTAGCGACCTGTTGACGTGCGGCGTCATGAATATGTTTTAGCCATGTTGATTCCCGAATACATAATCCGCTTTTCTAACGTCACGAAATACCGCTTGACGGATTTTCTGGAACGTTATCAGGACTTCTTTGATAACGACTATTCGTCCATCAACCAATATTTCTCCGGACTCAGCGAAAGCGTCGACCACGACCGCTTGCGCCGTCTCCAGAAACTGCTCGATGATTGCCGCGAACTCCAGGCTCAGTTCAAGAACTACGATAACCGTTTCGACAACTGCGGCTACTGGTTACTGATGGAGTGGATAGACAACCTGGTCGTCCAGGTGGAAAAGGTTACGAAGCTACCTAAGTTCCGCCGCACTACGCTTACAGCCCGTAACTACAAGCCCGTCATTCAGGTGGAATCCACTATCGGTGCACAGCGCACGATGGAGGACCTGTCTGAGGCTATCCAGTCCAACGGTATGGATCGCGTTTCATGGGAGCAACTGATGATGGATAACGACCTGGAAGAGGACCAGTGGGAAATCGACGAGTTGAAGCCCGTAACCGCCATGGTGAATAACATAACCCCGGCGGCAGTGAAGACTATTCTCGAACCTCCGGTCGGCGAACAGGTCTATGGTAAGGACATCGCCCGGAAGATTACTATCGAGGTAGAAGAGGAAGTGGCAACAAAGGCCGTTTTCCGACGTTCTGGCGACGAAACGACCGTTACCTCGGCCCGGCGTATAGGCGACCTGAAAATCGTTAAATACAAGGACAACATCGACCAAAAGGTGATGATACTCATGGGCATGAACCGCGGCACCGTTCCCGACAACCCGCTGCTGGGGGTTGACCCTAACCTGACGGCCGGAGTTACCGCAGCTCAGCTGGCCTTACCTACGGTTCGCCGCCAGATGGTGGACACGTTCCTTCAGGACGACCTGTTTGAGTCGGTCGATATGACGGCTATTGAACAGAACCAGGATTCGTTGGTTTGTACGCTGGAAATTAAGACAAAGTACAACGATAAGGTGACCAAAAAAGTAAAACTATGATAACGCAGATAACGTCCATCGAGGAGTTGAAGCAGATGTGGCTGGAAATACTCCTGAACAAAACCGACAAGATATCCGATGTATCGGCCGAGTCGGTTTTGAACGCCATAGCCTATGCCGATTCCAAGATCGGCCAGAAGATTATGGTGAATCAGGCGGTTATCGAGGGGCACATCTTCCCGGATACCGCCGCCGGGGAATACCTCGACGCGCTGGCTGCGTTACGGGGCGTGGCGCCGCGTTTCGGAGCGGCTCCGGCTACTACCTACGTCCGCGTGATTGGCGACCCTGGAACGTTCTACCAGGCGGGCACGATGTTTACCTCGACAACGGGGTTGACGTTTGTTTCGACAGAAGACGTTACCATTGGCGGCGTTGACGATACAGGCACCGTGGTTGTAAATTCGCGTCTGGCGTATATCCCCGTTCGCTGTACGAAGTCCGGTGCCACTACTAACGTTCCGCCGCTGTCGTTGAACCGGGTCAACCCTACGCCTCCCGGACACCAGAGTTGTACCAACGAATACCAGGCCACGGGTGGCCGCGACCAGGAAGACGACGAAACGTTCCGTATCCGTATCAAAGAAAGCGTCAATCAACTGGCGATGAACACGCTCGCGCAGTTGGAGCAAGTGCTGATGAAAATCAACCCGCGGGTGTTGCGGATATTGAAAGGCGGGTATGGCGAAACGCAGACCACCGGGTCGGCCGCTGAAAGCCGCATCAATCTCACGGTTGTTTCGGTCAACGGCCAGAACTTTACCCAGGAGGAGTTTGACGAAATGTATTCCCGCGCTGAGGAGTATTTGTGCCTCACTGACCTGCTGCGCGTTTCTATCGCCGGAGCACGTTACCCGGCTATCAACCTGCGTAACGTCAACTGGCTGTTCGTTAACGTGGACTTCCGCGTTGATATCGACCTGGCCTACAATACCGACGACGTCCGTACCCAGATTCAACTCCAAATGAACAAACTGTTCGACTACCGCTTCTGGGAGCCGGGCGACAAGGTGGAGTGGGAGGATATGTTGTACGTCGTCAAGAACGTCGAGGGCGTGCGCTACGTTCCCGATACGCATTTCAACCCCAGCTACGACATCAACGTCCCCGAATACACGTTACCGCGCATACGCAGTTTCGTGATGCGTGACTTGGACGGCAACGTGATTATCGACAACAACGGCGTTCTTTCTGAGGTATTCTACCCTAACGTCGAAGACGCAAACTACCAAGCAACCGTGTTAATGTCCATCTGATATGAATCTCACTACCTCCATACGCAGCAAGGTCGTTATCTCGCCATCGAACGAGGTGACGATTATGGCCGAGGCCGCGGGTAAACTGCCTGAAATCTACGAGGCAGAGATTCTCCAGGGACCTAAGACCATCAACAATACGAAAGGCGTTCAGGGCGACCTGATGATAAGCCTGGACAAGCCGCCCGCTGATGCTTCGCTTACGAGCGACGGGCGGTTGCTGTTGACGGTTACGGATGGCGAAAAAACAAAGTATCGCCGCGACGGAGCCGACCTGGTGTACGACCGCACCGAGGACCCCGAACTTAGCAACGTGATGGCCGCTGTGGGCGACCAGCTGTTGGTGGCGATTACGTGCGATATATCGGGCCGTGTGTCGTTGACGGAGTTTGTTGACGACCTAACGGGTGGCGCTCCTACGGATGTCGTGCGGTTGTTCCAGGTGTCGGCTGACGGTATTTTCTGGACCGAGTGGGCAGAACTTACCAACGAGGCCTTAAAAGCACTGGACCCCATCACGGCCGACGGTACGATGATGGTCTCGATACAGTACATACGCCAAGGCGGCGATGCTCCTATCGAGTTCAAGTCCGTTATGTTTACAGGCACGGTGGAGCCTATTCAGTTTGTGGCTCCTACCATCGACGAGTCGATATTCGCTTCCGTGGCGTCGTCGGAACAGACTAAGCGCATCGAACGTAACCTGTTCAAGAAATTATACTACCGCGGCGTGATGGCGCAATACGTTACACGTGGCGCCGACCGTAACTACGACGAAGACCGTGATTACGTGTCGTTGTTCTCGACCGTGGGGCGTTTCTTCGCTATGATGGTATCGTTCGCCAAACGGTTCGAAAACATCTACAACGACTTCGACCTACTGCGGGAGTACGTTCGCCAGATAGGATTGTATTTCGACGAAAAGAGCGTCACGTTAGAAGAACTCCAGTATCTGGCCTCACACTACTACGACGAAATCCGCAAACGCGGTACGTCGATGGTATTCGCTCGTAAGGGCGACGGCCGCCCCTACAACGGCGAATTTGTACGGCTGTTCGGCATTGAGGATAGCGACGAGTTGCTGACCGACAACCTGCCCGCCTCGAAGATGGGGTGGTGCCTGGGGCAATCATCACCACTGTATCGCGGCGTGGGTGATTCTAACCAGCTGAATAAAACTCGTGAAACGTCGCCCGACTTCGAGTCGTTAGACGACTTTGTTACTACGGGTAACGTCGCTATTGAGGAAATAGCCGACCAGTACATAGTAGGTTACGACCGCGAGAAGAAAACCCCGGTTTACAAGAACAAGGTTTGCCTGAAGATTACCGGCAGCGGCGGGTTAGGCCGCAGCGACGTCACTACTCCGGTGGACGACCGTGTGTACCGTGCCGACTGCAACCTTTCGTACGAGGTGTCGTTCTGGATGAAGAGCGATGGTAAAGGCACGCTGAATTTCGGCACCGAGGGTTTCAACATCTTCAAGACGGTAATCGCTGGCGGTTTCGCCCGCCTGGATTCTACACAGGTAACGGACTATTTCGCCAACGAACTACCCCTTTCCACCCTAAAGGCCAACACGTGGTATCACGTCCGCGGTATTATCCATGCTTACAGTACGAAGCCTGTCACCATCAACGCCCCAGGCCTTAACATCGCTCCGCACCTGGGGACCCAGTTGTGTTACAACAACTATTCTGTCGAGTACATTCTTCCGAAGATTCAACTCGGCGGCGACGACGCCACGGCCACGCTCTACATATGGGACTACAAGATACGCCCGCTGGTGTACGGCCGCAATATCCTTCCGTTGAAGGAAACGCTCCGCGTCGATGCCCGTTCTAACGGCTTCATCCAGTCACAGCGGTTATTCTACATCTTCTTGAAGAATAACAACAACACGATGTCTCAGGCCCAGTTGGAGCAAATCGTGAACAAGTACTTGATTCCGTACGGATTCCAGCCCGTATTCGTTTACGGTACGACGCCCGTTAATACGTCCACTACGCCGTCGGAATTCGCGCCGTATCTGGTGTTGACGCCAAATTCAATTATCATAAACACAAACGGCGATAGCGGTCTTGTGGACCTGAAGACCAACACTAACGTCATAAAAGTTGAATAGATATGTCGAAACTGAAACTGTCACCGAACCTCTTTCTGGAGGTAGCCGAATTGGAGAACTTTCGCCGCCTGATGGTGGATGAGGGTTACAAGGCGGTGTTTAAGTCCATGGTAAAAAATTTCGGAATCGCTCGCGATTACGACAACAACGCTTTTGAAATCACGGCCACTGGCGAGGCGGACGTTGTCTCGATTGCGCCAGGCGTGGCGTGGACTAAGGACTTCGACCGTATCATCAGCCGTGAAGCCGTAACGCTGCAGGCCATTCAATCCGAAACCAAGACGTGGATCATCCTTTCACGCGCCGTAACCAACTACGAGGCCGGAACGGTTTCCGTCACTACCGACGGCACCCTCACAGGCGTCGGAACCGAATTCACAAAGGTTCTTCGTGGTGGCGATAATTTCCCTAACGCTGTCAAGTTCATCGACTCTACCAAGAACATCCTCAACTACGAGGTTATCAACGTGGTCTCCGACACGTCGGCCGTTATTGCCGCTCCGGCCGTGGCTGAAAGCAACCTCCGCTATGGCGTGGTGGGGGCGTTCACGCCGGGCTTCGTGCCGTCATCGGCCAACGAACTTATCTACGAATACGACTCGTTCCAGGTACGGATGGTACAGTCGGATACGGTTCCCGAAATACAGGCAGGCGAAGAATTCATCATCGCCCAGCTGAACTGGGAAAACGGCGAGATGTCGATTGTCGATATGCGTAACTCGTGTACGTTCAATGTGGAGCCGACGGAGGAAATAGCCGCGGCCTCTTTCAATATCGTCAGCGTACTCAACGTGGAACGTTACGGCAATATGCTGCGTATCGCCGTCGAGAACGGCTACACTATTACAGGCTTCGAAATCCGGTCGTCAGACCTCCAGTTCCGTATTTTGGAGGGTAACAACAACGTTCTTGGTACGGTATCGAGCGCGGGGGGAACTATCCCGTCGTCGGTGTTTGCCGGATGGACGCTGTTCAACCGCGCTACCGGCAAGGGCGTGAGAATCGTGGATAACACCAACACTACCCTTACGCTGGCTTCATGGAGTGGCGATATCGCCCTCGGTGAGAGGGACGACTTCGTTATCGTACCTACAGTGGCCGATATCGAATACCAACTCGTGGCTTTGGACGGCGGGGCGACTACTTGGGGCGGTGTCCGTACCACGGCCCGCTTCCCGGTTACGGACGTTCAAGCCAATATCTTCGTACCGCTCAACAGCGGCCAAACCTCTCTCGCGCTGCGCTATCGCGATATCGACGGGCGTTCCGCAACTGCCTTCAAGACCTTCCCTCAATCGGGTTATAAGGACCTTATCGACGGAATGTCTAAATTCTTGTTGAACTCGGTTTTGACAGTAACCATATGATGCTTTATTTAACAGGCGCGCCGAACTCACTCATGACGTCACCCGACGCGCCTCAAAACGATCCGCGTATGAGTTTGGGCGGTTACGTGAGTTCAACCCCCGTACCGAACGCCGCATTGAACGTACTGTTCGATCAGGTATCGCTGCTCACGCTTCAGAACCGCCCGACGGAATGTATGGCGTTCGCCCTCATAAACAAGAGCGACCAACCAGCGGCCGATGTCGAGATTAAGATCGTTGGTGCCGATGACGACGTTTGCCAGTTTGAGATAGCCGCCGTGGCGGTGAAGTACCTTCAAATGGAATCACTGCGCAGCCGCTATTCGCTGCCTATCGGCGCAACGTTCTACAACGCCGACTTCCGGCGTGCGGGCGTACAGGTGACCATAGCTTCGCCCGCGGCCCTCGGTGAAGAGTTTGTACTGGAACCGTTCAATATTCTCGTCAAATCGCCTAAAACTGCCGATTACAAGGGAACGTTCGACGCCGTCGCTGCGGCGTTCGCCGGAAGTTCGGTATGGCAGGTGGTTTACGTGAGCGAAAAAGTCTTCCGCATTGAGCGTCAAGACTTCGAAGCCATCGACCCCTTCCCCGTCAGCGTGATGGGCGAAGAGGATGGTCGCATCCGCTTGGAGTTTGACGGCGACTTCCGTAACGCTATCAATAACACGTTGTTGTTGGCTGATACGCTGAACCCCGATAAGTGTATCGGGCTTTGGATCAAGCGTACAATCAAAGAAACTGCTCACAAAGATTGCGAGCAGTTGTTTGAAGAATACGACGCAAAAGTCAAAGAAGAAACTCTCGAACGAATTTCGCTTGTCATCAATTATAACCTTGTAGACAACCGCGAATACAGCGACGAATACAACGAACAAGAATATTCATAACCATGCCACTTTCCTATAACGAAGTTCGAAAACTCATTCTGCAGACTCTCGAAGAGCGGCCTGAAGGAACCAAGGTCGAGGTCCCCAATCAGCAGAACTACGAACTGGCTTTGTTGGACTACGTTCAACAGCTGGAAACTGCGATGAGTACGTCGATCGTCGGTATTGCCGACGCTGCGACTGTTCCTATCGAACCCCCCTCGGCCCGCGTGGCATACCTTTCGCAGGTTGGCGTTAATGCCATCGTAACATACAATAACTTCGTCGATGCTCAGTTGAACCCCATCGTCGTAACGACCGATGCCGATCATATAGCCTTCGTAACGTTGTTCTGGAATACGAACTACTGGCAGGTACAGGCTGTGATGATCCCGGTGATCTACAGCGGTGGGGGTGGCACGAACGATTACAACGAACTCCTGAACCTTCCGTCTATCAACGGCGTCACCGTCAAGGGCGACCTGACGGCTGAAATGCTGGGGTTGATTTCCGCCGAGATTTTCGACCAGTATAAAACCGACACCAACCTCCGGCTCAATGTCATCGAAGAGGCTTTGTTCGGTTCAAAGACTACGCTGACGGCAGTGGCTGTTCCTACAAGCATAACGACGGGTGTACCTACGGACATCACCGTCAGCTGGTCTACCAAATACGACGGCGAAGAGGTCACGCCCGATTCGCTTACGGTTAAACGCGGTAGCACCGTTCTGACGACCAATGTGGCACTTAAGAGCGTTGTTGACCGCATCAGCGACGAAGCGGTATATACCGTATCAGCGGTGATTAAAGGGGTTGAAAATACCGTTTCCATTCCCGTGGAGGCGAGTGTTACTATGTACTACGGCGCCACGCCGGAAGCCGCTCTCGCAGAAGCCGACGTATTGGCTCTCACGGCGCGCGAAATCGAAGGCAGCGTGACGGGTGACATTGAGGTCATGTTTGACGATGTGGCTTATTTGTGGATTTGCGTACCTGCTCCCATGACCATCCGCGGCGTTTCGTCGAGTGGTTTCGGCGTACCTATGAAGCCTGCGGCGGAGGTAACGGTTGAAGGAAACAATTACAATTGCTACCGAAGTGTCAACCAGTTTGCGGTGGGCGACTTCATCGGTGTTATATCATAATTTCAAAGTACCATGGGAGAATACATTAACATCTATGGCTTGCTTTTCGCGAAGACCGCCGACGGCAAACTCGCGTTCACAGGCCAAATCTGGGACGAGGAACTGCAGAAGTTCCAATCCGACATCAACAAGGCGACACCCCAGCTGGTGGACGGCAAATTGCCGATTGACCTGCTGCCCGAATCGCTTCAACACGCCACTTCGAGTGAAGTTGTGGAGTCGCTTCCGGTGACGGGCGTGGCTGATAAGATTTATCTCGTCAAACGTGAAGGTAGCGACCCGGTCGTTTACGACCCCTCGATGTGGATTGACGGCGCGTGGGCTTCCTTCGGCGGGAGCGGCGGTGAAAACAACGCGCTGGTGTTCGACCAAGAGCAAACGCTTACCGCCGAGCAGCAAAACCAAGTACTGGCGAACGCTGGTCTGAACATCGTCAAAATTCCCAGCGCGTTGTTCGGCACTGTGCTGTCGGACGAGGATTTCGCCGCTATCCAAAACGCCACGGCAATCATTCCCATTGATGGCGATCAGGCTGGATTCATCTTCACGAAAGCCATCATAACGCCTTTGACTATTGACTTCTTTTCTTTTAACACCAACTTTTCGTTCCGCCGCACCACGCTGACGATATCCAGCAAAAGACTTTCTACTTTAGCGGCGACAGACATAAAAGACCAGGTGGCAGTGAAATACGAACGTCAAACACTCACCCCTCAGGAAAAGTCTATCGCCAGAAGCAATATCGGTGCTATTGATGCTGAAACCGTTGACGGTCTTTTGCAGGTAGTGGCACCGACATACGTGGGGGTGGGTGGTGATGATTTGTCGCAGTACGATATCGCTGACGATTCACCGATGTATGGGTTCTTGGTACGCCTTATCTCGTTCATGGGTACGATTGACGAAACTAATCCGGTATTCTGGTTCTACTCGGACGACACCTCGGGCAGCAGCCTCACGCAGCAATTCGGTACGGTGGTTTCTTGGAGCAACGAAGAGATGACCTTCATTGCGATGCGACCCGACGGTAGTGTTTCAGAGTACCAAATTGTCGGCGGCGAAACAGGCGTCCCTACGGCACTCAATCGCTTGCGCACCGCGAATGTATTCATACCCCAAGGCGCTGTACTTTTCAGCCAGGCGCAAACGCTCTCGATTGCGCAGAAAACGCAAGCGCGAACGAACATCGGTGCCGCTGACGAGGAAATGCTCGAGACGCTTTCGCAAAGTTTCGTAATGCCGATGATGGAGGCGCTGGTGCCGATGATCGCAGGTACGGGTGGCGACGATCTTTCGCAGTACGATCTCGCCGAAAACAGCGACATGTACAACTTCTTGGTGAGGTTGATCAAATTCCAAAACACCATGGGCACTGAACTCACGAACCAAGTGTTCTGGTTTTACACGCTTAACAGCGATCCTGAAGATGCAGGCCGGGTATTCAGCGCAGTCATTTCATGGGCCAGCACCGAAAACGGCAAAAAGTTCACCGCGATACGCGCTAATGGCGATGTTGCCGAGTATGAAATCACGATCGACGAAAGCGGAAGTGAGATTGTACCCACGGCGCTTACGCGCTTGAACCACTCCAACTTGTTTGCCGCCGGAACAGGTGCGGTTCTCTACGACAAGGCTCAAACGCTTCAAGACGCTGAAAAACTCCAAGCACGCGAGAATATTGGCGCTGCTTCTCAAGCCGACGTCGATGAAATCAACCAAATCCTGTTCACGCAGTATACGGCCCTTACGATGAGTCGCACTCCGGCTTCGTTCGAAAAGGGTGTCGAAACTGCCGTGACGCTGAACTGGTCTACGAAGTTCAACAATCAGGAAGTCACGCCTGATTCCATCGAGGTCAAGAAGGGGTCTACGGTTCTCACCACCGATAAGACCCTCAAGACTATCGGCGATAACGTTTCCGACACCCAAGCCTACTCCATGACTGCAGTCATCAAGGGTATTACCAAAACGGCTTCGGTGACGGTGAATGCTTACTATCCGATGTACTTTGGCGCGTCGGCCAAGGACGCTTTGGCTTCGGCTGACGTACTGGCGCTGACCAAGCAGCCCATCAAGTCTTCGCCCGCCGGCAACGTAACAGTCGAGGTTGGTGCCAACGAATACCTCTGGCTGTGTGTACCTTCAACGATGACCATCAACAGCGTAAAGTCGGGAGGCTTCGACGTACCGATGGCCGCTCCCGTAACGGTTGCCGTTGACGGAAAGGGCGACTATAAATGCTACCGCAGCGCAAGTCCGTTTGCGGAGGGTACGTTTACCGGTGTAATTGCGTAAGGGTCATGGCAGAGATTAATATCTATGGACTCCTTCACTGCAAGGCAGCTGACGGAAAGTTGGCGCGGACTGCACAGGTCTTTGACGAAGATGAACAAGAGTTTCAGAGTGCGATTAATGCCAAAACCGTTCGTTCAGTTACAGTTCGCGGTGTAGAAATCACCGAAAACGCTCCCTCTAAACAAGACAACATTTTGTACATCGAGGTAAAACCGGAAACCGATGGCCAATAGAAAGATAGCGGATATGGTACTCAACGGGCGGCGTTTGCTGTCCGGCGAGGCCATACGCCGCGTTCTCTTCAACGGTCAGGTCATCTGGCCCTTTACCGAAGGACAACCCGATCCAACCGTTCAGCGCGTTGTCCTTAATGGCGAAGTGTTGTATGACCGGAGTTCTTTGCCATATCTTGAAATCGAGAAACTGGTGGTGTACGTAAGCCAGAATCCCGCTGAAGAGAGCAAGAACATGATATTTACGAATACAGAATTTTCTGTAGAATAATTCATCTCAAAAAAAAAAGCTATGGCTGAAGTATCAAAAAGCTACGTCATCTGTACCCCGGGTTCAGGCTCGGGCGATACCGAGTTGACGCTGAAAGCTAAGGTTGCCAATCTTGGCAACCGTGTAAACCAGACGGACAATTTTACGATTACCGCGCCTGGTGTGACCCCCAACAAGACGTTCTCCGCCATCCTGCAGGCTGCTGCTGAGTTCGTGTCGTTCGACGACGGTGCTGAGGCATCGGTGCCGAAAGAAGGAGGAACGGTAGTTCTGGACGGTATGTCGAACGCCGCCGCCATCACGTTCGCTAAGGGCGCTGGTGATATCATCGCCGCCGACGTTTCGGCTATCGCCTATCAGGCTAACGGAGCCGCCGCTACGTCGGGCGCAGACATCAAGGGCGACCCCGGTGCCACGAAGAAATTCGCATTCATCCTGACGCTGGACGCAGCCGAGAACACTACCATCTCGGAGCGTACCCAGCAAATCACCGCCACGACCAAGGGTACTAAGAGCGCTACCATCACGCTGAAGCAGGCTGCCGGCGACCCCTACCTGGAAATCGACAAGACTTCGGTCAACGTTCCGCAGGACGGTTCGAGCGTAACGATCAACGTGACGACCAACACCACGTTCACGGTATCGTAACGTTTTATCACCCTATCATCCCGGAGGCGGGGGTGACCTCCCTCCGGGAACAATTAAACACCGTATGGCTATTCAAAAGACAACCATTGTTTGGGATGACGGTTCAGGCGACAAGTTCTATGTGTCGTTCGATCCTGCCAAACTCCCCGGATCGACCTCGGTCGAGGTGACGTCGGACCCTAACTACACAGGCCTGCAACGTCAAAAGACCGTGACCTTCACCACGAACGCGCCGGGGCTGCCGCCAGCATCCCAAGACTCACGACAGTTGAAGGTTATACAGTTGACCGACAACCTCGTTATTGCTACGTGGGACACGGCCAAAACTGTCGGCCTCTACGGTGGTACTACCAAAGCGGGATTCCCAAAGAATTAAACCTTTTATTATCAACATTTTTTAACAACAATTTATTATGGCAAACACCGAGAAAATTCAGGCCCTTATCGCGAAGATTCGCGAGAGCCTGCAGATCACTCCCTACGCCACCATGGAGACGGTCAACGACCTGCTCGAGATCATGGACCTGAAACTGGCTGATGCCGGTACGGGCGGCGGTACTTCGGCACAGGTCAACTGGGACGACATTCAGGGCAAGCCCGACATGTCTACCTACGCGCTGAAGGCTGACCTCCTGAAGACCATCAGCATCACCGGCACGGCGCAGGGGACAGGTACGGTCGAAGGAACGGCCTGTGAAATCAACGTCACGGCTGGCGCCTAATTGCGTGAGGTATGTGGATTATCTTCAACAAGTACATTCCCGTCGGAAAGTTCTGGATGATGACCTTATGGTTCATGATCTTCGTTCGCGAAGACAAGCACGGGCATGAAGTCCCGGAGCCTATCTACCGTCACGAACGTCGTCATTGGCATCAGGTTCTTCAGATCATGATCACTTCCTTTGCGTTGTTCCTCACAACGTGGCTCATCTACGACTACAATCCGTGGTGGTGGTTACTATGGCTGACGTCGTATTATGCCGTGTACGTGGCGTGCTGGTTGATCGAAATCTTCCTACCTCCGTACAACATGGCGTACAAGAACATCTGCTTTGAAACTGAATGCCAGTACACGCAGGATGACCCGGAATATTCGCGTCATTTCTGGAATCACTGGTTTGGTTGGATGAAGTATATCTCCAACAAGAAATACCCACCTAAACGGTAGATTCAGATGTTAGCCTAAACGAGCCCCGGTAACAGCCGGGGCTTTTTCGCATTTGTAGACCCATTTTGCTCTTGGCACCGAGTTTTCCTATACGCGCCTATACACGTACCTCTCCGAAGTGTTTTGCGTCGCCTAATGGTCTACAACGTTTATGTCGTTACCAAAGCGTGCAACGGTGTTCGGGATAACTGGGGTAAACCACTTCAACGACACGCGACCCATACAGCAAGACGCCACATTGGCAGTAGGGGGAAAGGGGGTAAACCTCCTTCGCTATATCCCCCACCAGCAAGTGTAATGCTGGTGTGTGCGTGAGAACGCGATTGTGAAACTAAATTGTTGATAAAATGACTGCAAACGAATGGAGATTTAAGATGTGCGTGTTGGCACGTGATGAATGGCAAAATAATAGCGAACACTACAGTGGATTGTGTGGGCTGTTCTGTAGAATTATACGCCGCGAAGGTTTTGTTGAAACTGACGATCAAAAGTTAAATACCAAGATGCTTGTGTTTATGAATAACGGACACAGATATCATGGCGTCACCATCAATGATCTCATCCCCAAGTTTGTGCGTCCTGCTGATGTTGATTATGAAACCCCCTTTTGGTGGCCTGTATGCGAAAAGGATGTTCGGTTGAATTTCCTTCAAGACCTCGTAATGTATTACGCAAATGCTACCGACTATGAAGAAGACACAAAATAAGGTCCATCGCGTGACCATCGAATTGGAACAGATTTTGGAGTTCACCGTTCGCGGTGCTAAAGACAGCAACGAAGCACGCCGCCGCGTATATGCGCGCTTGAAGCGTACACCAGCCATGCGCTACGTCGTCAAGAAAGAAACCTACGTTGACGAAGAAAGTATCTTCTAAAATTCACAACGATTATGAGTATGCACGAAATTGAAAACCTCGTCGGGTTTATGTTTGTAGCCATCGTCGTCGCTTGGCTGGTATTTATCTTCGTCTTTGTGACTGAATCGGCTACCAACAAGGGGCGTTCAACCACCGGGTGGTGCGTGTTGAGTCTGTTTGTGTCGCCTTTCGTGGTGCTGATCTTGCTTCACGTCATTGGCGAAACGCGTGAGTTCTACCGCGAACGCCTTCGCCAAGAAGAACTGATGCGCATAGAACTCCATCGCCAGATAGCCGCTGCCGCTGACCCCGACGAAGAAATTGAGTACCTCATCCGCGCGTCGGTATCTCGTCAGAAAAACGCTATTTAATCATGGTTTGGCGACGCACAAAGACGAGCCGGACGGCGTGGAGTATCATCCGCGAGCATATGTCTAAATGCTCGTATGGCAGTTTGGTAAGGCAATATACAGTCCGCGAATTGTTGGAAAAGAACGTCGAGAACTACCGCCGTTATGGCGCGTGGACTACGGTGAATGCTTACTTTAACTACATGGCCGGAGCGGGGTATATTCGCCATTCCTCAAAACACGGGTATTGGATGGTGGTGAAGCCTATTCCCAGCGACTTGTCATCTACAAAGTTAGTACAACAGTACAAAGACCGCCCTCAACGGCGTGGATATGGGTATGGAAACTTACAGGATTGAAATAGTTCGTATCAACTTTTTTGAATATTCGTTCGCTGGCTCAAACAGTTTGGGGAAGCAGATCGTGGCCAAGGCGCTGACGTATCACAACCCCAGCTCGTTTGCCTACTCCGACCAGATTCAAATGTTCGATCGTCGTGAGTTGACCTTCCGCGCCGGAATGCTACCGACGTTGATAAAGAAGCTAACGTCTGCCGGGCGCGAGTACCGCTTGACGGATTACGACTTCAAGTTACCGCGGTCCGTCAAAATCGACCAGCGGCTGTCGGGTAAGTACATCCACCAGCGCCGGGCCGTCGAGGCGTTCTTCCGGCGGCGAATGGGTATCATTGTAGTTCCTACGCGTGGCGGTAAGACGGTTATTGCTGGTGAGTGTATACGCATCTTCTTGACGACCGAAGCCGTGTCGAATAAGGTTCTGTTTCTGGTTGACAGCAAGACCCTATTCCAACAAGCTATTGACGACTTCAAACGCTATTTTGAGCCCTACGGAGGCATCGAAATTGGCGAAATACGCTCCGGGCGTATCGACACCGAAAAGCGTGTCACCGTGGGGATGATTCAAACTATTCAAGCAACGTTATCCAAGCGGTGTACCGAAACCGGAAAGAAGAACAAACTGAAGAATTTCCTCAAAACGTTACGATTCCTGATCGTTGACGAGATACACGATAACGCATCATCCTCCAAGTTGCGGATATACAAAACCTGCAAGAAACTCACGCATCAGCTGAGCCTTTCGGCCACGCCGTATCGCGCAGAAGCGTTCGTCGAGAACTTGCATTTGAAGGCTTGGAGCGGTGATGTCGTTTATCACATCAAAGAAGAAACACTGCGTGAACGCGGCGTATTGACCGAGTATAAGGTATTCTTGTTGGCCTTGGAGCAAGACGCACGTTTCACTCGCGCCGCTACCTATGCCGCCTATCAAAAGGCGTTGATCTTTAACTCCAAAATACGCGACGCCATCGTCGTGAAGGTGATTGATATGTGCCGCGAACGTGGCTTCAAGACGCTGGTGATGTTCCAAAGCGTCGATCATGGTCGCCACATCGCTCAACTCACCGGGTGTACCTTCATCCACGGTGATACCGACAATCAAGAGCGTGAACGCGTGAAGAACGAGTTTCTGGAGCGTACTGACGGCGGCGTACTTATGGCGTCGAATATCTTCAAAAAAGGCGTTACGCTGCCGCAGGTTGAGATTCTATTCAACGTCGATGGTGGTTTGGAGAACGCCAACACCATCCAGCGAAAAGGCCGTGTACTGGGCGCAACGGAATCTAAATCACGTTCCGCCATCATTGACTTCATCGACATCGACGACGCCTATTTTTCCGAGCACTCATCGACACGGTTAAATACCTACGTTAAGGCCATCGGCGAGTCAGGCATAGGCATATTGGACACGGCGGTGGATGATTGGTTAAAAACGCTTGAACGATGGCTGACAATTTGGTTATCAGTAAACCTTCACTCTACCGATACGCTGTAAGGCTGTTGGTCGACGTGTTGTACCAAATGGGCTGCGATATGCGTCAAACGTTCCGCGTGAACGATACCGACATCCACACGTGGAATCACTTCGTCGAACGCTACCCGTCGGCCACCCAAGACTTCGTCCGGCGGTTCATCCTATTTCAATTACAATGTCGGTACGGTGAACGCTCACACGTCGACCGCAAGGCGTTGAGTCGCACACGTCTTACTTGGATGGTCAGTAAGGCTGCCATCAAGTCGTGGGAGAAGACCTATCCTATGTCAGCTACTCGCTTCACAGCCAAAGGTTTGAAGAGTCGTTTTGACGTTTCTACGCTGAAGATCGAATCCGAACTGCCAGCGTTATTAATTAGGCTTATCGATCGTGAAGAAAAGGCTAAAGAGGCTTTTTATGGCGAAAATAAGGGATTTGCGTGGTGTATAATTAATACTACGCTGTACCATCACCGAAGCCCTTGGTGCGCGACGTGTAAGTTCAAAGAACAATGTAAGAAAATACTGGGTAAGAACTACCCGCTTGTCTACAAAATAAGGGGATATGCTGAAAGATAGATTATCGTCAAGCCTAATCACCGAGTTGCTTTCAACGGCTATACGCAAACGCTCGGTGTTTGACATACTTAATCAATACCTGCGCTTTTCATACCTTCAAGTCGAAGCCGAGAAGAAGGTTTGGAAATACATGACCGAACGCCACTCTAAAACCGGGCGCGTACCGACGATCGGTCAGTTGCAGCAAAAATTCTTGGATGACGAACACGCCCTAACGCTCATCGAGAACATACGCGACGTTGACGTCACGGACGAAGATATTCCGTCGCTGATAACGTCGCTTGAGGCGTACATCCGCCAAATGAAATTCTTGGACGCTAACGACCGCATCGCTGATGCCTACAACGTCGGAGACAAGGAAAAAGCGTATAATATCCTCATCAAGTCGGCCGAGGAAATATCACACTTCACCATCCAGAATGCCAAGTACGACCGCGTGTTTAGCGACTTCAACCGCCGTCAATTGGAACGCCGTTCCAGCGACTGGAATTATCGCGTCCGCATTGCTACGTGTATCGACGAACTTGACTACAAGTTGGGAGGTACTAACGGCGGCCCTGAAACAGGCGAAGCGTGGTTGTGGATGGGTATATCGGGTGCTGGTAAGTCGTTCGCGATGGTCCATTTGGGTATTGCGGCTGCGCGTCAAGGATATCGCGTGGTTCACTTTCAGTTGGAGGGTACGCGTGAGCAGGCCATGGCCCGGTATGACTCGGCGTGGCTTGGCGGCGTTTATCAGGACGTGAAGGTCGGTAACATATCCGACAACAAACTGAAGATGGCGCAGCGCGTTGTGGCCAAGTTAGGGAAGAACGATATCATCGTCATCGCCGTCGAGAACTTTGGCGGCATGACCGTTACTCAAATGCGTCAAGAGGTACACGACATCGAACGCGCCTATGGTAAGGTGGACATGATAATTTGGGACTACCTCGAATTGGCCGAGTTGGGCGACGGTCATAGCTATTCGATGAGTGAAGAGCGTTTCCGCCAGATGAAACTGGCCCAGCAGGCCAAGATGATGGCCATGGAGTTCAACGCCGTGGTTCACGTCGCTACGCAGGCTAACGGTATTCCGCCGGAACTACAAAACGACCCTGACTTCGTTATCACCCGTTACAACCTTTCCGAGGCCAAGGGCAAAGTCCACCCCATGGACGGTTTCGTGACGATGAATTTCACCACCGACGAACGCAAGGAAGAAATCATGCGTCTGTACTTGGATAAGGCCCGTGAACACCAGTCGGGGGGTATCATCCGTATTTGTAACAACATGACCTATTCGCGTTTCTACGACCGTAAGCGGACGCTGGAAATGCCGTGGGAAGAAATCGAGGAAGAACAGCACGCCGTGAAGTCGAAACGCGGGCGTCGCAATACGTCAATCGACGATGACGAATAAGTGGGGCATAGACATCCGCGAGTTGCTGGGTACGGGTGGCCGTTATAATTCACGCCGTACCGAGTACGTTACGACTTGCCCCTTTTGCGGGAAAGAGAAGCATTTCTATGTCAGTCCCGCCACGCTTCAATTCCAGTGTAAAAAGTGCTGGGAGGAAGGTGGCGTCTACAAACTACTCTCACATCTCGACCGCCTGTACCTACTCGACGGTGCTACTATCGAGGAACGTGATTCAATACCCAAAATCCGCGATTTGACGATCGAAGCCGCAGAAGACGTTAAGTTGGAAGCCCTACCGCCACGGCGACTTCCAGTGGGCTATAAAGTCTGCACCCATGATTCGTACTTAGAACACGACCGCGGCCTCACGCCGTCGGTTATGAAGCGTTACGCCTTGGGGCGCACGCGGGTGATGCGTCGGTACGCCGACTACATACTCATACCCGTCACTACCGATGGCGTCATCACGGCTTTTCAAGGCCGCTACGCTTCGAAAAATGTTCCACCCGACGCCCTGCGTTGGCGTAACGACACGGGGGCTGACTTCGCCAAAATGTTGTATGGCTACGATGACATCCAAACGCGCGGCGCCACGGTGATACTGGTTGAGGGGGTGTTCGATAAAATTGCTGTCGATCGTCGTTTGCTCCTTGACGAATGTGACGACGTGAAATGCTGCGCCACGTTCGGGAAAAAGATCAGCGACTACCAACGCGCCATGCTTCAGCACAAAGGCGTCCGCGCCGTGGTGTTGTTATACGATTTTGACGCCATCAAAGAAATCAAAAAGTATGCGTTTGAGTTGGAGAAGTACTTTTCAACAAATATAGTTTTCACGACCAAGAAGGATATTGACGAATGTAATGAGGCTGAAACGCGCGAAGTGTTCGAACGTTTACAGCGTCCTCGTGATTTTGCTTGGAACGTAATTGGAAAACTAAAACGGTAACACCATGAATGACACTTCACGGAGCCTGTCGGTAGCGGAGTATTTTCACGTCGTACAGCGTGAGTATCTCATCGCCGAGTTCAGGCGCAGAATATATTTCTCCCCCAAAGACAAGCGTTACTATTCTCGCGTGATGGAATTCAAGCGCGAGAAGATCGACGACATCGCTTCACGCAACCGTTTGGAGTCAATCTTCACGTCGGCGGAGAAACTTCGTACTATCAAAGACGAACTGTTTGATCCACTGAATCGCCCTATTTGGGGGATGACCGCGAAGGACTGGTCGAATTATTATTCGGTCAACAGTGATTTTTCGTATCGCGGTGAAGTTTGGAAATTAGACGCTGTCAAGGGAGACTTCCTCACTCTGTATAACGAACATACGCAAGTCTACGCAGACGCCGTACCTAAAGCCGAAGTAATACGGGTGTTGTAAAAATTCAAAAATTTCTTGAAAAGTTCTTTGACGATTGGAAATTTTCACCTACCTTCGTGCTGTGGATGTATTGGAAAAGCATCTTAATTGTAAAACAGACTGGCATGAAAGCGTCGGAAAAAGCCTACAAAGGATTAGAGTATTTGGCCGTTAAATACGCCAACAGGCTCTATTCTTACGAAGAATTATCGCTGGAACGCGATGACCTACTCCAAGAGTTTCGACTCAAAATCTTCACCTCAATAAAGGCGTATGGCCGCCGTTGGCTGGCGTACCGCCGCGGAACGGCCTCTCGGCCTGTACCGTTGAAATACTACGTTGAGTGCGCTTGTTCGAATAAGTGTACTGACTTGATGAGGGCTATTAACCGTGAAAATCACAAACTGCGTATCGACCAAACGGCCTACGATTGCGGCATCGAGGACACCGTGGTGACCGAGCCTGAATTGAACCGTTTCGTGATCAACGGCGTTGACGTATTGGCCAACCTAACGGGGCTGAAACGGGTTATATTCTCGCTTCATATCCGCGGTCGCAATCGGTCGATGATGGCGCGTATGTTGCGTACCCCGCGGGCCGCGGCCGAAGGTTTCGATCCTAACATGAGGTTCGCTGACGCTTGTTTGCTTGTTGACCAAATCATCGCCAATCAGCAGGCCTATTTGTTGGCCAACCACAAGTCAGCGTTATATTATACGCCAACGCGATATGACTACTACCGCCTGAACGAAGATTAATTTCCAAAATAACAAAATTGTTTCACTAAAACGTACAAAAGTCATGGCAACTAAAATTTCGAAGGTAAATGCCGAGCGTCTGAAGAAACTCGGTATCACCGCCAAAACCGAGGAGGAAGCGAAGGAAATCCTCATCAAGCGTCTCGAAGCCGCCGGCATCCCCGGCATGGACGAAGAGAGCATCGACAACCTGATCGACATCGTCGGTTCGTTCGCCGAACTCGAAGAGCCCGAAGCCGAACCGGAGGAAGAGCCCTCCGCCCACGACCAGCAGGCTGACGAACTGGCCGAGGAGGCCGCCGAGGAGGAGGCTGAAGCCGCCGCTGAAGAGCCGGAGCCCGAAGCCGAACCGGAGGAAGAGCCCGAAGAGGAGGCCCCGGCCCCCAAGAGCAAGAAGGCCGCTCCCGCCAAGAAGGAGACCAAGAAAGAATCCAAACCCAAGGCCGAAAAGCCCGTTCCGGCGAAGAAGACCAAGGAGCAGAAGCCCTCGAAGCGCAACGCCAAGGGCACGCGGCTGAAGCCTCAGACCATCGCCGAGCATATGGACCTGCTCCGCAAGGCACTCGCGGAGTTCTTCCCCGAACCGGAGTTCAAGTACGTTGCCGTGTCGCAGGGTATCTCCATCAAGTACGGCGGCACCAACTCCAAGCCCGTGGCCATCATGTTCGAGAACGTCTATTCGAAGGACGGCGAGTTCGCTACGACCAACGTCGTGCTGAATACGTTCCGCAGTCAGGCTGCTCAGGACAAACTGGAGGAGGACGGTCTGACGTTCGACCTGACGTGGAACTCGCTGCCGTGGCTGAAGGGTATCTCGTGGAGCGACGCCATGGAGGTCGTCAAGACCTACCTCCCCGACATCAAGGCCGCCGTTTCTACCGCCGACACGCGCCTCGGTAAGAACCGCGAGAAGATGGAGGCTGACCTGAAGGCTACCGGCAAGAAGGCTGCTCCCGCCGCGAAGAAAGCCGCTGCTCCGGCTCCCAAGAAGGAGGCCAAGAAGGAAACCCCGGCCCCCGAGAAGGAAGAGCCCAAGGCCGATCCCAAGGCTGCTGCCCGCGCCGCGCTGCTGAAGGCCGCCGCCGCGAAGAAAGCCAAGGCCGCAAAGAAATAGTTCCTACCCCAGCAACGTTTCTTTCCCCGCCCCGGTCGTCATGACCGGGGTTTTTTCGTACCCCACACGCCAGCGTTATTAAAGGCAGATAAAACCGTATTACAACGTATGAAACAAGAATCCATTTCGAAAAGCGAACAAGGCGCGAGTCACTTCGCTTTCAACTTTGAGCGTCGTGTTGCGTTCACCGATCCGCGAGGGTCGTTCGCGGAGGTATATCCCTACATCAACCACGTGATGTTGCAGAACCTCCCGTTGCGGCCTTCACGCGGGGGAAATGTGCGCGAACTGCTCGACGTGAAGACCATCGTAAACAACCCGTATCGCCGCTGCGTCGGAGGGTACGGTCGTAATATCAACATCTTCTTCTTGTTGGCCGAAGCCGTGTGGATAGCCACCGGGCGCAAGGACGTTGAGTTCTTGACGATCTTCAACAGCAAGATGAGTGACTTTTCCGACAACGGCGAAACCTTTCACGCTCCCTACGGGTGGCGCCTTCGTCACTGGGGGATTGCCACTGAAAGCAAGTCGATGGACCCCGGTTTCGATCAAGTGAACGAGGCCGTGCGGCTGCTCAGCGCCGACCCTGAAACGCGGCAGGTTGTGATGTCGATTTGGAATCCTAAATTCGACCTCGGCGTCGTATCAAAGGACCTGCCGTGTAACGATATGGTGATGCTGAAAATCCGCGACGGGAAACTCATCACCACGGTCCAGAACCGTTCGAACGACCTCCACTGGGGTCTTCCTACTAACGTCTTCCAGTTCTCGTTCTTGACGGAAGTGATGGCGTTGTGCTTGGGGATTGAGTTAGGCGTTCAGACCCATAACTCACAGTCGCTCCACATCTACGAATGGAACAAGACCGCCGAGCAAATGTCGAACCTCTTCATGAGTGCTAAACCGCGGTTCAGCATCTACAGCGACCAAGAAGGTGGTATGTCGTACATGATCGACTTCAATTTCGAGTCGGAAATGCCTGTTAACCGCCTGCGCGAAATCACGGCGTTCATGGAAGAGTTGATCGCGCGCCTGTTGGAGCGAAACACCAACGGCGGTGATCCGGAGGATGAAGCGGGTTTTGAGCAGTACGTGATGGAGAAATCGACCTACTTTTGGAGCGTCTACCAGTTGTTAAAACTGTACATCTACTACAAGCGTAACCGCCACGCGTGCTTGGACGCCGACCGTGACCAGTTGTTGAGCGAGTGCAGCGGGTTGGTGGGTCTTATCCAGACCTCTTGTGAAGCCGACAAAAACTGGGACTACATGATGCTGGCTCGCAATTTCTTCGACGCAAGGTTATCTACTGCAAAACCCGACAAACTTTTGTAACATGACCGAATCACTACGTCGATGGGCTGACGATAACTATTTGGCTATTGAAGAGAAGCGCGACGACGAATTGAATATAATCGCTATCGAGGGTGTGGGGGACTTTTTGTACCTCCACCCCGACGATAAGGGTAAGATCATCGACGAACGTTTTTCATTCGCCGTTACGGGCGACGAATTTGATGCGCTGTACGACGGGCAGGTGAAATACATCCTCTTCGAGTTTGGCGGCAAGTTCTACTACTCGAATATCAAAAAGGACCACCTACGGTTAGATAAAACCGTGGTTTTCCGTCCCGAATTCCGCGACTTCAAGTATCTCGGCACCAGTACGGCTGAAGAATTGGTTCCGTTCGTTCACCTGGGGGTTCATAGCGAATACGAGTTCTTGAACGGTTCGTCCAACTGCGAAGAATGGGCTGCTAAGGCCAAATTCAACCGTATGACGGCTCTTGGTATTTGTGACCGTAATACGCTGGCCGGCACGCTCGCCTTTCAGACCGCTTGCTTAGACAAGGGGTTGAAACCTATCATCGGCGAAACCGTTACCGTGGCTTGTAACTACGACCCGGCGGCTGACGTTCAGGAAACCTTTTCGCTGAAACTCTACGCCATGAATACCCAGGGATGGCGAAACCTGCTGCTGGTTAATAAGGCTATCAACGTCGATTATCAAGGATTCATACCCGCGGAAGAACTCTACAAGTTAGGCTGCGGGTTGGTGTGTGTAATACCGCCCGACAGCGAATTGAACTATTTCAAGGGGGACGTCGAGCGTTGCAAGCGGTTATTGACGGCCTATCATGCCGCGTTCGACCGTGTGTACTACCAGATTGATACGGTGGAGTACGCGTCCGAAACCCTATTCCGCGACCACTTGGAAAGTATTGATATCTACGTATGCCGCTGTCGTAAGATTAAACTCTACCGACAGACGCCGCCGCTCGTTATAAACGACTCGTATTACCTCGACGCCGAAGAGGCTCCCCTGAAGTCGCTTCTGAACAAGGTAGCAGGCGTGGTCAATGCCGAAAGTGCGACCCAGTATTTCAAAAACTCAAAAGAGACGATTCTGGCGTATGAAGAGTGGATGGACGCAGCCGCGCCCCTTTACGAAAAGATAATTGATGGCATGGCTAATTCCACGACGTTGACGGAGAGTATTGACTTTAAGATACCCACCGGAATACGTCACCTGCCGAAATACGAGTTTGTTAAAACTACGGTTGAAGACGCCTTTTTCGAGAAACTGGAAGCGGGCGTACAGGAGCGGCTGGTGGGTAAGGTTGATAACCTCGATCAGTATCTGGCGGAGTTGGAAAAGGAATGTGCCATCATCGTACCGAACGGGTTGTGTGATTACTTTATGATACTTTGGGACATCATGAACTGGTGTCGCGAGCAGGGTATCATGACTGGGTCAGGCCGTGGCTCGGTTTGCGGTTCGTTGATTGCGTATTGCCTGTACATCACGGACGTGGACCCGCTGAAATACAATCTCATGTTTGAGCGATTTTTGAACTCTAATCGTGTTGAACCAGAAACAATATTTACGGTCGAGTTGGAAAATGGAGATAAATATAAAATCAAAAAGGGTGAAAATATAAAAACAGTTGACGGAAAGTTTGTTAAGATTGAATCTGAAGCGGATTTGGTTGATTTGGATGTTGATGTAACTACTCTGAGACTTTCCTAAATGAGACAATGTTATTATGATGGCGATACTCCGCCGTTTGGGTGGAATAGAGGAAGAGTGAAACATGAAAATAAAAAAGGTTGAGAAAATATCAGTTGCCCGTCAGGACAGCATGCCTGATATCGACTGCGACTTCCCGGTGGCGTTCCGTGATACGGTGAAGGAATACATGGCCCGTCGTTACGGCGTGGACCACGTTTGTTCCGTGGGTACGTACACGCGCATGAAACTGAAGACCTGTTTGAAGGACTTTGGTAAGGTTATGGGCGTTCCGTTTGCGGTGATGAATAAACTCACCAAGGACATTGACGACCAAATAGAATACACGTGGGGCGACCTGTTCAACTACGCCGCAACGTCGCGGGAATTGTTCCGTTTCGTTCAGGATCACCCGGAGTTGGTACACATGACGAAATACGCCCTCACACAGTGCAAGACGGGTTCGGTTCATCCGTCGGCCGTTATCATCGTACCCAAGGAAGACGAAGATGGTCACCCCATCGACCTTTACGGGTGGATGCCTATGAAACGCATGGGTGGCGTGCTGGTCTCCGAGTGGGAGGGTAAGTATATCGACAAGTCAGGGTTCTTGAAAGAGGATATTTTGGGCCTCAACCAACTGGATAAGTTTTCGTCTATTCTGAAACTTATCGCCAAGAACCGCAAGGAGCAAATCGACGTCAACACCATTCCGTTCGGCGACGAGGAGGTATTCCGGTATTTCCAGCGCGGGTGGTGTGAGGACGTGTTCCAGTTTGGCGCTATGGGGTTGATGAATTACTGCCGCGAGGCCAAGCCGCATAGCCTGGACGACCTTATCGCTATGACGGCGTTGTTCCGGCCGGGTCCTATGGATGTAAAGGCGCACGAAACGTTCGTTGAAATTAAGAACGGCGCCAGGAAGCCTAAGTTCGACCCCGGTATGGAGGAAATCACGCGCGATACCTATTCGCTTTACACCTATCAGGAGCAGATAATGAAAGCGATGGTTGTCGGAGGATTAACCCCCGTTGAGTCAGATGAATGTCGTACTTACATCAAGAAGAAAAACCACGAAGCGCTGGCCCAGTTTAAGGGAAAGTTCGTAAACGGATATTCGGCGTTGATAGAATCACGAGGCGTTGAATCTAAACGCGCCGCGGCCCAGGCTTCTGAGGTTTGGGACAAGATGCTGGCGTTCGCTTCGTATGGCTTCAATAAGTGCTTGGCAGGTTCGGAACGTATTCGTCGCGTAGGTATTACGCGCGGTTCGTATGCTCCCACTATCGAAGAGATGTACGAAATAAAGAATCGCACGTCTGATTTATGGCTATCTCACGAATCGTTAAGCGATAAGTATATTCGTTCAGGGTACGGAATGTGCTGGTCGTTAAACGACGAAGGCAGGTTGGTTCGTAATAAAATCGTTGACATCCGTTTTGAAGGTGTGCGTCCGGTTTACGAAATCACTGTACGTTCCGGCGAAAAGATACGCTGTACGTCTAATCACCGCTTCCCGACACCGGCGGGTGAAATGTCTATAGATAGCGGTTTGGCAGTTGGTGCTCGATTGTATATCTGGGCTGGATACGAAGAAACGAATAAGGATTATTCGTTCCAACGTGGTAGGTCTCAAAACTATCCTACGAAGGGTCAGTGCGGATTCCAGCGTCAAGAATATCATCCCACCGTTGACTTTGAAAATTTCAAACGCCAACACGCCGGATGCCCGTGTGATAAGTGCGGCAAAGTGGGAAAACGCATGGAGGCTCATCATATGGATGGGAATCGGGCGAATAATGACGTTAGCAACCTGATGTGGCTCTGTAATTCGTGTCATAAGAAAATCCACTTTGAAACGCTACCGCGTCACCGAATGGGTGAAAAGGGATTGTTAACACGATTGGAAGAAATCGTCAATATTCAGTGCGTAGGTGAAGAAAAAGTCTATGACGTGGAGGTGAGCGGCAACGTGTCACACACGTTTTTGACTGACGGTGGTGTGGTAACGTGTAATTCTCACGCCGTGGCCTATACCATGATGTCGTACTGGTCGCAGTGGTTTAAGGTCAACTACCCGCTGGAGTTCTGGACGACGTCGCTTCAGTATGCCTCGAAGGAATCCGATATCCCGTATCGCTTGGTGGAGATGAAGAAAACCGGAGCCGAAATTGAGGTCCGTCCGCCGGATATCAATTTCTCGGGTGAAACCTTTACGTGCGACCCCAAGACGAACCGTATCTTCTTCTCGCTGGGTAAGGTCAAGGGAGTAGGCGAGCGGGCGTTAATGCTATTGAAAGCCATGAAAGACGAGCACGGCGAAGTGTTCTCGTTTGAGGACTTCATAACCTCCGCCCCGAAAGGCATAAACCGTACCGTGGTGCTGCGCCTTATTATGGCTGGAGCGTTCGACCTGGTAGAAGATATCCGGAACCCGCGTCAGCGTCTGGACATCGTCAAGCAGTATCTCGAACGCCGCGGCGAACCGCTTTCCGACGAATTCACTTCGCCTGATGCTCACACTAACGCCTGGTGGGTCTTCAAACAGCGTGAATTAACCGGGTACGGCGAGGTAGACTACGAACGTATGATGAACGAATACGGACTCGGAAAACGAATGGTCCGGCTGTACGTTACTGCCGCCGAGTTTGAGCGCAAACACGAAGGTGACGAGGTTTGCATCGTTGGCCGTGTGAATAACGTATTCGAACGCCAAACCAAGGGTGGCGATTCTTACGGCGTACTGCAAGTGGAGGTCAACGACCTCATCATCCAGATTACGTTGTGGCCCGACTTTTGGCTTCATCAGCCGGAAAACGAAGCTACGCTGTTGAACCGTATTGTGGCCGTTTCAGGGCGTGTGAATTATTTCGCTGGAAAGAAGACCGTACAGTCTTCACAATCTACAAGGTTAGAAATACTACAATAGTAAAACAAAATCGTATGGAAAACAAAGGGGATTTAGTAAAGCTATTCAACCGCGATTATTTGGCGCGGTTGGATAACATCAAGCAGTGGTTGGAGTACGACCGCCACCAGCAGGAAAGCGTTTCACAACATTCATACAAGGTATCAGTCTTCACGATGTGCCTGCTGGACTATCTCTGGCCCGGAGGGGACGATAATAATACGGTGGCCGCGTTTAAGTATCAGACGCTGAAGATGGCGCTGATGCACGACTTCGACGAGGCTATTCTGCGTCGTGATATTACCCACGAACTGAAATACAACGCCTACAACGGGTCGGAACTGCGTAACGTTTTGGACGAGTTTGTCGCTCACCAGGTAGCGGACGAATTTGGCGACGATTCAGTAGTCTCCAAAACGCTTTCTAAGGATGCGCCGTATTACGACGTTGCTCACGCGATTGTAAAGGTTGCTGATTGGATGGCGTTGATGTATTTCCTGAAGCGCGAACTGGCCATGGGGAACCGCTCGTGGCCCTTGAATTTGCTGCCGTACTGTAAGGAAAGCTACCGTAAGGCGGTTTCAACGTTACAAAGTACGTGTGTATCGGCGGATATTTGTGAGCAAGAACGCCTGATGTACGTATGGGTGGGAGCCATTAATGACTTACAAAACGATATTATTTAACATGGACAAGAAGACTCAAGACTCATTGATTGCGCAGGTGTCTTACGACATCGAGCGTATCTGCCAATCTGAACCTGAAGCCGCCCAGGCTCTGGCGATGACTATCAACCACATCGCCGGGACGTACTCCGATAAGTACGCCGACGGCGAAAAGGTTATCGACACCAAGAAGATGTTGTACGGTATGGACCACGGTGCGGCCATCAACATCTACCAGGTAACGCGCTATCTTCAGCGGTACATCACCGTGGGTCACAACAAGAGCCGTCTGATTCGCGACTTGGAAAAAGCCGTTCACTACCTCATTATCGAAATCACGCGTCGTGTACGTTCGGGCGACGTAAGCCAACAAGAACCTAAAGAATGAAACGGAAACTGCTGATTGGAAAGAACGTCTACGAAATCGAATTTCAGGAATTCGAGGACGAAATCGACGTTGACGAATTGATGACCATCCACTACGAAAATCTGGTTGGTGAAATTATCACTTTCCCGGTTGTCGTAAACCGTCTCGGCCTGCTGCTGGCCGATGCCGAGCGAGCGCTGGCTGAAACGAAACTCAACTGCGAGATTATGGAAGCCAAGGTTCGCGAGGAGATACGCACCGCCCTCAACGACGAAGAGGACCGCAAGAAACCGGCAACCGTCGATGAGGTAAACACGGCCGTCTATCAGAGCCCGGTTTATAAGGCCAATAAACTCAAACTGTTTGAGGCCCAAAAGACGCGTGATTATGTCGCTTCGCTTCTGTTTTCCGCCAAGGATAAGTCGTCGAAACTGGATAAACTATCGCTGTCGATACCAGCAGGCGATATCGAGGAGCACCTCCTCCAGAGTAAGGCGAATTCGGTTATGAAAGTACGCAAACGCCGCAAACTGATTCCTGACGAAGACGAATGACTTAAGAGGTCAGTTATAAGATGATAAATCTTCGTTATGAAATACAAGGGATTTATATATCTTACGACAAATAAAGTAAACGGTAAAAAGTATGTCGGCCAACACACATTAGGAAGCGAATATTGGGACAACTACTATCTCGGTAGCGGCGTTCTCATAATTAAGGCCATTGCTAAATACGGTCGCGAGAATTTTGAACGTCGGATTCTGAGATATTGTACGACTACTCACGATTTGAACATGTGGGAATATGTGTATATAAAACTATACAAAACACAAGACCATAAATTTGGATACAATATTGCAGATGGAAATGTAAACTCTTCTGATATAAACCCGTCAAAATTGCCATCATCTCGGCTTAAAAATTCTACGTTTCACAAGAATAAAAGACTTACAGATGAAACGCGGAGAAAAATATCAATGGCAATGAAAGGACGAAAAAGGAGCAAAGAATCTATTGCTAAAGCAATCGAAAGTAAACGTAAAAATGGGACCTTAAAACATAGTATTGAATCACGTCTCCGCATGTCGGAAGCGCAAAGAAAACGCTACATCGAACACCCCGAGGATAAATTGATACTAAGACGCAAAATGTCTGAAGAAGCGAAACGCCGTTTAAGTGCTTCTATTCGCGGCGTAAAAAGAAAACCGTTGTCTGAGGAAACGAAACGAAAAATCGGTGCTTCTAATTCTAACAGGGTTTATATAACCGACGGTGAGTCGATAAAACGTATAAAAATAGGGGAAGAAATTCCAAAAGGCTTTCATATTACTCATCATAATAAAATTAAAAACAAATGAATGATGCTCGAAAGTTGCTTAAAGCAACGCCAATCAAAAAACTCAAGGCTCGCATCGACGAAGACAACTCGATGCTGAACAACGGCAACGCCGAGTTCCTGTCGCTTGAGGACGGTAAACTGATGAAGATTCGTATCTTCCCGGCCCATCCCGACCACGACAATTTCTACGTACCCCGGAAATGCTACTGGCTGCCGTTTACTACGGATTCCGGCGACGAGCGCCGTGGTACGGTACTGGATTCGATTTTCCACGGCAAGACCGCTATGGACATCGTCCAGGAATATGTCGCCTATGTGAAGACCCACGGGTCGGAGAATGCCGTGGCCGCCGTTACGGCCCAGCGTGATGGCCTGCTGCCGTCGCTTTCGTGGCTGTGCTACGCCGCTGAGGTCAAGGAGGACGATATGGACCCCAAACTGTGGGAGTTCAAGAAGACCGTTCGCGACGCCATGAACCGTCTGGCCATCACCGAGGAGGAAGACGAACCCATCGAGACCGACCCGTTCACCGACCCGGATGAGGGCCTGCCGCTGTTCGTCAAGTACATCAAGAACCCGAACAAGAAAAAGGGTGAGAACTACTACGACGTGTCGCTCGGCAAGAAGCCCAAGGCATGCCCCCTCACGGACGAGGCCATCGAGAAATTCATGAAACTGAAGCCCATCGAGGAGGTCGCCGGAACGTACACGCTGGAAACGTTCGAACGCGCCTTGGAGGGGCTCCAGAATTTCGACGAGCAGCACGGTATCGACATCTTCGGCGACGACGAGTGGATGGAGATTGTGGAGAAAGTACGCGCCCAGTACAGCGACTCCGACGACGAACCCAAGAAGAAAGTCACCAAGAAAGCCGCCAAGCGTCGTGACGATGACGACGAGGATGACGTTCCACCCGTTCGTACGAAGAAGAATCGCCCCGGCGTCCGCATCCCCGAGCCTGAGGAGCCGGAAGAGGAGCCGGACAACGAGCCTGAACCTGAACCGGAGCCTGAGGTAGAGGGTGCTGATGACGGCCTCGACGATATGGACCGCGCTGAACTCAAGGCGTTCATCCGCGACAACGACCTCGGCGAAACGGTCAAGGTTTACAAGTCCACGACCGACGACCAGATTCGCGAGAAGATTCGCGAGGCCCTGGGGTTGGACGGCGGTGACGAAGAGGAAGAAGAGGCCCCCGCTCCGGAACCTGAACCGGAAGAGGAGGACGAGGCCCCGGAACCCTCCAGCGCAGCCCGCTCGCTGGCGTCGATTCGCGCTAAACTCGGTAAGAAATAACCCCCGTGATACTTTTCCCGCGGCTGGCTGGCTTTCGTGGTTGGCCAGCCGTTTTTAACTATCTACAATTATGTCGAAAATTTCAAGCGTTTTGAATAAACTTACGGCCCAGTTCAACTCCGAAGACGTTATCACGTTCAAGAAGAAAGACGGTTTTTCGGAGATTAAATCGTGGGCCTATACCGGTAGTCCCGAACTGGACTGGAACCTGCGCACGTTCGGTTTACCGACGGGTATCATCGAGATTGCGGGTCGCAGTCGCAGTGGTAAGACTACCGAGGGTCTGGAGGCCATGAAATACTTTCTGGCCGAGAATCCCGATACCGGGTTGGCGTGTATCCTTTCGTCTGAAAACCGCGACAATAAGGACTACGCCATCCAGCTGGGCGTGGACATTTCTCGCGTGGCTATCATCAAAATTCACTACGTCGAGCAGATGTTCGTGCGCGTTAGTAAGTTCGTAAAGGACGCTCACGCGCTGTTCGCCGAGGCGGGTATCAAAGAAAAGCCGCGGTTCTTCTTCCTTTGGGATTCACTTGGTGCTACGCTTTCCAAGGCCGAGTATGACGCCCTCCGCGCTAACGTCGATAACATGAATAAAGCCGCATCAAAAGGCGAAGAACTCGAAAAGTTACAAGAGCCCAAGATGATGGCGTTTGCTAAATCGGCCAAGATGTTCGCCAAGGGCCTGGTCGGGCTTTGCTACACCAACGTGATCCATTTCGTGATGCTCAACCACCAGTACGAACAAAACGTTATGGGTGTTACGTCGCGCAAAAGTACTGGTGGAGAATGGGTGGAGTTACTCCCCTGCCTACGTCTTCAAATGCGTGTGACAGAAATGAAGAAGATCGACGACGTGGAGGTGGCTCAAATTTCAGAGGTTAAGGTTATCAAGAACGACTTCGGTTCGCGCCAAAAGACGTACATCCGCATTCTGCTTGGGTACGGCATTATCCTTTCCGAGGAAGACATCGAGTACGGCGTTGAACGTGGTATTATCCAGAAGCCGTCCAAAACCGTGTACTCGGCCTTGAATGGTAAACTGCGTTGGAAATCGGACCGCGAACTCTACCAGCTGTACTATGACCAGAACCCGCTCATTTCGGCGCTGGAAAAGGTTATCGCGGCTTCTCGTCACAAGGACCTCCGTGAGTGGCGAAGCAAGATGGCGGAGGAGGCAGAAGTCGTTTCCGACAATTAGCCAACGTTTATCTCGGTAAACTTTACAAAATGAAACGGAAATCGAACAAAAGTCCCGTGGCCATCTTAGGTTTCGACCCTCACTTGTCGAAAGACAACGTGACGGTGGTACGGGATTTATTCAACCAGACGTTTGCGCTGGCTGAAGAAATAGGTTGTAAGATTGTGATTCTGGGCGGTGACGTATTCACGTCCCGCTCGGCACAACCTTTGGAAGTCCTCGACGCTTGGCGTGAAATTACCGAAGACGCTGAAGCGCGTGGACTGGAAATCGCGGTTATTCCCGGCAATCACGATAAGACTGACCCGAACTCCGACCGCAGCTACCTCAGTGTGTGTCCGGGAGCAGCTACGGTTGTAAGCCAAGCGTCGGAGTTTGTGTGGAATGGGGTGTCGTTCGTGTTGATACCCTACTATGGCGACGCCAAGTGGTTAGAGGAGAAACTGGCCGTCGATAACGGTTTGGAACGTGAAACGTTTGACGGGCCGCGGTTCATGATAACGCACGTGGCTGTGGAGGGCGTTCGTAATAACGACGGTACGCAGGTTGAAAGTGACATCCGCCCGGATATGTTCCGTAACTACGACGCGGTGTTCGTGGGTCACTACCACAACGCTTCACAGGTTGGCGATAAGGTGTACTACCTCGGTTCGATGTGCCAGAACAACTTCGGCGAAACGGCCGACGACAAGGGTGTCACCATCATCTACAGTGACGGCACGTGGGAGCACCGCGCGTTACGTTCGCCGCGGTATATCCGTGAAAGCGTTTCAGCCACCGATACAGCGACTTTGCGTAACCTGATGGATAAGTACTCCGGCGAAACCTTTGATCGCGTCAGAATCGTTGTAACTGGCTCAAAAGCCGACTGCGAAAAACTGAACGCCTCGGAGTTCTCGGCCGCGGGTATTGAAATCAAATTTCAGGCCGACGAAACCGCCGCAGCTATGGAAACGGCGGCCGACCCCGAAAAGGTCATCTCGTTCCGTAAAGGCACCATCGTTAAGAGTTTTATGGAGTTCTGCAAGGAACGTGAAATTCGTGGTGAGCGGATGAAGGAAGGTTTGGCAATGTTAAAAGAACTGTAGTATGTGGTATCCTGTAAAAATAGAATTTGGCGGCTTGTTTGCTTTTCGCGACCGGGCCGAAGTGGTATTCAACCGCGGTGAGTGTACGGTGATCTTTGGCGATAATCAGACCGACCGTGGTTCGCTCAACAACGGCTCCGGAAAATCGACGTTGTTTGAGGCCGTTGCGTTGGCGCTTACAGGCGACCTTTTGCCGCGCGATTCTGCTATCACCCGCGATAAGGCTATCAACCGCCAAAGCGATGAAGCGTGGGTTACTATGTCGCTGGCGAACGACGTTCTTCACCAGACGATGGAGATTCGCCGCCGCTTCTATCGAAAGAAGAGCGCCAAAGCCACGCTGTTCGAAAACGGCACAGAAAATACGCAGTTAACGTCGGTGGCCGAGGTCGATAAACGGGTGTTGGAGTTGCTGGGTCTGAGTCGCGACGACCTACTACGTTACTACATCATCAGCCAAGACCGTCAGTACAACTTCTTGACCGCCCCCGACGCCACCAAGAAGGAGATATTGAACCGAATCACCAACGCCGATATGCTCCAGCCCGTGCTCGACGCCATCAAGGCTGACTACAAGGCCGCTACCGAGCGTGTCGCGGAGTATGAAACCCAGATTCTAACGTTGGACACCCGGCGTGAAACCCTCGAAGAGAACCTCGCCGAGTTGAAGGCCAACACGTCTGCCGCAGCCAACATTGCCGGACTGACTGGATTGTTGGAAGGTTACATAAAGGACGCCACGGCTATTGGTATTCAAGCCAAGGAAATTCGCGCCGAGTTTGAGGCTGAAAAGGTGAAGCGTGAGCAGTTTGAGCGTCAATTGGAATCCGCGCCGAATTTCGAGGAAGATATCGCCACGGCTGATAATGCCATCACCACCATCAAGAACGACCGTAAAAAAAACCGTCGCGCAAAGGCCGATCTTGAGTTGGCGTTGGAAGGCGTTATTTCTTGCCCCAAATGTGGCGAACAGTTCATCCCCAACAGCGAGATGAACCTCGCCCCCGATCAGATACGCCGTATCATCGCCCAGCGTGAGCGTGACGACGAACGGTTCGCAATTGAGATCAAGAAGGCTGAAGGAAATTTGGAGGCTCTTGAAGAAAAACAGCGTGACTACGAGCAGGCCGCGGCTGAACTCACCCGCGTGAAGCGTAACATGACGGCCATTCGTGAGCGGGCTGACCGCTTGAAGCGTCAGATGGATGAAACGGACCGCCGCAAGGCTGATCTCGAAAAGCGTATCGCCGAGTATAAGCACGCTTCCGACAACGACGCATCGGTAAAGGCTGCTGAAGCTAAGATCAAAGCCGTGAAGGCCGAAATCAAGAGCGCAAAGGCCGAATTGGCGGACTTTCGCTACCTCGCCGAGTCACTTTCCTTCTGGGACTTCCATATGGGTAAAAACGGCTTTCTTACGTATCTCGCAAATAAAGCGCTTAAAGTGCTCGAAGGAATGACCAACCTGTATCTTGAAAAGTTCGGGATGGACGTGACGGTGCTGATCAACGGCTTTACCCTGACCAAGGACGGCAACGTTCGTGATAAGATCGACGTATATATTCAGTCCGACGGCCTGAATGCTGACGTGTACGGCATCCACTCTGGGGCTGAACGCGGGCGTGTAGCTTTGGCGTCGCTGATCGGGTTGAACCGCTTGATCAATATGTCCACCGACGGGCGTGGGTTGGATATGATACTGTTGGATGAAGCGTTTCATGGTATCGACTCTCTCGGCCAAGAGCACATCATCCGGACGTTAGAAAATGTAGGTATCACGTCGATGATGATTACCCAGAACGTATCAGCCGACTTCGCAGCGAAGAACAAACTCATAGTGAGGAAGATAGACAAAGTGTCAAAGTATGATCACTAACAACGTTAATATCTTATAGTTTCCAAATAAGATATTACGATGAAACCATCTTTCAATTCCTACTACAAGGACCGACTGATAATCGGAATAGACCCCGGTGCCGCAGGTGGTATCGGGGTTTACTCGTTAGACAAAGGCGAACTGGTCGAGGCTATAAAAATGCCTGAAACTCCAACCGACCTCTTGAAGTTTTTGAAACTCCATTCGCTCAACTCCAAATGCTATTTAGAGAAGGTTGGCGGCATTCCGGGTAACGGCGCCAACGCCATGTTTAACTTTGGCCGAGGTTATGGCCACTTGGAGATGGCGCTGTTGGCGTGTCGTATTCCAACCGAAACCGTAACTCCCCAAAAGTGGCAGAAGGAGTTCCAACTTGGCGGTCGCGGTAAGACAATGACCAAGACTGAGTGGAAGAACAAACTCAAAGCAAAGGCCCAACAGCTGTTTCCCCAATACAACGTAACCTTGGCGATTTGCGACGCGATGTTGATTGCGTTGTACGGTAGCCGACAATAATACTTTGGCGATATGGAATTTGTTTGTAAAAATCCCGAATGTTCGCGTTACGAAAAGCGCGACTATTATTCTTCGGTGAGTGTCGTCATGCGTGATGGCGAGCCGTTCTGTAAGCAATCACCGTGCCCGGCGTGCGGTAAAATACGCGAGGAGATCAAAAAGGAGACCGTTGGCGACCTCAAAGGCGTGTATTTCGGCCGTTTCCGCGCGATGTCCAAAGAGCAGAAACAAGAGTCACTCAAACGCCGCTCTCACGAGCACTATAAGAAAGCCATCGCCCCCGAACGTCAAGCCAAACTGGCTGCCGTCCGCGCCGAAGGAAAGTCGATGATGAAAAAGTAAGCGTTATGCGAAGAACGGTCGAAGGTCAAATGTTCCGCCAGTCATTCAAGTACCGAATCGCGCTGGTCAATAAGTATATTCTCATCATCCGCCACTGTGACGATCCCCGTCGCGTCAGTGCGTATCGTAATTTGGTATTTAGGATGATGGGGCAAATTGTACTGAAAAACATCACCAACTACATCAACCTGTTGAATGGTTCCAACGCTCCCGACATCCCGTCGCGTGATGAGGCTATTGCCGATTGCTACGCGATGTTTGATAAATGCTTGGAGAAGTTCACTATCCTGCCCGGAGCCAACTTCTATTTCTATTTCAACAAATCCATCGCCCGTAACTTCTACACCCTTTATAAAAAGAACCTTAAAGCGCGACGCGCTGAAATCTCGGACGGCATAGAGTCGATGCACCCTGATATGCGCACCGCAGGCCACGTAAACGACATGGAGATCACCTTCGACACGCATGGCTTCACTGCATTAGAGCGACGCATAACGCTTTCACGGTTAGCCGGGCAACGGAAATCAGAGTTCTTGGCTGAGAACCCTGATGTGACCGAGAACCTATACAGCCGCGCGTTGGTACGCATGAAGAAACTTTTAGAAAACATCAAAAAGGAATATCACAATGGAAAGAAAGATTGAAACCATCACCACCATCCTCGAAAGCGGGTTTTCGCTGTTGGAGGTTTGGATGTACGGCGAGCACCCGCTCGTGTTTTTGGTAAACAAATTCACACCGTCGGTTGAATCCAACGTGGCGTCGATCGACTATTGCGAAGTGTCGGGTTACGACATTACAGCGTTTATACGTTCGGAGTCGGTGGAGATGAACCGAGGTAAGGCAGCCGTGCTGTCCAAACTCGAATCCATCGTTCAGAACCAGAAGGCACTCAATTTCCAATTTCACAAAAGCGTCAAATGGATTTACTGGACATCGACTCGTGGATAGTTCAGTTACCAAAATTGTAAAACCCGATTGTTATGGCTTTCGAGCCTTCACCCTACCAGCAAGCAATATATAACGAGGTTGCCACTACCGATCACAACATCAACGTCAACGCTGTGGCCGGCAGTGGCAAGACCACAACCCTTTTGGGGTGTTTGGAGCGTATTCCGCGCGGAAAGTCCATCATCTTCATGGCCTTCAACAACTCCATCGTCAAAGAGTTGATCGCCCGCAATCGCCGTCCCAACGTCGATATCATGACGCTTCATTCGTACGGTTGGCGTTTACTTTTGAGGCGTTACGGCAACACCGCCAAGATGAACCCTAACAAGTCAATAGCCAAACTCGAAACGGTGTTAAAACGTCACGCGTACGACGACGCTGTTCAGAATCTCCTCAGGACTCGCAAAAAGGGCTATTTAGTCTACTTGATTCCTAAAATAGTAGACCTGATGCGGACGAGCCTTTCGCGTCCTCAAATCGCCGATATTGAAGCCATATGTGAATATCACGATATCGACTGCGGTGACCTCGAAAAACAGTTGGCGTTAGAAACCTTTGCTGCGTCGGTAGCCGACCACTCGCAGTTCGACTTCACCGATATGTTGTACATCCCGGTGACCGACCCCAGTATTCGCTTCCGTAAGTATGAGGTGATAATGGTCGATGAGAGCCAAGATATGAGTATTCTCCAACACGAACTCATCAAGAAGGCCCTCGACCGCCGCTCACGGCTTATCACCGTTGGCGATCCGCGTCAAGCCATATACGGATTCGCTGGCGCTGATGCTGAATCTTATTCCAAACTGTCGTCGCTGAATGGCGAAAGCGTTGAAATGCCGTTGTCAGTTTGCTACCGTTGTGGAAAACGTATCGTCGCCGAGGCCGAGAAGATCGTCCCCTACATACGCCCGTATGAAAACGCCGATGAAGGTGAAGTGTACGTGGGTTCGTTGAACGACATTGAGGACGGCGATTGGATTATTTGCCGAAACCTGCGCCCGTTGGTTGAGGTGTATTTATGGCTGCTGAAAAACAAGATTAAATCTCGCGTACGAGGCAAGGATATTGGCCGCGGTTTAATCGACCTCATCAGCAAAACCGGAGCCCGTCAACTCGACCAGTTGGAAAGTCTACTTTGGAAGGAAGCCGACAAACTGGCTCAAAAGTTGTCCAGCAAGGGTTGGAAAAATCCGAATCTTTCACCGAAGATGGATGAAATGTTCGAGAAGATCGAAGTGATACGCGCGTTGGCTGGTGAAGTCCAAACCGTCACGCAGTTGCGTGAAATGATTGAGGGAATCTTCACTGACGACGTTGAAGGTATACTGCTGATGACTATCCACAAATCGAAGGGTTTAGAGAATGAGACAGTGTTCTTCTTGGCGCCAGAATTAATACCGTCGCGATACGCTACGCAGCCGTGGCAGTTAGAACAAGAAAGAAATCTGAAGTACGTGGCCATCACCCGCGCCAAGACTTCGTTAATCTATGTCCCACTAAACCAAGTTTCAAATGACCTACAACAATCCTTCCGAGGACGATATCCAGTCCAAGGCACACCAAGACGAACTCAACAAGGCTGAGGATCGTATCGAAGACCGCCAAGATGACAAAATCGAACACGATCGGCGTTGGCGCAAACCGAAGGGCGTTCCGTCGCCAAAGGAAATCGCCAACGTTACAAAAGAGTGAAACTTTCAAATACCACAATGAAGACTTTATATTACCTTTTGAAGCGAACAACCGACACTGGTAAGCCCATCTATCATCAGTGGCTGCGTTCGGGCCTGATAGGCCGCGGGCGTGGCTTTTCTGAGTCGTCAAATCCGGACTTTGCGTTCCGTACTGTCGACCCCATCGAAATCCTCGTTCACTACGAATACCTCCGCACTGAGGTTCATTCGCCGTACGAGTGGGAAGTAGTGGCCTACATGATGGAAACAGCGCAGCGTTCGTGGGCGGACCAAAGCCCTGCGCCTGACTATTCGAGCGTACTGCCCGCCACCGAGAGTATTGACGTGTGGAAACGTCGTATGGCGTACGACCCGGCGTTGATGGACACGTACATCACCAAACTCGACGAATTACGTGAAAACTACCAATAGCATGAACAATCGTATTCAAAAACTCGGCGGGAAGTGGTATCAAGTCGGCACCAATCCGCGTAAAGCCTTCACCATCGTCGGTAAGGCAAACGTCTGTAATTGGCTCGAAGACGATAAGCGTCACGAAGCGTTGATGATCGTACACGAAGGTCGCGAGGCGTGTCAGCCAGACATCATTTTGGCCGACGAGTTCTACAACGCTGCGGTCTACCCGGAATACCTTTTTGACGGCGATTTGGTTTACGAAGAGTCGTGCGGGAAGATTTTGGGCATCTACCGCGTTTTCAATCACGAGACCGAGGGCTACGTTAGGTTGTTGGAACTCGATCCCGAAACGCTCATCGTCAAGAGTGATGTTCCGCCAGTCACGGCTCACGCGCAGTTGCTGCACGAAAACATCGAAGTGCAAGTTCCAACCCACACCCACAACGCGATGGCGTCGAAATTTCATTACGCTTCACTGCGGAAGATCAACGCCCTCCAATTCGAGGCAACTCGTAATAAGGCACGGCTGTTGGCACACCAAATCAGCAACCTTATCTCAGCCAAATTAACCTGCAACACCGATAGGAACATCAACGAATTAGGAAACGTCTCGGAACTCCTCAGAGAAATCATCGAAAAACTCAAAGCCCTTCCCGATGGCCAAGAAAAGTAGAGCGCGATTCTTCCGCGTTGGCGGTAAATATACGCACCCCACTGGCGTACCTTTCCAAGTCCTCAAAATACGCCCTACAGAACAAGAATTAGGGGTCCAGTTCATTGGCCCCGATGGCACTCGCTCCACTACCACGCTGGACCTGATACGCCACAAGAAGTTGCTCCAGCGTGGAGAAATTGAAGAAATCCAGTAGTTATGGAATTTACACCCGAACATTTAGGAAAACTCCCCGCCGACGGCGTGTTCGTCTTTGGTTCCAACACCGACGGCGCGCACTGCGGCGGTGCGGCTCTCGTGGCGTTGGAGCGTTTTGGCGCCGTAAAAGGTCAAGCCGAAGGGCCTCAAGGCCAAAGTTACGCCATCCCGACGATGGAATATGTCGAAATCAACGCCGAAGACGAATTCCCGGAATACGGTAAGGCAAAGGTTCCGCGCGAGGTACTTTTGGAGGCGTGTGACCGCTTCATCCTTTACACCAGCCAACACCCCGAACTGCGCTTCTACGTGACGAAGATCGGTTGCGGTATAGCAGGTTGGCAGGTCGAGGAGGTAGCTGATCTGTTCGCTACGGCGTTGGCGTCGTTCTTAGTACTGCTGCCCGATAATATCGTGTGGCCGCAAGAGTTCTACGAAATACTGCACCGCGATGGCTTGGTTGGTTAGACACGAAGCAGGCGGGTACGCTATCGCCGAACAGCACCCTATTCGCGTTGACGGCGCGTTATTCTTCAGCGAAGCCGACGCCGTGAGTGTAACTCCGGAGCAGGCTGCTATACTCCTCAACGGCGCAACCCTCAAACCGGGTGAATATGTGGCCTTGCGCCCGGCGTTGGTTCATACCATCAAACCGGGGTACTACGCCGCCGATGCTAACGGCCAACTGCACTGGTTCGAACGCCGCCCGCAACACTACGACGGCCAGTGGTACGCCAACGATCAGCGCTCAGAACCAGTCACGGCTCACGCGTTGAAAGGTCATTTGGAGCGCATCCCTGAACCCACCGACGTACAACCTACGCGCTACGGATCGCAGCAGGCCCACCATACGCCGTTAGTCGGGTCGGACGTATTACCTGCTCTGGCGTCAGCAGAACTCGTCAAACGAGGCATAAAGCCCCGCAAACAACTGGGCTTCTTACTGCGTCGCCGCCACTACACGGGTACGCTGTTGACGACTCACTCTAAACGCGCATTTGAAGCGTTGAAGGACTACCGCTACGAGCCAGCGTTTACATTTGAGGACTGCTTGACGGAACTGCTGAAATACGGCACGGTGCGCTTTGAAACCCTCAGTGACGACCGCACGATGGTTACCATCGAACAGTCAAAAAACCTGTACGTTGACCGCAGCCCCATCCAAGCCGTTTTTGGCGCGTTACTGTACGCTTCAGCGATGTTACGAAAAGAACGCCAATAGTCATGAGCACAGAACCGATGAAATACTACATCGCCCCCGCGGGCACAGCGACGCATAACGATATATTGTCGTTGACGTGGCGAAAGATGCGTGCTTATAACGCCATACGAGCGTTTGTAAAGCGCGTTGGCGGCGTGGGGTATCGGTGTTCGAAGATGTTGGCGGCGGGTGGTATCGTTACGGTAGAGTTCGCCGATAAACCGTCACCCGACGTTTGGCAAATTACGGGCAGCCCCCTATTCCGCCAATATCGCCCCGTAACGCACAACCCCGAAGGTAAGGCGTTGTACGAAGAAATGACGCGCCTGCCGCGCGTTGGCTACAACGAATTGAACGCCATCGTCGGTTATACGGACTATTTCGCTGGAAGTCGCGTTGAAATTGAGGCCAACCTGAAAATTCCGGGCACTGAGTTTGGATTCATCGTCTCAGCGTGGATGGTTGATACCGGACGCGCCAAAATACCCGCTGACTGCCGTGAGGTTACCGAACAAGAGTTCAACACCCTAACGGGCCGTAAAATACGGTTGGCGGCCAAACAACGAAGGAAAAAATGAAACGAGTATTCGCAGACGTAAAGTTTGAAGATAAGCCAGCAACGCTTCCAAAAGGCGCAGAGATGATCTACGCCACTGACCCAGCGTCAGGCCGCAGTGACTATACCACCGCTGTTGGCGGTTATATCGACAACGACGGTACGTTCCATCTCCATGAGGTCAGCATCGTCCGTCGCAACCCTCAACGCCGCATCACCGAGTTACGAAACAAACTAAAAACACGCAGAAAATGAGTAAGCGACGAGGACCAGCACCGTGTACTACACCGCGCAACAACATACGGTTGGAACCCCAAGAGTTAAAACTGTTGATAAACACGCTGGAAGTAGAATTAGGCGTCAGCGAAGCAGCCGTGGTTTATACCGACGCCGAACTCCAAGCGTTGGCCAATAAGTTACGATGGGCATTTTTCAAAGAAAAAGCAAAGAACCGATGATAACGATCAGTAAAGGAACGTCAAAACGCTACGCCAAAGCGTCGCGTCGTAAAGCCTACTACGCCAACCCCGTCTACAAAAAGTGTTGTAAAATGTGTGGCACAAAGTTCCTATTCACCCACACAGAGATCGTCTCTTCGTATTCGTTGGTAGAACCCGACCGCGTGTGTTGTCCACATTGTGGAGAGATCGTGGACGTTGATATGCTTAACGACTATATGGCGTATTGGCGTTGGCGGTTGTTCTATAAAAAGTACACTGAATGAAATACGAAATCTATAAAACGCGTGACGGACTCCTGATTCCTGTTCTCTACCCAGAGGACGCGGGTCAGGCGTTCCGTTTAACTGTCCCCGGCGCTGTGAAGGTCAGCGAAGGTATAGCCCGCAACACCATCGCCTACGGTGTGGTCCCTGTACGTATGAAACGCCAACCGTTCCCCGTTCGTAACAACATTTGGCGTGATCGTGAATTGCTTGGCGCGTTAAGTGGTGACCACAACCACTTTGCGTTTGTCGATCACCGTAACGAAGTGGCGCCATCGCTATACACTCCTTCCGCCAACGACTCTCAAAAGGACGATTCAATAGTAGAAAGCTAACGCCAACATTTATTAAATTTCAAAACCCCATACCGTACAACACCGATGGAAAAAGACATAAAAGACATATTGAACGCCCCTATACCTCCGGAAATAGTTGATCCTGTGGCTTGGAAAAAGTATCTGGTGATGAAAGAGTCAACGGTTTTGAAGCGCATCCACGCCTTGGCCTCCGACGGCACGGAGATCAACCTGATGTGGTTCCCTCAAAAACTCCACGACACCATCAAACACCTCTCCACCAGCGAGCGAGAAGAGATACTGGAGATGTACTCTACGCGCCGCAAAGTCCAGTTGACGGCTAACCGCTTATTGGCTGTTGCGCGAGGATCATTCGAGTTGGCACGCCAACGACGTCGTGCTGAGAAGTCAGAGTTCGATTCTCTACACCTCAGCGACGTGTCGTTGGTAGAGGATATAAAGGAACTTTTAGGCAAAATGTTCACTCCGCGTGAAGTCGTACGCATATTGGCCGAGAGTCGTGAAATACAGGTAGAGTTGACCTACGTACAGGACGTCTTAAAGCGGTTCATCAACGACATCGAAAAACGCCGCGAAGAGTTCCGTAACCGCGTTCAAGATGTCCGTCTTTATTCGAAGCGTCCGCGTCTTGAGGAATTGAGTTGGATGTATACGCAGATGAAGACCCGGTATAAAGCCCTGAAGTCTACCGATGCGTATAACGCGATGCTCCGTACGCTGGAGCAGATACGTAAGGAGGCTGAAGGCGATCAAATCTTCATCAACGGAGCCATCGACGTCAACGTCGAAACCGAGATACGCCTACACATCCAACAGACCATTTACAAGTCCGTCAACCTCAAGGAAATCATCCTTGGCCGCGTGGCTGCGCGTATGAATTGGAGTCTACCAAAACTCGTCGCTGGACTTCACAATTCGTACTACGCCAAATTCATGCCCGCCAACGACGAATACGATCCCCAAGCCGAGATGGAATATCCCTCGTCGATGAATTACGACTTCAACCGCATCCAGCATAATCACGCTGTCAGCGGCATCGATGAAGTCGAAGACGTCAAGGCCGAACCCCTTACCCCCGAAGAGCGTACTTCAAGCGAGGCCATAAAGCAGCTGTTCCTCCAACGTATTGCCCAGCAGCGTGAGATGCTCCAAGGCCCCAAACAACGCGCTGAAGCCGAAGTGGACTTTTGGCGTTCAAAGTTTAATAAGACTGCTGACGACGACCACGAACTCACCAAAGAAGAAGGGCGTGTTCCCCAGCATAAGTACAACAAAAAGCAAAAATCAAAATTCAAGAAGTGATGGAAATTCAAGACTTCAAATCAAAGTGGAACGGCCAGCCGATCGAACTGATCACCTCCGCTGAGGCCGACGTGTTGGTCAATTTAGATCGCGAAAAGGAAGAGCGCGTGGCGTACTTGCGTACCAAAGTGTCCGCCATTGGGTGGTATGTATCGGCGGGG